AATTCCGGGCAGAAGACGCTGATGTACCTACAGAAGAGGTTTCATCATTTACTTCTGCCGATCAGGATCCGGGTGAGGAAGATACCCTGTCCTACTTCGCTAAGCTAGCCGCCGGTTAACGATAACCGTACATACCACTACCGGGTATACCTTGATACGTTCGGTTAAATCTATTATCGATAGTATCACCTATAGGAAGTTTCGGAGCTTCAACATTAACAATCGGGGCGGGAGCTGGCTGGCTTCCGCCCTGAACTATTACTACAGGACTGCTACCACCTTCAGCAGAAAGAAGTGAACCTGCGCTCTGTCGAAGTCCTACTGGTAATTGCATAATTGCTTCATCTGACATAGATTGACGATATAAAGCGTTTGCTTGATTATAAAGTTCTTGGGCTCTATCCCCTAATGGGCCGTCTGGTTTTACAAAGGCGCCATTTTCAATTGCACCCATAGATTCCAGACGATTTCTAAGATTACCTAATTGAGTTCGGATATCTACATAATTATTTCCAAATGGAACAGCCATAGCCGCATCTTCTGCAGCAAGCTCAGGATTAATGTTCGCAATAGGACCAAAATAATCCTTTACCCTTTGTCTAGCTAAATCCTGAACGTCTTCGCCCATCGCTTCAAGCATATTATCATTTCTATGATTCTGGATAGAATCTCGAATAGCTTGATCTATAATTTCATTCGGGTCTCGATTAGGATTCATATTTATTGCAGTTGCTGCATTTGTGATAGCACCATTCGCAATGCTTTCCGCTGCTTCTTGTACTCTTGCTCGGTGCTCTTCTGCAGTTTCCCCCAGCTTTTGAGAAGTTTGCAAAGCTTTACCAGTATTAATAATACCAGCGTTATCTCTACTATCAACAGTCGTTCCCTGCATAGTTCTTAGTTTGGCGGCTTCTCTTATTCCGGCAGCCATTTCAGCCATCCCAGCAACATTGCTGGCTTCTGCTTGTTCTAATCTTTCATTAAACAGTTTAGTATTTTCTAGTGTTCTAGGATCATCAGGACCATAGTTTTCATTAGCATATATCATATCATCTAATGCCATTTGAAGTTGTCTAGAAACTAAGCCTACGTTCCCAGCTTCAATGGCAGCTGAACTTGCGGCCATTAGATTATCAACATTTTCTTGAGCCTTGGCTGTTTCACGATCAATATATCTTTGTAAAGCTTTGCCGAGGCCTATACCGAATCCTGCAATACCAGATACTAGCATTCCAGCTGGCCCAAACATATATCCTATAGAGACCCCTTTGGCGGTCCATTCTGAAACGTCACCTAATGTTTGGCTTCCAGTGACTTCAGTAAGAAAATCGCCAAGTTCTTCAGCTGCAAAATATCCAATGCCAGCGACCAAGCCCTTTGATGCGGGTCCAACCAGTCTGGATAGCACCTTCTTTCCACCACCCCCACCTAATATGGATCCAAGACCAAATCCCCCTAATAGTGGGCCTAATATACCACCACCGCCACCAGAAGAGCCCTCGTCCTGAGGACTTCCTCCTCCGATGCGCCCGGCAGCTGCAGCACCACCATGAATGAAGGACCCGCCGACGGTCTTTCTCATCGCTTCACGATTTTGTTCTAAATCATCGAGCGTGGGTTTGAGACCCGCAAGTATATCTTCGGCTACCCCGGTTAGTTTCCTCAATCCGGCAACCACATTATCAGTATTATGCTTTACCTGGACAGTTTCCAACGCAATCAAGGCCAGGAGAGCTTGGTTGGTATCGAAGCCCCCATCAGGTCCATTACTCTGTCTTAATGTGCTACTTACGTTTGTTAGACTCATTGGTTAGCCTTTGCTTTTTTCTCTTCTAGATGCTGTAATAGCAAGCCGACATAAATGTCTCTTTCATAGGGTAGCATATTATCCAGTTCAGTCAGACTGTATTTGTGGTGCTGCATTAATGCGAAATTGGTCTTATAATGATTGAGGAGATTATCATTACTCGACCATATTAAAAAAAATGTTTAGCTTCTTTCACTTCATAATGATTGTCGTGACCGCATGAGATACATTTAAAATCAATATTATAAATTAGTTTTGGCCGGGATTCAACAAATCCGTGAATTTCTTTAAACTGTTGCTCGCTTAAAGACTCTACGAAGTTAATAACGTCTTCAAATTTTTCCTCAGATACGTCAATGACTTCATCATTGGTGTATATTAATTTGATTGAATGGGCAATAGTTTTAATAACCTTTTCATGCCGCTCTATTGCGTTCATTAAATCTTCATCATCAATCAATTGCAAAAATGATGGGATTTTTAGCTCAACAGATATGTTGTCGTCTAATTTAATTTTTTTATTCGGCTCTTTTTGTTCACTGATTACAGAATCTATATTCACAGATACTTCATTTGCGGTATTGCATTTAGAACATTTTATTTTTAAATTTGCTTCTTCTCCCGAAGATTTAGAACGAATCTTAGTAAACATATACTCCAGATCGTACATTGTCAGTTCGCTAATATCTGCTTGATCCCCAATACAAGATTGTACCGTTTCAGCGATTGCTTTATATCCATGTTTTTTATCTTCCGACTGAAAAGCTGTTAAAAGCACTTTTTCTTCTTTAACCTTATAAGGTCGAAAACGGATTTCTTTACCAGTAGAAGGGATAACTAAGTCATATTTTGGGGTGTCGTTTAATGTAGGAATCATTATTTGTTAATCCATCTTTTATATGATAATTGTACACTCAATTCTACTGGCTCGCCATTCGCATCATTAAATTGTACTGGGGTTATTGTAGTAGGGTAGGCATTTATTAGTTCAACGCCGCTCATCCTCTTCGTCACTGGATCGCCATACTCATTGGGGGACCCAGCAATCGGGTGTCTTCGGCCGTCTTTCGATAGTTGGAAAATGTGAACACTTCTGGTATATTCATTCCGGTATTTGGGATAATGGACATCGGCACGGCCATGCGCCACAGCCCCCATCTGCCAGCCTTCGAAATACGATTTTACCCAATGATCTTCGGTAAGATTAAATGTTAATGTTACATCGTCGTGAGCATATCCGTATGCAACCTTCTCGTGAGATAATCCGACTCTCCGGTCTACTGAAAGTATCTGTTTGCCCGGCAAATTAGAAGCTTTACATAGAACTTCGATATCGCGTTCCATGCCGTCATCGGCTGGGGGTAATTTAATAGCAAATTTATTACTTTTAGCAAATCCGCCGCCGTTCCCCATTACACTTTTGAGTTCGCCAACACTGAATTCGGTTATCATTAGATCATTCTCCTAGAATCTCTATAGACTTTATTTTCTGAAGCCTTTTTAAATTGAGCAGTTGGTAGAAACGTTGCGATCTCCCACTCGGGCGGGGGGATGTACGCAAATTTACTTTTTACGTGATTACTTAGGTAATGTTTAAAACAGGGCTTAAAGTGTCTAAGGGTGCCTGACGATTTCAATAGATCGTAATTTGCAGCTATTCGAGTAGATTCATCGAACTTCTTATTATTTAAATTGGCCATCAATGCGTCCAATAATTTAGCTCTGAGTACTGGTGGGAGATAATGAAGATTTAGCCCATGAAACCCACCTTCGGCTGGTCCGACTAGAACTACAAGGGGGAAGGTATCATAATAGGGTAACGTTTCTTTATGTTTAGGATCGTAAAAATACATATACATGCTACCAGGTTTGAATTCACCTACTTGTTTGATAGGATCCTCCCGCATGAGGGCTCTTCGATTAATCCCCGACATTTCGTCGGCTTTCTTACGGAACCAAGCAATGGATCGCTTAGTCCTCGGGGTAACCCCGTTTCGGAAAGCTTCGAGTTCCAACTTCTGGAAGATATTAGACATATATTTTATTTCCTAGACTTCTTCCTTTTATTTATGGTACTTTTCTTCGCTTTTGGAAGCGGTTTTAATTTAGGAAGCTTTCGATCTTTCATGATCCCCATTTTCTTTAAAGTATCCTCGGTCCAAATTTCAAATACCCAACCCCGGTCAGCCGCATATTCTTTCGCAGCTTCCCATTTATTCTGATTTTTTATAAAGGTGAGTGACTCATTTAAATACCTTTTAGTCCGTCTCCCTTTGAATTCAGGAGCAGTGGTTTCCTTCTTAGGTTTAATCTCTATCAATATAATCCTATCATCATAGTGGATTAGCAGATCTACGAAATATCGATGATACCGCTTATCGACATCATAATAATATGGCACCACAACTTCTTCACTTGACCACTTCTTTACTCCAGGGGTAACATCACACCACATAAAGCAGTATTTTTCCCACATAGATCGATATACGACTTTATCCGGATCACCCCGATACTTGTTCCTATTTTTTACTCTATATACTCCAGAATAAGCCATTAAATCCCACATAAATAAACTAGAAAGACTTATTTATTTATCGGTAGAGTTATATGACTAAGAAACTACAATACCCAAGAGATACTGACGATTTCGAGGGAAACGCGCAGATTGTCTTTAGCCGGCTGAGGGCAGTCAACACGCACACGCACCCAGGCATGGGGGCCGAAGAATCAGTCGTAGTGGACCCGGGGACCGGCGAAGGGTTAATACCGGAAGAAGTAATCCGGATGTTCGTCCCGCCGGGTCTAGTGTTTCCTGATGGTTCTCAATATTCCAATACCGATTTAGGATTGGCCGGTGGCATGGTTGCATCGGCAGCTAGGGGCAAGATAGGTGAAGATGCAGCAAAGGCGGTGGAGAACATAAACTGGGACGAAGCCAAAGACTTCGCCTCTGGCGCTTTGATCGCCACTGGATTATCTGTAGCGGCGATGGCTGCAGGCAAACTTTTCGGTGATACCTTTGCCGGGGCAGTCGGCGGTGCAGTAGGGGTTGGAGCTCTAAGCCCCGGATTGAACTTCGGGACTGGAAGGGTTTTTAACCCCAACACCAAATCGCTCTTTCAGGGAGTTAATATCCGAAGCTTTACTTTCCAATTCCATATGATCCCCCAATCAGCCTTAGAGGCTGAGTCCGTTGCGGAGATCACCAAGATCTTTAGAAAGCACGTTTACCCCGAAAAAGTTACCACTGGGCTTTCTGTTAAATTTCCGGATAAATGGTTGGTCGAGATTTTTCCTGGCCCACTGGAAACGAAAGACGATTACAAGATTAAATTTAAGCCCGCGTTCCTGACAAGCATGAGTCGTACATATAACCCCACTGCAACTTCGTTCCATGCTGACGGTGCACCAGTCGAGACTTTAATTACATTGAATTTCACCGAAAGTGTGACAATCGATCAACAAGATGTTGAGGATGGATTCTAATGCCATATTTTAATAATTTCCCACAAACCTCTTATAAATTCGGAAATGAGAATTATGAGGTATCATTCCCCAATCTTACGGTTTATTCAGAGATTCTAGATGAAATTAAAAGTTCCGGTGTGTTCTATACCGAATATTATATTAAGCAGGGGGCTAGACCGGATCAGGTTTCATATGAATTATATGATAACCCAAAACACCACTGGACGTTCTATCTACTTAATGATAAAATACGTGAACAAGGTTGGCCGCTTGATTACGATAATCTACAGGTAAAGATAAAAGAAAATTTTCCTAACACAACTATTGTTACTCGTAATGAGATCTATGATAAATTTCTAGTCGGTAAAACCTTTACGGGTCTAACATCAGAAACTACTGCAACAGTTATTAAACGTAACCTTGATTTGGGCCAGATCGTGGTATCAGGGACTAAGACCTTTACTGATGGCGAACTACTTGTAGATGAGGACGATAATACTATTACTCTCAATTCTGCAACGCCTGAAAAGGATTCGATTATATTCTACAGAGATGCGAATAAAGAAATTATCGATATCGATCCCTTTACTGGTCCGAGCGAGGGAGCGACCGGGGTAACCCATTCCGAATATTTTGATGAGCAAACTACCGAGATGAGACACATCATAGTATTAAAACCAGAAGTGCTCGAAAGAGTAGTTAATGAATTTAGAAGAGTCGTGACACAGTAATGGAAATCGGAACCGGTGCATATGCATACCAGTGGAAAAAGGCTTTACTTTCCGCTGATCGAGGGGGCGAGCTGGATATTGCGGATGCGATCCAAGAACTCAACGTCTATGAGACACTCGAACGAAACTTCCTTACTGGTGAGATAATCCTCATTGATAATTTCAACTTGAATGAATTCGTGAACTGGCAAGGTACCGAATACTTTGATGTTGAAATAGTTCGGCCTGGAACGGATGATCAGATTGTCTTCAAAAAGAGATTTATAGTAAATAAGATTAACATCTCGAGGAAATCCGGCCTAGCCTCTGCAGTTTATTCACTTGGTATAGTGGAGGATATTTTCTATAAGAGTTATATTGAAGTGAATAATGGGGCTTATGAAGGTAGGCCACATGATATTATTTCATCTATATTAAAAGACTCCGGATTAGAAAAAGATCTTAAAGTAGATACGCCACCAGACCAGGGTGGGGTAAGGTACTTGGTCCCATCTATCCCACCTTTACATGCCATCTCCAAATTAACCGAGATCTCTACGGATCCTGATGGTCTTCCATACTATTGTTATTCAGAGCTCGGATCGGATGAGTTGATATTTAAATCGCTGGGAGAAATGCTAGCGGATGTGCTCCACCCCGAAGACTTCGAATTTAATGCAAATAAAGCGCTTCGAGACGTATCTGGAACTGGAGAGCCGGCGCACTCACTAGGCAGAAACATAGATGACTACAAGCATTGGAACAGTCAGGATCTATTGCACCAAGTTAATAGAGGAACAATTGGGTCTGAATGGACCTTCCTGAACCTGAATCAATTTGTTACCAGAGAATCTCACCACTCCATTACCGACCTTTACGTACCATTGAAAAAGCATCTCCCGGAGGGTCAGGAGATTGTAGGTTATGATGAGATAGCATTCGGGGGATTACATAATAAGAAATCTCGAGAGATCGTTTTCCCATTTTTAAGTAACGTTTACGATGATGATATGTACAATATACATGATGTCGATGGCATTAATGGTCACAATAAACGGATAAAAGCCCATGCGCTTCGTGCGCTGGCGTCAAAAGATCCCATTGATATCAAATTACCGGGCTATCATTTCTTCCCATCCTTGGAAGGGAAAGGTAACAGTATCGGCAAAGTAATACCACTATTATTCTACAATAACAATCTCGACCAAGATCTTGAAACTGATCCGCTTGCCGTTATCGACTATAAAATGTCTGGCCAATATTTAGTTTATAACTGCCGTCATCGTTTCGGGCAGATTAAATATGATGTATCGATAACCTGTACTAAATTCTCAAACAAACGTAGGACCGCTTCCGATGATTAAATCATATTATGGGGATAATCTAAAATGGTGGTTCGGCGTAGTTATTAACACGAAAGACGATCCGCTAGAGACCGGGCGAGCTAAGGTCAGGATCTATGGGGTACATGGTACTACAGTTCCAGATAGGGCGTTGCCCTGGGCATCAGTCATTGTCCCAACTACTGAAGGTGGGGTATCTGGCATTGGTCAGAACCCTCTATTGAAACCTGGTGCAAGGGTTATAGGATTTTTCCTTGATGGCGATGAAGCACAGAATCCTGTTATATGGGGTTCCTTACCGGGAATAGAAGGATCGATCGAACATACGGCAGGGCCAGCTGTGGGTACGAGTGGCCCAGCAAATGAAAGTACGGTAGCTCCCTTAAAGAATCCATCTGATGTGAGTGGCGGGTATCCTGCAGATCTATCTCGGGGAGAGATTGAAGGATGGATCCGCCAAGAGTCGGTGGCGCGGGGGATTAATCCGGAGGTTGCTATAACGGTATTCCGGCACGAGGGGGCTGGTTCATATCAATCTAGTGTGCCTAGATCTGGCAAGGGATCATTGAATGGACGTGAAGCTTCCTTTGGACCATATCAATTGTATGTTGGTGGCGGATTAGGAAACGACTACCAAAAGCGAACGGGTAGATCGCTTGTAAGAGATAATACCAGAGATGGTATTTTGAATCAGATCAGGTACTCTTTGGACCAGGCTGCGCTGGGAGGTTGGTCACCGTGGTACGGATTCGATGCAGCATACGGCAGGAGACGAGATTCTAACAACCGGCCCACTGATCTAGCACACTATAGGCGTGGTCTTACAAATGCCACTGCTATTAATAACTGGGGTTAAGAATGACTGTAAGCACAGAAAGTTTAAATAAGGCGGTTGGCCAGGTTTCGGGTAATGTTAGTACTACTACCGATCAAGCAAGATCTGAATTAATTGATTTATCAACCGCTGCACGTGCTACCAATTTCCAGGGGACCGCCGGAGAGGTGCTTGCGGGGATAGAGGCTGTGGCGTCCGTAGCGTCCACTAGCGTGCCGCTAGCGACCCTAACTGAATCTATCCCTGGCCTATCCCAGGAATTAATACAGCAGATCGATCCTGGACTAATGGCAGGATTGAATGCGCTAGAGGGAACTTCCTCGTCTGCAGGAACCGCTTCGGAAGCATTCTTACACGAGGTAATTACGACCGGAACACCACAAGCAATCAATTCTGCTCTAAATGAACTTACTGGCAAATCCCCCAATCAACTTAATAGAATATTGAGGGATATTGCTCCCAATGACGTTAAGGATCTGATTCTTGATGGTTTAAAGGAATTCGATGATGGTAAGGTAATAACTGGAAATAAGACAGAGAAAACCCTTGACACTATCAAAAATATATTGGGACAAGCCATCCCTAACATATCGGTTGCCGTGATCGATAATATTGCAATTGATCTTGATCCCGACACTCAAAAGATTTTACAGGACGTATTGAATACCAACCGAATCCAGAATGATATCAAGGTTAGTATTCTTGAAAAAGTTTACAGGAAACAATTCCAAGCTGCTGCAGAAGTTGTAAGAAGTCAGAATGGTGAAATGTCGGATTTGGATGCCATCGTTAACGAGCTATTAAAGATCGAACTAAATCCTAGTAAGATGATTGGCGATGCTCAGGATATGTCTACCATAAAAGAGGTAGATCATTCATATAAAAGCTTCGGTGCCGGTAATCACAGATTTGAATTTGTCGACACTGCCGAGGAGTTTGAGGCTATTATCGCTTCATCTGCTAGACCTATAAACACATTCGTTACATATAGCACTGGTACTACCATTGACGTCGATGCTAAATTTATTAACCAGATACATACTGATGCAGGGTTCGATGGCATCCAATACCATTTCATTATTCGAAGAGACGGACGAGTGCAAATGGGTCGGCCTTTAAATACTGCAGGCTCTTCGGTATCGGGTTCGGATGTAGATCGAATTGTTAGTATTGCATTTATTGGGAATTCCGAAATTAATGTAGCCCAGGGTAAATCGTATCGGGAAATGATGAAAGCGGTATATCGGATTATCCCGGGCGCTTCCGTGGTTGAAGCGGCTGCTTTGGCCAATGTCGATAAAAGGGATCCGTCGGCACCACCGCCAACCGGATTCAGTCCTGAAACGGTCAACCCGTGTGTGTTCGGGGCAAGTGGGGGCACAAGCACTATTCCTGGCCAGGGATTAGAAGCAATTCAGGGTGAGCCGGGGCTAGAAACAGCACTGCAGGCAGATCTCATCAACATCTTGACCCAGGCTGCAAATAATACCGCGGGGGTAAGTGGCTTACAGACTACTTCCGGCATAATCGGTAGAACAAATTCGATTGGATCTGGGAGACATTATGAGGGATGGGCTTCAGATACCGCAATTCTAACAGGATCAGATAATCGTAGATGCTCAGTTACTGTTAGCGAAGATTTGACAATTATTCAAAACTTTACTCAGAATTTTATCAATATTGCCAGGTCAAGTGGATACCGCCCATCCGTAGGAATTGCCAATCCCGCCCTACCTCAGCATCTTTACATGAATGGTACGTCCTTCCATTATGATATTGCTGCCGGTATGACAACTGCCAAAGTAGTTAAAGCAGCTATTTGGGGGCACGATGAGGGCGCGGAAAGATACCCACCTAGCTGGCTCATGAAGATGTATTATTAGGAATTACTATGACATTAGAAGCATTACCAGACCTTAGTTCCAAATTATATCAGAATCAATCGATCGGATTGGTTCCTACAAACCCCACAGGTCTCCAGCAGGTGGATGGGGACTCGGGGGAACTCGATGATCTTAACTCGTCGATTATAAGGGCCGAGGGCTTACCTCGTATCGAAAACGCCGATCAGCCCACTACTAATTCTCAGGCTCGATCAAATAGTGGTGCAGAACTAAGAACCAATATGTCAATAGAAGGGCGGAACCTTTCATGTAATTCTGAAAGAGCTACTCAATACGGACAATCCACAGTCACTGAAACCGAAGCAGGTCATGTTATCACTCTTAATGACACACTAGGATCAGAAAGAATACTGATCCGTCATTGCAATGGTACCGGGATCGAGCTTAGACCTGATGGCTCTATCTTCATCTCTAGTACAGATATCCATTTTGATGTTGAAGGTGATATTAACCTCGGTCTGACCGGAAGTTTAAACCTCGATGCCCAAGGGGATTTAAATCTTAATGCCGGGGGAAAGGTAAACGTGTCTGCTACTGGATATAGTAGCACTATCGATGGTAACGCAGATCATTATATCGGTGGCCAGAAGACTGAAACCATTCGTTCCAATGAACTTAAAACCGTTAGAGGATATACCGCTACGACACTCGTTGGCGCTGAAACCATAACTAATCTTGGCGGGCACGACCGGAATGTCAAGGGGGATTTAACTCTCAGAGTTGATGGCGATGGGGGATTATATGCGTCGGGACGTGTTGGAATTACCTCGGCGATTAAGGCCTTTATGTCGTCGCCGTCAACGGCAATTAATGGGGAACAGATTGAAATTATAGGTGCTACTGGTACGATTGGTGGTGAGGGGGTAGTGATGTACAATAGCAGCTCTATCAGTGCCAAATCAATCCAAGCCTTGACCGTTGAGACTAATGCGGTTCATGCGACACGGGTGAATGGTACCTTCTATGGGGATTTAAACGGGACTGCGACCCAAGCTGGAAGCCCTGGATCTGCATCAGATACAACAATCGACCTTAAAGAGACATTTGCTGCCACTTCAGCAACAACCCAAGCTAGATTAAAGACCCTAAATAATGGGATTAGGCAGGTTCAAATTGACCCAGGAAATTATATCAGAAATTCAATCGATAGATCTTATGCGACGGGTGGATAATTAAATGAGTACCAGAAATAAATTGAATGCTGGTGAGGTTAGCAGCAAATTAAGAAATAGTAATAATCGAGCTAATACTAAATTTCTACATAATCAAATTGGGGAAGGCACCCTAAACCCCAACTCTGTTACATCAGGCCCGCCAGATCTTCCGATTGTTCGCACCGGTGGTAGTAGGGGTATGACCGGAACCACACGACTGGGTACTGGTGCCAATGTAATTAAACCTTATATGCCTGTTCCGAGACTATCGACATTTATCAAGAATGGTGAACATAATCCCGACACTTACTTGGATCACGGTCGAGCATTCACCGGAGGTCTGAACCTAACAAAGAATATTACCCTTGGGGCATATCTTAATGGAGCTACACAAAGGGTTAACCCGGCCGATGTCACGTTGGCCGATCAAGATAACCTATTGAAATACCTCTACGTTCAGGCCGAAATGTTGAAATCCGCAAGATCTCGACCTGAATTTCAGAAGTTTGATATCAAAGTGGAAGATGGTGTATATGTTTACGAAGACGTTGAAACTCGGACGACTGGAGATTTAGCTGATTATGGTGCATATGGTAGAGCTATTTCATATAGTGTTAGGTATTTCAAACATGGCGGGGTCGATGCGCTTAAGACGTTCCAACTTGCTGAATACTGGGCTACTTTACCCTGGTATGATAAGATTATTGTTGATTACAGTAACTTCGAAAATACTACTGCTCCGAAGATTAAGGTCTTCCTAGTACTTCCTGAATTAGATGATGTCTATAATGGAACCTGGCAAAGAAAACAAGAAACTAGTTGGAATCTGCAAACCATGAGTGAGGCTCTTTTATTATTAGACCTCCAAGGTTATTACACATAAATAATAAAAAGGGGATTTACAAACCAAGTAAAACCCGGTATAATATTAAAGAGCCTTTTGGGCGGGATAGAATACATGGCAAGAGCATTCGCAATAGAAGATGGATCTTTAACGACCAGTAAGATTGTTGCTAGTACCACTCGACAATATAAGGATATTGACCTTTTATTCCATGTTAATAATGTGGGAAATATCTATAAGAAGGTTGATGCTGCAGCTGTTAAACAATCTGTTAAGAATATCATCACGACAGAGTTCGGAGAGAAACCATTTAATCCTGATTTCGGGGCTGGTCTATCGACTGAATTGTTTGAGCTCTTTACACCTAATAGTGTATATGACCTAGACTTGAAGATCAGATCTGCGATCAATATCTGGGAGCCCAGAGCTAAGGTAGAAGATATTCGAATAAGGGAACTTACCGAACAGAATGCTTTATATATTACATTACGATTTAAAGTAGTAAATGTTGAAGAACTAGTTACTTTAAATGTCACACTTTCAAGGTTAAGATAATATGGCAACTACAATAGAATCGTCTAAATTAGACTTCAATAATATCAAGAGTAAGCTAAAGACCTATCTCAGTCAAGTTGATGAATTCTCAGATTACGATTTCGAGGGATCCGGTCTTTCGAATATTCTTGATGTGCTGGCATATAATACCCATTTCAATTCTCTTATAGCTAATATGGCTATTAATGAGTCATTTCTCGAGACGGCACAACTACGTCCTAGCGTTCTGACCCATTCACAGTCGATTGGATATTATCCACGATCAAGAACTGCTGCTAAGGCACAAATTCGTCTGTCGGCTGATCTATCCTCATATGTGGGATCTCGCCCAGAAGTACTTACAATAGCACCAGGTAAAACGTTTACTGTAACTATTGATGGTACCGGCTATACATTTTCCACTAGAGAAACGTTATCAGCGACAGATGACGGCAACGGCGCTTATAAATTCCAGACCTCGGCCGGATCAGAAGAATTTTATATCTATGAGGGTAGCACAAAGACTAAGACCTTCCTAGTACCCGATTCCGCTGATTCTCAGCTCTATGTTATACCCGATAAAAATGCAGATACGAGCACCTTCGATGTGCGGGTCTTCGGAAGTACCAGTACTACTGATTACGACACCTATAGCAATATCAGAGACGCCATTTCAATCAATACCGAATCGCGGAACTATATTCTAAAAGAAAGCCCAAATGGCTACTATGAATTAGAATTCGGTAATGGTACTAATTTCGGGAATAAACCGAAACCCGGATATAAGATTACTGTTAGTTATCTCTCTTCAAGTGGGGCAGATGCCAATGATGGCAAGGTATTCTCACCAAGTGCAGGTATTACTACAGGTGGCCAAACGTTCACTCTTACTAGCACTACAGTTACTAAATCAACCGCTGGTGCTGAAAAAGAGACAATCTCAGAGATTAGATCTAATGCGCCACTTACGTATGCAACTCAAAAACGAATGGTTACCGCCGAGGATTATAACACCCTAATTGCTGCCAACTATCCAACTGTCTCAGATATTACTTCATGGGGTGGTCAGGATAATATCCCGATAGATTATGGTGCAGTGTACATATCATTAAAATTTCCCGAGAGTACAGACGCAGCAACCATTACAGCAACTAAGAGTGACATAAGTAAAAATCTAGTTGAGCCACTCTCGACTATTTCAATTACTCCGAAATTTATTGATCCTGTAGTAACTTATTTGACCATTACAACTACATTTGATTATAACCCAACCCTTTCAGGCGTCACTCTCCATACTATGGAAAATAACGTATCCACCGCTATTTCGACATACTTTACAGCGAATCTAGACAAATTCAAAAAAGAATATCGTAGATCGAATCTGCTATCTGTTCTGGATGAAGTTAGCCCCGCCGTACTATCGACAAAAATCGAAGCGAAGATGTCTCAGCGGTTTACTCCCAAATTGAATACGAATCGAAACTATGACGTCAATTTTCCATCACCTATAGCTGCCACGGATGATGAAAACTATATTATCACTTCATCGAGATTTATCTATAATGGGAATATCTGTACTATTCGGAATAAATTAGAGACTTATAATTTAGAACTTGTTACTACTGCGGGAGAAGTCATACTAAATAATATTGGCACCTTTACCCCAGGTAACGGCACGGTATCCATTGTGAGTTTGAATCCCACATCAATCGTAGGTAATTTGAGCTACATTACTATTACTGCAGCTCCTGCTAACCAAGGTGCAATTAAACCTCTTAGAAATTATATCCTTTCACTTGATCCTAATTCGACTACTAGGGGTATCATAGATTATCAAACCACTAGAGTGACTCTGTAATGTCAACAAGAACCCTATTCGAAAAAAATCGAAGACTCCCCAATCTTCGAAAATCTAAAATTACGGAAGTTCTTCCAGGACATTATCCTGAGAGCTATCCTAATCTGGTAAAGTTCCTAGATGAATATTATGAATCAATGGATCAACCGGGTGAAGTTACGGATACTCTGGAATATGGGTTATTTGCATTAAGAGACCTAGATGAGATAGAACTCGAATACATTGATCATTTATTCTATGAGATTGGTAATGGTGCTGCAGCCGATTATTTTAAACATCCTAGGTTCGCCGGGAAACTTCTTACCCTTCTAATTCGGAATAAGGGTAATCTATTTTCGACCCAGCTGTTCTTCAGATTATTTTTCGACGAGGAACCAGAGGTCACCTATCCTAAGAATAACATTTTACATGTATTCAGCGGCGATAGTGACAAACAGGGTGAGGCTACTATCGGACCCGAAAGCCTCCGATACACGCAGGATGGCGCGAGATATCAACTACTATCGGTCCTTATTAAATCAGGTCAAAGCTTTGATAAGTGGTCGGAGCTTTATAAGAGATTCGTCCATCCGGCAGGATTCTATCTTTCTTCTGCAGTGGGTACAGAGTCTCTTGCTACAATGGACTTTGAGGCCAAATCGGCAATTAACGAACTTCCGACTGAAATCTCATTTGAACTTCCGGCATATATGGACTTCGGTACCCCTTATCCGGAAACTACACTACTTACAGATTCAGACGGTACAACGTTTATCACTAACGCAGCGAAAACAATTGAGAGATATCAGGATCTGGCAATGAATGTCGTCGATTCTGCATACGATAATATCTTCCATGCGGTACGACTAAATACATTTACACTGGATGATTCGGATGCCACTGGTCCAAGTGTTGATGGTACCTATGAAACAATTGATACGGATAAATATGATTCCACGTGGTAAAGGGGTCATAAATTTACATAAATAAAGTAAACATATTACAATTGGATGAGAAATGACTAGAGAAAATCTTGCATTAGGATCTTCAGCTAACGATGGTACAGGTGATACGTTACGAGCTGCTGGTACTAAGATCAACAACAACTTCGTAGAATTGTATCGAGCGTTCGGCATCGATAGCGATAACCTTTCGCTGAATGTTACTCTTGACAGTGATCATGTAGTCTTTGCCGGTGCTAGTTATTCAACTTCGCTGGGTATTACCGCTCCAACTGCTAATCGATCTGTGGATCTTCCTGATGCTGCAGGTACAGTGGTACTTGATACCGCTACACAGACCCTTACGAATAAGACCCTTAAGTTACCTTCGATCAATGATTCCAATAATAATGAATTGATCAAGTTCACTACTACATCCTCGGCTATTAATGAATTCACGATCGCAAATGCTGCCTCCGGTGGTAAACCCACACTAACATCAACTGGTGGGGGTACCAATATTACCATGAAACTAGCTGGTAAAGGCACCGGCTCTGTGGAAGTTGCCAAAGCCGCTTATTCCGCGGTAACTATTACAAGCAATGGTACTGCCTCTGAAATCGCATCATATATTATCTGTAATAAAGCTTCAGCATTAGCAGTTGTTCTTTCAGATGGTACAACAGATGGTGAATATAAAATCTTTACTAATAAAGGTGGTGGGACTGCAACAGTTACCCCAGATAATTTCTCTGCAGGCACCTCCTTCGCTCTACCTCAACATACAGGTGCTCAAACAATCTGGGACGGCACAAACTGGTATTTAATCGGCGCGGATAGTGACGTAACCGTAAGCTAATAGGAATTAACAATGGCAGCAATCCTCACAGATTCACTTAAAAGACAAATTCTGGATGGAGTCCTTACCTCAATTGGGACTGATTCGGATACATATTATATTGCAATTGGCCGATCGGAGCAGTGGAATGATTCGGATATCGCATCTGATCCCCAGAATCATGTTCACGATGAAAGAGATTTCCGCCTCAGTATGCAGTCTGTTAAATCTGCAGAAGACGTTTCATACGTGGCACCTAGAAATAATTGGACGGCGGGAGCGGTTTATACCGCTTATGACGATAAAGTGGTTGGCCATCCAGCCCAACCTTACTTTGTAATTACTGACGAACATAACGTATATCTTTGCATCCAACGAGGTTTGAATACCGATGGTACCCAAAAGACTTCGCTAGTTAAACCTACTGGAACTGGTACTTCTCTCATTTCTACCGGAGATGGATATATCTGGAAATATATGTATTCAGTCTCGAGTGCATCCGCCCAGAAATACCTTTCTTCGAGCTATATGCCAGTACAGCAGACCGATTCAGATGCAGCCGTTGCAACACCCACAATTGATGGATTACAATGGGCTGTACAAGGTGCAGCAATTGGCGGCGAGATTACTCAGATCGCAATTACTGATGGTGGTAGCGGATATGTATCTGCACCAACGGTCTCTATTGAAGGAGATGGTTCCTCTGCGGCCGGTACGGCATACGTATCAGGTGGGCAAGTTAAAAAGGTCGAAATGACTAATAGAGGGTCAGGATATCAGTTTGCTAAAATCTCCTTTACTGGAGGTAGTGGCAGTGGAGCAAGCGCTCGTGCAGTTATCCCATCCAATAAAGAAGGTTTGGGTGATAATCCCATTTTGGACTTTAGAGCAAAAGCCGTACTTCTCAATACCAAACCCGATGGGCTAGAGGCTGGCGATTTCATTTTGAACGATTATCGCCAAATCGCGATCCTTAAGAATCCAACTACCTATACTCACGATAGCGATTTTTATACGGGTACTTCGGCTTCAGCTCTTAAAACCATTCGTTTAACCCTAACCGGCGACGCGTCTTCATTCAGTAACGATGATATCATCACAGGTAGCACGAGCGCAAGTCAAGCTATTCTTGATTACATTGATTCCGATACTCTATTCTTCCACCAGACCGATACAACAGGTTATGGTAGCTTTACTACTGATATCGGTGGGGCAATCACTTCTAATAACGGTGGATCTGGAACTGTTCAAAGCCTTATAGATAGTTCAGATATTAATCCATTCTCTGGGGATATCCTATATATTGAGAATCGGGCAGCAATTACCAGAACCGAAACACAAACTGAGGATCTAAAGGTAATCATCCAACTTTAAGGTTAAGGAAATATGGCAACAACACTAGTTCAAAATACATTTGCAAATACCTATAAGGATGATTATAGTGACAGCGATCATTATCATCGTATCTTATTTAATGGGGGTAAAGCTCTACAAGCTAGAGAACTGACTCAGTCGCAAACTATTATCCAAAAAGAAATCGAGAGACTTGGCAACAACCTCTTTAAAGACGGTGGCGCAGTTAATCCTGTTCAGAACGTCTTAGTAGATACTAACTATTCATTCGTTAAGCTGCAGGATGAGACTAGCCTTAGCTCGAGTCTCGTTGGCACCACTTTTACTGCGACTTCCGGAGTAAAGGGTAAGGTTCTTCGGGTAATCTCCGCAGAAGACTCAGACCCAGCAACTCTATATGTCCAGTATATTTACGGTTCAGGCGTTTCAGCGCACAGCACATTCCAAGCCGGTGAAAATATTTCAAACGGCAGCGAGAGCTTCACAGTTCAGACAACTAACACTACGGCTAATCCAGCTGTTGGTAATGGTACTAAAGCGAATGTTGACGCTGGTGATTTCTTTGCAGTAGGCCACTTCGTTCACGCCTCGGCACAAGAGGTTGTTCTAAGCAAATATTCCACTACTCCAACAGAAGTTCTAGGCTTCATTGTTAACGAAGAGATCGTAACCGAAGCTGATGATACCGGATTATATGATAATCAATCCGGCAACCCTAATCTTACGGCGCCCGGTGCACACAGATATAGAATTAGATTAACTCTTAGCAAACAGTCTGATGCCGCTGCAACGGATACTTTCATTTTTGTCTGTAATATCATCAATGGCTCAGTAGAGCAGATTAATACCGGCCGTGATGATTACAATAAGATTTTAGATCTTATGGCAGAAAGAACTCGTGAAGAATCTGGAAGCTACGTTGTAAAACCCTTTACTGCGTTCTTTGAAGCAGACTCTGATGACGGATTCCTCAAACTGAATATTGCCGATGGTATTGGTTATATTAATGGTTATAGAGCGGCTCCAGGGCCTCAAAAGATTCGAGTATCGAAACCTACTACAACCCTTGCATTCAACAATGAAGCGGTTGCTGCGAATTACGGTAACTTTATTAACGTCTCTTCAATTAAGGGTCTACCTAATATTGGTACCTACGAAGTATGGAATTTAAAAGATAATGCTACCTATGCAAGTGGTAACACTATTGGTACTGCAAGAATCAGAGCCGTAGAAGAAAGTGGTGGAAATCATAGGTTCCACATCTTCGATCTTAAGATGCACACTGGAAAGAACTTCCGCGATGTAAGGTCTATCGGAACTAGCTCTACCCGAAGGGGGATATTGGTACTAGAGAATGGTGTTGCAGTAATCAAAGAGGCAAATAATAATAACGCGTTCTTTGCATTATCTAAATCTAGACCATCATCCATCGGTAATGATCATACCTATAACGTTCTTCGTTATGCAACAGGATCGGTTAGCTCTAATCAGACAACTATCTCCAATGCAGGCGCTTCAGAGGCTTGGTCAAGTACAGATGATTGGATCATTACTCGTGGTGATACCGGTGCGATAGTTACCCCAACATCCGTTACTATTTCTGAGCCGAATGCCACCATCAACACATCTGGTATTTCCGATGCTACAACCCTGACGGTTATAGCGATCTGCCAAAAAGGTGCAGGATCACCAGTTCCTTATAAGACCAAAACTCTTACAGAAACTACTGCTACTGCCAGTGTTACTACAGACTCTGATGGATCATATATTGATCTAGGTAAAGCGGATGTTTGGTCGGTCTCAAGAGTTAGAACTGTTGATTCCGATGGTACTGACGTATCATCTCGCTTCTATGTAGATAATGGTCAAAGAGATAACTTTTACGATCACGGTCGAATGGTACTAGCACCAGGACAATCAGACCCCGGTGGTAACGTATTCGTACGCTTTAAATACTTTGCACATTCTGGTTCGGGTGACTTCTTTACAGTTAATTCGTATCCAGTTGGCACGGGGACAAATCAGATTACATATGCTCAGATCCCATCGTATCGTCAAAACGACGGTCAGACGATTGATCTTCGCGATGTACTGGACTTTAGACCTACTATCAATAATGCTGGCACAGGATATAGTGGCACAGGAGCAATTGTAGCGGATCTTCCTAAGAATACCGACTTGATCACAATTGATCCCACTTACTATATTCCTAGAAAAGATAAATTGACTATCGAGGAAACTGGGACATTTAGATATGTCCAGGGAACATCAGACTTTGACCCTAAACTCCCACAGACCCCTGGCAATGCATTAGAACTTTATCACTTCTCATTGAATGCAAACACGCTTGATAAGCAGGATCTAACCTCTAGATATATCGATAACCGTCGTTATACAATGAGAGATGTTGCAAAGCTTCATGATAAGATTAATAAAGTTGAAGAACTAGCTACCCTGAGTCTACTGGACATCTCGGCCTCAACTCTTGAAGTACTAGACTCAAATGGCTTATCCAGAACTAAAGCTGGTTTCCTAACCGATGACTTTAAGGATCACCGTGCAGCTAACGTTGATGATCTGGAATATCGCGCATCCATTGATCCAACTATGGGTATCCTAAGACCTTCTTATAGAGAGAAGAACGTCGGCTTAGTATTCGATTCTGCTGATGGATCCGTATCTAATACAATCCTAATCGGCGACGATGTGATGCTTAATTATAGTGAAACCCTTCTGCTAGAGCAGACCCAGGCTTCTCGATTCCATAATGTTAACCCATATACCGTTATCAACTATAATGGTACACTTACAATATCGCCTAGTTCGGATGAGTCAAGAGACACAAGTACGATTTCACTCCGCACTAATGGTCAAAATGAAGTTAGCATTGAGACCTTCCTGAATAACGTATTAGGTGAACAAGATACTCAAAACGTCCTTACTACCATTTCTAATAATCCTGAATTCGGTGGTCGGGAAGAGTTCATCCGTAATAACATCTCCCTACAAAGTGCGAATAACTTCACCTCACAGGGTTCGCTCGAAGATGCTCTTACTACCCTACCCCCATCGGTCGGCCAAATCCTCGGTTCAGTATTCGACCGCATCTCGCCAACCTGGAGAGAATACGTTTGGGGATGGGCAGGCGTTGATTCACGGGAGACTGAAGAACAACTTCTCAATGGTGGCATCGGTAGCACTAATGAGCAAACCTTTGGTAGATTTGCTACAAGATTGTTTATCCCACGTATTCGTTCAAGAGAGATCCGATTCCGTGCGACTGGGCTTCTTCCGAATACTCGCCACTATCCATTCTTTGATGGTACCCGCGTAGACGACTATACGGTACAGATGAGTCGGATCGGCGTTGAATTTGGCCCTTCAACTAATGGTGGTTGGAGATGGTCACGCCGAGCAGATTGGTGGGTATGGGCCGGATGGCGCAATCGTCTATTCCGTAGATGGTCGTGGCAGTATTGGCATCCTTATTGGGAGGAGACCGCACCAACTTCAACTGCAAGCGCTCTTATCTCAGATGCAAATGGTACGATTGAAGGATCTTTCTTTATACCAAATGATGACAACCTTCAATTCTTTGCGGGTACTAGAGTCTTTAGCCTCTTCGATATTACTAATGAAGATGCAGAGAACTCGACATCACGTGCGTGGGCCGAGTATCTCGCAGAAGGTACAAATATAGTTAACTTCAGACGTCGCCCAGTTCCAAGACCCCCAAGGCCGCCGCGCGATGATGACGGCGGTGGCGGTGGTGGCGGCGGCACCGGTACCGCGCTCGTTCTTGGCCTATATCTGCTCTTCATATTCGATCCAGTAGCACAGTCGTTTAAAATCGATAATCCTGAAGGTGCGCATATCACTAAGATTGGGGTATACTTCCAATCTAAGGATACTGCAAACAATATACCGATCGATTGTGAAATTAGACCTATGGTTAATGGTTATCCATCATCTGATACAATCGTCTCGGGCGCCTTTAAACAACTTACCCCGGGTGATGTCAATACTTCATCCGATGCAAGTGCGGTAACTTACTTCGAATTCGATCAGCCGGTATACCTCGAGGGTAACGGTAAAGAATATGCAATGGTCCTAAGAGCTGGTACTGATGCATATAACGTCTGGATCTCGAGAGTAGGTGACTTGATCTTAGGTTCTACGGATAAAAAGATCACTAAACAGCCCACTGTTGGATCATTCTTCAAATCGCAGAACGGTTCGACCTGGGAGCCATCGCAATGGGATGACCTTAAGTTTGACATCTATAGAGCAGACTTTGAAACCTCTGGCACGGCTATTTTCCACAACGATGCATATCCTTCGAAGCTTCTGATACCGAATCCGGTTCTATTCGATAGTGGGAATGATGAGGTTCGAGTTATTGATCCGAATCACGGTCTACAGGTTGGGGATACAATCCAGTTGGAAGGGATTGACTCATCGGCATCTTATCCGCTTACGTCAGTAAACTCCATTGTCGGAGATCGAGTAATTACTAAGATCGATGGCACCGGATTTACATTCGACGCTGACTCATCGGCAACAGCTTCAACTAGAACTGGTGGACACGGAGTATATACAGCAGATAACGTTCTTATGGATACGATCTATCTTTCAGCTGAAACTGCTACTCCACCCGGAACTGCCGTATCCTTCCAAGGTAAGTTCATGTCTGGTAAATCGCTAGCTGGTTCTGAAACCCCCTACGCATTAGAGGGATCATATGGACATTCGATGACCCCATTCCAAGAGTATAATTTCGATGCACCTAGAATGGTAGCTTCGGAGGTACTGGAAGGGGTTGGTAGTAATCCTACCCACAGTGCATACGTTAAAGGTAGCCTAACCACTCAATCAAGTTGGGTATCTCCTGTGATCTCTGCAGAGAGATGTTCAATTACCGCTATCAATAACTTGATTGATAGGCAGGATTCCGCCGCTAGCACAAACTATAACGTACCTATTAGCTACATCGGTGAAGACGATCCATTTGGTGGTACGTCATTGGCTAAATACGTAACCAAATCGGTAACATTGGAAGAAGATGCAGTAGGTCTAAAAGTTATTATGGCTGCTCATAGACCGAGTGGGACTTACCTCGAGGTTTACTATAAAACCACTTCCGGTGATACGGCTCTTAATGATACTGGCTGGACACTTGCTCCTGTGGATAACGTGGTACAAACCGATGAGAATCCGAATAAGTATAGAGAATATCGCTATACTATCGGTGGGGATAATGGCACACTTCCAGCATTCACTACTTTCCAAATGAAGGTAGTTATGAAATCTACCAATAGTTCTAAAGTTCCAATTCTGAAGGACTTCCGAGCAATTGCACTTACAGTATAATGATTAGAGTAAAAGATAACCCGGACCTAGTAAAAGACCCTAGGTCCGGGGCAGTAATAAACGTTAATAATCGGGCTATGTTGACAGCAAAGCAGCGGAAAGAGCGGAACAGGGAAAAAGAAGCTCGATTCGATCAATTGGAACATGATGTTAGTGACATGAAGGAGATCTTAGGAGCGATCCTGGATAAATTGAATAATGAGAAAAGAGATTGAACTCGAATCCTTTGCAGGATTTTCTGAGAAGTTAGATAATTTAGATGAGTACTCTCGGTCAAAAATCATCGAATTAATTTGGTGCATTCGAAAGGGAAAATTATCTATTACGGCATGTACATTTGATTTTGATGCATTTCTAAATATGCTCACTGGTCCATATAAAGAGATCATTATGGAAAGAGTTGATAGAGATGCAGATGGTTGGGCAATCGATTTAGAAAGTCTTGATGATGACCGGATGGGTAAATATTATGAATACTTTAAAAACTCGAATAAGGTGGCGATAGGATACAATCTTAATCTGGAAGAAGAGGTATTTGAAGTAAAAGAATATTTCGGAACTGATCAATATATAAGAGCTTCCAAATCCGGAGATGAGGTTCAGATTGCCAAGGCTAGAGAAGAAATAGTGTCAATCGATAAATGGCCTGGACCTAAGGGATTGATTGATATCTGTAAAACCAAGAAACTCCAAATGGCGGTTTCAACAAAAAGAGATAAAGACCAATGGTATATGAGGATTCGCGATATCGGAATCATATAAATATAAGAAACCGTAGAGAGAAATCATAATGACGCAGATCAACACTACTGATACCTTTAACACTTGGCGATTGGCCCACAACGGGCTAGATTCCGACTACCGAGCGTTTGCAGCCGCGACGCCAGCTATCACTGTTAATGATACGGGTGGCTTAGGTGCACTATCATATAATGGTAGTAATGGAGTTATTACATACGTAGGCGCAAGTAATAGTGACATTAGATCTCTATTCTCTGTTGGGCCTGGCATCATCACATACGATAGCGCTACTGGTCAATTTACTAGTACGGATGTTGTAACCGCTACCGATTCCGGCGCTGGTGTAGCTGCATTTAGTGCGGATAACTTCTTGATAGATGCAGGCGTCGTGTCGATCAAGGTGGGTGGTGTGGATTCCGATAATCTTACATCCAACGCAGTCACTACTACAAAAATTGCTAATGATGCAGTGACCTACGCTAAAATCCAAAACGTTGGAACAGCTAATAGAGTACTTGGCTCAACTTCTGCCGGTGGCATAGTATCTGAGGTTCAGGTACAAACCAACATGATAGCGAACGTTGCAATTACTCAAGCCAAAATTGCTAATGATGCAGTAGGTACCGGCCAAATCGAAGCCCAGGGCGCTAATGAAGTCTTGATATTCGATGCATCGGGAGATCCAACTGCCAGTAAGATTTCCGCTAATAATATCAACAGTAATGCAGTCACTACTGCTAAGATTAACAGCAGCGCGGTTACTGCTACAGAACTTGCTAGTAATGCAGTCACTACTGCTAAGATTAACAATGACGCTGTCACTACCGCTAAGATTAACAGCAGCGCAGTTACTGATACAGAACTTGCTAGTAATGCAGTCACTACTGCTAAGATTAACAATGACGCTGTCACTTATGCTAAAATCCAGAATGTTGTAACAGCTAATAGAGTACTTGGCTCAACTTCAGCTAGCGGCATAGTATCTGAGGTTCAGGTACAATCCAACATGGTAGCTGACGATGCAATAACTTACGGGAAAATCCAGAATGTTGTAACGGCTAACAGACTATTAGGTTCAACTTCTGCCGGTGGCATAGTATCTGAGGTTCAGGTGCAAACCAACATGGTAGCTGATGATGCAATAACTCGCGCTAAGCTTGCAAATGAGGTATCACTCGTGGTATATAACTCGGGCGGCTCGGCAGTTAAGACCCTATATGGGGCAGGATCATAATAAAGGTAGATTATGGCAGTTCGTAGACCACTCATCCTTGATGGGTCCAATAACCTAATAGAAATGACTGATGCCCAGCTAAATCAGGTCAGAGATCGGTGTCGTTATCTGTATGGGGCTAGCCCATCTGTAACTCTTTCACGGGTCGCTTCCGCTGGTAGTCTGTCGGGATTTAATGACACTAGAATGCAAGCTGGGGCGTATTCGACGAACGCATCCGGTTATCCGGCCGAAACCACAACGGCCGAACCATCAACGGTTACTGTTACCCATGATAAAATTTCTGAATCGGTTGCCAGTACATCTCAACCTGCTGATACCAATAGTGTAGCGTTCCCGGTTTATAATAATGGTGGCAATATTCGGGCTATGACAGCAACGGATATGTATGACACCTTCATTTATAGTGCGATTGATACTATACAAGGTTCCACCGGTCAACCAGGAACTTATTATATCCACACCTCTACTTCTCTCAGTGGATATACTGCTGTTAGTACAAGTTCGGTTTTCAGTGACACTCGAGCAAATACAGCGTCTTATACTGCAGCGGGTATTCCAGAAACACTAGATCAGCCATCTACGATAACCAATTATTATCTTTTGAAGGCAAATAATATGGGCGCGCCGAGTATGTCTCTGCCGATTTATATTCGTAATTCTGATAAGAATTTGCAGCAATTTACTCAAGGTAATATAGATACCCAGCTACAGAATTTTATGAGACACGCTGCAGCGGGCGTGACTGGGACTAGATTGAGATTCAATGTTAATGGGTCTGGAACTATCCAGGGAACGGGTATGGTAGATACTAAACTAAACGGTTCGGGTAATTATCAAACAAGGTTTGTTTCTGGGAACGATTACCGAGCGCAGGAATTCCCTAACGGGTCCGCTGTTACTATCTCAACAAACTACCTAAGATTAAATCAAACATAAGGCTTTCAATATGGGCGTACTCGAAAATCATAAAGTCGTATCGGCAACATTTTCTAATCCCCAACATGATACCATCGAGGTATTATGGGCGGACGAGGAAAATGTCATTCGATCTCACTTCATCCCAGCCAACGATCTGGAAAATGCGGATTATAAGTATCTTAGCTCAATTGGGTGGGATTATGAGCGAATTATCGTGGAAACATCTACAGTTCAAAGGGGCGAGATCAAGGCCCTTAGAACTATCCATCGCTTTTTGGCGAAAGATGAGGTAGCTAGACTAGAGGCGGAACAACATAAAAAGCTCGATCAGCTTAAACAGGCAGAGCTTGAGAAATCCAATATCATTAGTGCAATCCTAAATGGAAATAAAGACGATGAAGCGGTCTTTAGAGCTAAATTGGCGATCTTTGAAGTTCCGGCGATCAAGGAAAGCAAGGATAAGTCACTTAAGACTAATATTCGTAAGTGTACTAATCTAATCGATCTTATTGTGCTACTTAAGGGTCATATCTAATCCTAACCTAATATAATGTGTAAATTATGAATGTAATTTTTGTTAAGTTTGGGGAGAAGTACAAATCCTCAGATGTTAATCGGTTAGCCTCCCTTAATACGGTTGGTAATATGTATTGCTATACCGATGATCCGAAGGGTCTTGATCCCAGAATCACACCTATTGAACCGATAAGAAGATTAAATGGGGTTTGGAATAAATTAGCGCTATTCAGTAGAAATTTCCCCGTTCAGGGAACCTTCCTCTATGTGGATATCGACACGGTGGTCAGATCCTTACCGACCCTCTTTAATCCCCATGATTCCCTATACCTCATCCACAATTCCCAGAAGCTTGATCTTATAACCCCGACCAATTACGATGTTACAATTAATTCATCCGTTATGGTATACGATAACACTCGGGAGTCCATCCGGGGAATCTGGGATTATTTTGTTGGGTCGGGTTTGACTGACTATTATCTTCGAAAATATTGTGGGATAGATCGTTTCATTTACCATGAAGGTTTCGAGACAAAGCCACACGGGTTATCTTCCTCATATAAATATGATACGACCCACGATAGATCGTTTATAACCTATGAAGAATGTTACGATGAATATTTACAAAAACGCCCTGAAGCTAACTGAAGAAATCTACGAAATTTCTAAATATGGTGAAAACGATCTTTATAGAATTCCTGATATAGTGCACTCACTCGACTCTAAACAATGGGAGTCAAAGAAGTGGTTAGTAACCGAACTGGAAAAGGCATGGGAATGGGTAGGTGGTAGAATATATATTGCCGGCGGGTGGTATGGACTTCTAGCACATCTCCTCTATACTGGCAAATTTACTCGGCCTGATTTCTATATCACAAGCGGCGACATCGATCCGGAGGCCTCTTACTATGGCCGAAAACTATTTCCTTCGGCTGATCACGATTTCCAATTTGTTGAAGAAGATAGTTTTGCAGATCTTCCGGAATGTGAGATATGGATCACAACCTCTGGCGAGCATGTGGACCCCGATATTCTCAAAAAACTTATAAAGAATAAGCCGTATGAGATGTTAATGGTCGTACAATCGAACGATTATTTCAGTCACCCCAGTCATATCAACTGCTATAAGACCCTGGATGAATTTGTTAATTCCCTAGGATTTCAATATGTTTGGTACCAAGGCGCACTCAATCTCGGGGATTTTAATAGATGGATGGTAATTGGACAATGACCAAAAAGATAATCTTCTCCATCTATATCGATATTCCCGAAGATCGACTGGATAATCCCGGTGGGTATGATTGGAAGACCGGTGAACAAAAGACTACTGATAAGAGCCTAAAGGTTAAGAATTCCTTTGCCGAGTATAGTAATGAACTGGAGTCGAGGCAGCGAGCATATGCCGAGACTATCGGTTCTCATTACGTTTTACATGAATACGATCAGGAGTATCTAAATTTTTGCCAGATGTTCAAAGGGGAGTTTCCTCAGATATCAGAATATGATATTGTAAATTTCTACAAACATTGGTTAATGAAGGTACATGCCGAGAACTACGATCAAGTGTGTTACCTTGATTTTGATGTCATTCCCAACACTAATGAAGATATATTCGAAGCGCATGATAATGATAAGTTTGCCTGTGCCGAGCAGAATGATGACGCGTTTTGGGGCAAGAATTGTAAAGCTGATGCATATAACACCTGCATCAGGAATCCTGCATCGAAGTATTGGAATTGTCATGCCATGCTGATGGAGGAGGGATTCGATCCGGATACTGATGTATTTAATACTGCTATTATGATAGCTACCGCAGAACAAATTAAGAAGCTGGATTACTTTGGAGATTTCAAAGAGGTTCTAAACCTTATGACCGAACTAAAGAATGATGAATACTCGATGTATCCGTTCCAAATCCAACGTATTTTTAATTACGATAATGAAACGGTTTTTGCCTATAAAAGAGTGATTAATGGGATCGAGGTAGACTATATTGATGAGCTATGGCATAATAGGCTGACCCGTGCCCATCACGACATTAACCCTGAAGCTAAGATGTATCATGTCATACATAAAAGGTTTGATCTGGTGTTACTATGATAGTCTATTGCGTTCGGATCGGTGAAAAGTATGGGATTGAATATGAGCAATATATCGAGAAAAAGCTTTGCGACTATGACGTACAGTGGATAAGAGAACCGTATGCGGAGGGAGTCGCTTTACAGTGGAATAAGATGCTACCCATGTCATTGGACATTAATGAGCCCGTGTGCGTAATCGACATTGACCTGTTTCTAATCAATGACTATATTAAACTGTTTGAATATCCAATTGAGCGTGGCGAGTTTCTTGCAATACCTGGTTGGTGGCGTGGCGAAGCGGATTATAAAATTAACGGAGGATTCTTTAAATACTATCCGACTGATTGTAAATACATTTACGATACCTTTATGGAGGATCCTAGACATTGGCAGGATTACTATATCAAGAATGGCACTACGACCGGTCCAGTTAACGGGGAACAGTATTTTGTTGAGGACCAGGTTAACAAGCGGTTAAAGCTAAAATTGATCCCGGACTCATGGATCACTCGCTGGGCCACGGAAAGTACTATAGAGTATTCCAGCTACAATTATGACTTTGAAGAATGGTCAATGTTTATGAATATGGAGTATATTAAAAAGACCGGCAATGAATACTGTTACATGGAAGGGGAATTCCATCCTGATATCAAGATGGTACACTTCACTAACACCATAAACAAGCCCGACGAATGGGAACACTATGACGAATACGTTCGCTGACCATTACGATAATAATGAACTGATCATGTGGGTTGACCTATCGACATATTGTAATGCTGGTTGTCCCCAGTGTCATAGGACCGAACTAGAGGGACTAGGAAAGATAGATTGGTTACCCCTCATACAATGGTCAATTCAAGAATTTAAGAGCGCTTTCCCGGTCGAGACATTATCCCATTATGCTAAATGGGAATTCTGCGGCACCTGGGGTGACCCAGTGATGAATAAGGATTTATTTAAAATTGTAGAATATGTCCTTGAGAATTCCGATGCCGGAATTCAGATCAACACTAATGGGAGTATAAGAGATCCTCAGTGGTGGTGGGATCTGGGGGTATTAGGCGGGGAAAGACTTCGGGTATGGTTTGATATAGATGGCGTCACACAGGAGATGCATAGTAAATATCGACAGAAAACTGATCTGGAAAAAATCAAAGAAAATGTAGAATCCTATTGTGCAACAAATGGAAAGGCGAACGTTATGGTTATCGTCTTCAAACACAACCAAGATCACCTCTGGGAAATTCATGATATGATTCGGGGGTTGGGTATGACCGGAGAGATTCTATTTACTGAATCCAACAGATTTTACCGTAGGGATTACCACCTCTCTCGAGATGAAAATGGCAATGAGGTGCGACTAGAACAATCAACCTTAAATGGGGATCACCCCCTTCTAAGTGATAAGATACCTATAAGAGATCATAAATGGTTAAAAAAATTCATTGCAAGTGGGAACAAGACAAAAGACTGTTGGTAAACCCCGACGGTCAGGCGTTTCCATGTTGTTACCTATCAAATCCCTATTATCAACGGGTAGTGGGAGTCGATGAAGGCTTCGTCCAGCATGTCATGGAAAAGTACCATACAGATCGTGATGATCTGAATGTATTTAAAGCTGACATAAAAGATATCATCAATCATAAATGGTTTACCGAGACCCTTCCTGAATCATGGGAAGATGATGATAAGGTACACTATCAATGTGTAAGAATGTGTGGTGTGGATGACGATGAATGAATTACACCGGACTATCATATGGGTTTCATGATGCTGCAATAGCATACATCAAAGATGATGAAATACTTGGCGCATATCACGCAGAACGCGAAAGCCGAGTTAAGAATGATCGAAATCCTAACCAAAGTTGGGAAGAAGCAATCCTAACCAAAGTTGGGAAAAAGTGCTTCTATGAGAAACCTTTTAAAAAGAATCTTAGAAGATTATATGCTGGTCAGAAGTGGAAGAAGGCACCCGACGCTGACTTCTACGTAGACCATCATTGGTCACATGCTGCAGCCGCATATTACACTCGTCCCTTTACAGAAGAGCCGGTTTGTGTCGTAATTGACGCTATCGGTGAATGGGATACTGCCTCTATATGGTGGAAAAAGAAAAAAGTCTGGAGTATGAGATACCCCAAGTCTTTGGGATTATTCTATTCTGCAATTACCCAACATATCGGTCTCAAACCCAACGAAGATGAATATATTACTATGGGGATGGCTGCATATGGTGAGTCGATCTATAGCAGGCATATGGAATTCCTCACAAGAGAGAACCTACATACTGGGATACCTAGTTGGTTTATGAATTATGCTCGGCCTGAAGACGTTGCAGCTTCGGCTCAGGTTATCATTGAAGATAAAATATTAGAAATTATTAACCGGGCTCGAAGATATTCAGAACATCTCTGTTACGGCGGGGGTGTTGCTTTAAATTGCGTAGCCAATAGTAAAATCCAACCCCTATTTAAGAACATGTGGATCCTCCCATCCCCGGGCGATTCTGGTAGTGCTATCGGGGCAGCTGCTGCCATCAATGGGAAGATGTTAAACTGGATCGATCCATACTTGGGATATGACATAAAGGGAGAAGTAAACCCCAAGACAGTTGTTAACCATCTGATCAAACATTCTTATTGTGGGATCGCGAGCGGTCGGGCGGAATTCGGCCCACGAGCACTGGGAAACAGAAGTCTTATTGCTGACCCTCGGTTAGATATTAAGGATACTGTCAATCGAATTAAACGAAGACAGAAGTTCCGGCCATTTGCGCCTGCTATCCTAGAAGAGCATGCTAATGAATATTTTGAAGGACCAATGAACGAATATATGCAATTTGTGGCAAGTGCAAAACATGATTATAGCTCTGTTACTCATGTCGACGGGACTGCCAGGGTACAACTTGTAAGAAAAAATTGTAAGTCTATAATCCGGCCTATCCTTGAAGAATTCTATGAGCAAACTGGGGTTCCCATGCTCCTTAATACAAGCCTAAATATTAAGGGACAGCCGATAGTTAACACAGAACGGCACGCAGAAGAATTTGAACGAGAGTATGGGGTTAGGGTATTTAAGTGACTTATATATTAGCGGTTGGGTGTAGTTTTACGGATCCTAAATGGAGATCTCATCAACATATTGATGATGAAGATCTTAGAGGCGATTGGCCAAGGTGGCCCGAAATAGTCGCTATGAAAAAAGGAATGGCCTGTAAAAATCTAGGTAGAGCTGGGGCTTCCAGTCATTTGATTATGCAGCTGGCCGCATCCAAAATACATTCCGATGATCCGCCACATACAGTACTTGTTCAATTGTCAGATTGGTCAAGATTCAGTGTCTATGGTGCCCGGAATATGGCATTCTATGCTACGGTAGATCAAGGGAATGAATTCGATACCAGGAATAGAACCGAGCTAGGCCTATATGTTTGGAAGCGATCTAAACTGGAAGATGTCATTACTGAAAACCTCCTCCTCATTTTGAATCTCATCCATTTATGTAAATCTAAGAAGATCAAGCTTTTAATTGGACAGAATCATATTGGACCTATCTGGACTGATTTATATAACACTCAGAAAAATACTATAGAGAGGATAATCCCCGACTTCTTTAACGGGAATGGGGATCAATGGATTAATAAAATAACCGTACCGCGAACATGGATGAACAATCCATATTTCTCCGAGATGGAAAAACATAAAGAGTACTTGATCGGTTGGCCTTTCATGGACTCTTTGGGCGGGGAGACGATATCTACTCGGAAACATGAGATATCTGACGTTGACCATCATCCGAATAAAAAAGGCCAAGAATATATTGCAGAAATGTTTTTAAGGAGTTGGGCCGATGTTAAAGTATAGAATAAGAATTTGGATCTATAGGATCAAGAGATTGTTTCTCAAGGAGGATCGCGAAGTCCAAAATTTCATATACGATAATGATGAAGATAAATGAAAGAATTACGCTCCTCTCTAGATCCATTCCCCTTTGCGGTGATTGATGATATCATGGATCCCTATACATTCGGGTTAGTGAAGGAATATGGGTATCATGTTCTGAATAGGTATGAAGAAAAAGGCATCCATCAGCATATAATGGATAAGAATGAATCCCCGTTATTATTCTCAGTACTAGAGGGCGTAAATGACGAATTCCGGGATATCTATTATGATAAGTGGGGGATAGATAAGAATATTACCTCCCACACCAATGTTCAGTTCTCCTGCTATAACACCGATCATACTGATTATCCTGAATATAATATTCACAATGATTCTAAAAAGAAAATCACGTCATGCGTTATTGCACTATCTGATAGGGGGAATATGACCGAAATCTATTCGGGTAAGAAGAAATTGGTGCATAGTCCTGAATGGAAACCGAACAGAGGGGTTCTATTCAAGAGAAGCGATACGAGTTGGCATAAGGTCGGGAACCCGTTGGGAGGGCCAAGGTTGTGTGTTAATATATTCAGAAGCGGGGCATAATAGCCGTGACTTATCTTTTAGTGGGTGGGTGTAGTTGGAGCGATATAAATTATAATAGTCCCGACCCAGATTATAATGGCCCAAAGGAATATTTGAAATGGTCTGAACATCTTGCAAATTACCTAGATGTACCGCTGGTATCCGTTGCTTGGTGTGGGCGGGGGCAATACTACAATTACCCCCTACTGATGGATCGTATCTTATCTGATAACCCTCCTGAATATGTCGTCTGGCAACTATCGGGTAGTCGTAGATTCGAGATACCGGGCTCATCTATAGATTTCTGTAGTCCAATATTGAACCCCAAAGCAGGAAAAGAGTTAACAACTCTGGGTCATAGATATATGCGAGTTAATAATCGCGATGATCTTATTGATCTAGTGGAGAATGCAATGCCGTCTGCCGTTGAACGAAAGCACTTATATAATGTGGCTAAAAATCTCCTTGATTCTATATTTTATTATTCTACTAATACGTACGATTTACTTGAAGAACAATTCCGAATGATTTATAGATTCAAAAGAACTTGTGAATTATTAGGTATTAAGTTTTTCGTATTTGCTACAGATGTTAATATAATTGATAGGGATGGTCTTAGGGATAACCTACTAGAAACAGTTCCGGAATACCATGTTAATTCAGCTCATAATATAGCTCGAAAACTCCAGATGATGAGTCATCATCCGTTAGAAAAATATAAATCTAAGACATCGAAACAATTAGCATACGGCCAGGTTCTGAGACAAATTACGAGTACCGATATTTTTAAGACCCTTGAAGAGGACCATACAGGAATATATGGCTGGCCTTTCTTTCCCGAGCTCGGAGGGGAAACATTATGCGCATTGAGGGACCCGGAATATTCAAGGGGAGAGCTAACGGTAAGCGCGAAGGACCAGCATCCCAATTCCCTTGGACATAAAATTTTATTTGAAAAGGTCGCAAAAGAGTGGAACATCTAGAAAGAGCCGTAATAGAGGTATTTGGGGGTTGCAACTATACTTGCGATATGTGCCCTCAGTCCTCGGGCAGAGGACGCGATTGGACGCGGAAAATGCCTCTTCGGTTATTTGAAAACATTCTGGATCAATTACCCGGAAAGCCTATTATTAACCTTGAAGGCTCTGGTGAACCTACGATGGCCAAGGATTTACCGAGATATGTTGAAGCGTGTACGAACCGTGGTCTTAAAACATTTATGTTTACGAATGGTTCTTATTTCACGGGAGATCTTTTAAAAGATACAATTGATGCGGGTTTATCGTTTGTTAGGTTTTCATGCATAGGGTATAATCGAGATCTATATCAGAAATGGATGAGCCAAGATAACTTTAATATGCTGAAGAAGCACGTCACCGAGACTAATGACTATATTAGTAAACGCAATAGTAATTGTGAGGTTAGTAGCTACCATCTAATTCTAGATAATGATAATGTAGAACATGAAATCGACGAGTATCGATCCAACTTTATTGATCCACTCGGTACTATAGGATATATTTGGAAAATGCACAATTGGAGTGGGAATTGGTCGCCCGAGTATGATAGGAAGTCTCCGGAAAAGCGGACATGCGGCCGGCCGTTCGCCCCCGAGATTACTATTAGAGCAGGTGGAGTGAATGGGTTAAGAGGGGCAGTCACTCCCTGTTGCCAGACTATGGGACCGCCCAATGAGGATAAGAGTGTGCTAGGTCATTTCCAGAATCAAACATTTGAAGATATTTGGTACGGTGATGAATATAACAAACTTCGGAAAGCCCATGAGCTCGGGGAATGGCCTGATTATTGTGAGAATTGTGATTTCTTGATCGATGATAATGAGGTGTTAGTGTGGAGCAACGATCCTACTGCAAAAGTCCATAAGATGATCGGTGCAACGGATTTAGGGGAATATAGATGAGAATATTAATTGCATACCCAAATCTACCCCTTATGCTCGTACCTGCTGTTACGGTCGGCCTGTTTACGGACATATGCAAAAAAGAAAATGTTGAAATAGATCTCTTTGAGACTACTGCCTACAGTGATGATCCTGAAGCTGGTATGATCTTTAAAACCAAACTTGGAAACGGTAGGGCTTATTCTATTGAAGAGATTGGGATGGAGATCCGGTCAACTAATTATATGTTGGATGATTTCAGATCAAAGGTATTGGGGTATGATCCGGATCTGATCTTGTTCTCAACGGTTGAAGATACCTTCAAAGATACGGTAGCAATGCTTGAAAAGATTGCTGATCTTGGAATCCCCCATATCGTGGGTGGCGTATTTCCCATAGCGGCACCGGATCGATGCCTGGAACATCCTTTGATAAAAGCGATTTGCAGATTCGAGGGAGAATATGTAGTACGAGACGTTATTCGTAGGATGAAGGATAATCTACCATGGGATGACGTTGCGGGTATATGGACCAAGGAGAAAAGAAACCCATTCCAGCCTCTGGTAGACATTGATGAATATAGCCCCGACTACAGTCTTTATCATCCCGATAGATTCCTGAGAGCCGTCGGAGGTAATATTGTTAGGTCGATTAATCTTGAATCGTATCGAGGGTGTCCATATTCTTGTACTTTTTGTAATAGTCCAATGACCCGTGGATTGGATAAGAAGTTTCTTAGAAGGAAATCAATCGGAGTATTGAAAAAGGAGATAGAGGAGTATATTGAACTGTATGATCCCAGTTACTTCTTCTTCGTCGACGATTCATTCCTTGCCAGACCGAAACATGAGGTCTTTGCAATCTGTGATCTCATGGAGGAATACGGGATACCTTGGTGGTGTAATACTCGTATTGAAAACGTAAATGAAGAACTTCTTGCAGCAATGAAGAGAGGTAATTGCGATCGGATCCAATATGGCATTGAGTGTGGAAACGACGAATATCGCAAGACCGTCTTAAAAAGAAATGTAACACTCGAACAATATCATGATAAAATTAATATAATAAATAACTCAGGTATACCATATGGTCTAAATGTGATTATTGGTTTACCACATGAAACAAAAGAGATGGTGTTTGAGACTGTTGATCTGGTAAAAGAGTTTGGTGGTAATGATGGTATTGCAGTAGCTATCTTTATTCCGTACCATGGCACCTTACTTAGAAAGTATGCCATTGATAATGGACTATTGGATCCTGACTGGATATCGGGAGATGGATATTTATTGGGAGGGTCTGCTCTAGTGCAACCCGAAGGTTACCTATCTAGGGAAGATATTTGGAATTTGGCAAATACGTTTAAATATTATGCTCTATTTAATAAGGACCTATGGCATTTAATTGATGAGGATATTGAAAACGCCGAGAAACTATATAATGAGTCATTCTTTTTAGATAAAGCAGCAGATGGCATGACAAATATTATTAATCGAACTAAGAAGATTTGGTCGTGTGAAACAGACGGATATCATGACGTTAGAATATTACAAAACGTATAGAATTAATACTGCCGAGGCGTGGACAAAGGTTGATATAGACCGCTCCCGGCTATGTTATATTAACTCTAGGGGTGCTTTTGGTTGGTGTGATATATTAGCAAAGCTTTCTGAAGTATTTCTGGATGCTCAATTAAAGAGTAGACTTACAGATAGAACCCCACATTATACGATTGTAACCCCGGAATGGGTATTGGACAAACTCTGGGAGGGTGACGAATACGAATCATATGATAGAATCGAATTTGTAATAAACAACTTCATTCCTCCTGATAATGGTATTATAATATCGGTTTATATCATATCAGAGGAAGCCGATTTGAATTTATTTGAACCCTATCATGATGATAAGGATAAAAGATCGAATGGGGTGGAATGGCCATTTATTACCAATACCAAATGGTCGCTCAAAGATCAGGGACTACCTAAAGAGTATGTGACATGGAATAGACTTGGGAGAACCTTTCAGAAAGAGCAGTACCCACATTTACTCCAAATAGAGGAGTGGCTTGAGGAAGCATTAGATCGGTATGATATACCACATAAAATAATTGATTATAGTATGAGTCCCAAGAGAACTTATGATATTATGTCGTCTAGTGCATTACACATCTCATACGTTGGGGCGACGTGGTGGCTAGCACATTATATGGATATTCCTATTTTTGATTATGGATTGACTGGGCCCATGGGTTCTCTATTCGGGGAATTAAGAGCGCCGGGAAGAGCCAAGAAACATCCCCAAATGACCTGGGATTCTTCAATTGGAAGATTCAAGGAAAAGAAGCATTTACCACTTGTCCACCTATCCGGCCAATGTGATAAAGAAGAATTAGTAAGGAATTTATTAAAACATGTACCCTTATAAGACCCTATATTTGGGTGCACCGGACACTGGTGAAATAGTCCTTCCGAATGAGGGGGATTTTCACCTCATGAATACTAAATATGTAACGTGGTGCGATACGCTTTCCAGGCTAAGCGTAATGTTCCTGAATGCAGAAGTGAAAAGCCGGATGCATATTGGTCCCTCGAAAGCTACCCTTTATATCCCGGAAACATATCTGACAGATAAGTTTAAGGCGAAGGATAAGGAGCTACCGGTAGAAAGGATAGAGAAATTAATTTTCAGTCTCCGGAGACCGACCAACGGGTTGATAGTTACGATATATGTATTAGCCGATTGGGGATATCAACTAGAATTACCGCAATCTGCGTGGCCATTTTCGACTAATGTATGTTGGCCGTTCAAATTCCCTCACATGCCCAAAGATTATATTACCATTCAAAAACATCAGGCTGGATCACCAGAGGGGGCTCATGTTATAGAGGTGCAGGAAAAAGTCATTGAGCATTTCGAGAATAAAGGGATCGATATCAGATATATCGATTACTCTCAAGATACCAATTATGTCCTTAATACTATGGCAGGTTCCAAATTACACGTTTCGTATCGAGGCGCAAGTTGGTGGATTGCCCATTATCTAGAAATGCCAGTATTAGCATATGGTGATAAAAGGGGTTCACAAGCATTATTCGGTGCTCATAATAGTTCGGCATGTCAAGAGTATGGGCCCGAAAAACCCAGTATATTATCCTATAGAGGACATGATTTTGTTTTCGAGGCGAAACCAGAAGAATATTCGATTAGTAGAGAAGATGATGTAGATGATACCATACAAAACAAAATATCTTGGTTGTGATAATAATTCAGAAATTGCCGAAGCTGGCAAATCTGTTGCGGTAAGATTCTGCTGGGCGACGATGTATTCCTGGGCTACCATGGTTAATACGGTATCCCAAGCATTCGCTCAAGCCCAATTATTACATCAAGAAGGTGCATACAATGAGCCCGTAAGAGTTGCAGTGTTTTTCACCAAAGAAGAGCATAAGAAAAAAGAAGCGGATCCCGAAACAATTAATTATAGGATTGAGTGGCTATTCGAGAATATGATGCCGCCGGAATGTGGTATGATAGTGAGCTTTTACGAGCTACCCGAGGGCAAGGAACATATAGTAGTTCCATTCTTTATCTCCACTTATTGGCCAACTAAAAAACAATGGAAGGGTGATGGGGACTTTATTACTATCCAGAAAACTGAAGCGGTTGGTGGACCAAAGAAATATCAGATATTTGAGGAAGCGCCACAGTATATTGAAATGGTAGAAGAACAGGCTACGAAATATGGGTACGATATTAAGTATATTGACTATACTATGCCATTTGATGAAATGCTAGATCTTCTCATCCATACAAAACATCACTTCACCTATGCTGGGGCAACTTATTATTTCTGTGCATGCACTGGTACTCCGGTGACAGCTTGGACGTATTTCGATCAAAAGATGAGACTTGGGACATATTATGACTATGATACCAAAGAACGAATCGATTGTATGATGCAGGATGCACAATGGGGTAAGATCACTAGTAATAAGGTAAGGTTGCTTCGATGGGATTGGGATCGGGGCGTAGTTCTAAATAAGACTGATGATTATGTACATCATTTAGAGGATATCTCTGAGCTAGAACGAATCTTTTATAAACGAATAGAAAATCCTAGATGCAAAGTTGCATAAATAATAGGAAAATAGATAAAGAGGATTGGTATGGCGCAGTTCGAAGAACTTACAATTGATCGTGGTGCTGACGCTTCCATTGAGTTGCATCTAGTAGAACCCAACGGTTCTGCCAAAGATCTGACTAATCATAGTGTTGCAGCTAAGATGAAGAAGACGTATAATAGTGACAGTGATGACACTGTGACTTTCTCTTGTTCTGTCCCCGTTCCCGCCACTGACGGCGTAGCAGTATTGAGTTTGACTAATACACAAACCGATGCATTGAATCCGGGAAGATACGTTTACGATGTGGAATTATCCTTCCAAGATAGCGATGCTAATACTATCATCGAAAGAGTTTTAGAGGGTCAAATCAATATCACCCCATCAGTGACTAGGTAAGAAATATGGCTATTCGGGTCGGAACTAACGGTACGACAATTAAATCGGTAGCTGTGGCGGGATCTACCACCCAGGTCAAAAAGGTAGTAGTTGGTACACCGGTTCGGAGGATTTCTGTTTCCGGTGACACTATTGACACGCAGCTAGATGTTGACGCGTCAGCTAAACAACATGGAAGTCTTTTAATTTATGATTCCGACGGGACTAAGTGGACGGCTTCTATCGAATTGGAAAATCAAAACATTAACGGGGGCAATTACTAATGACTACCCCTAAAGGAGAACAATAATGGCTGCGATCATAAGAATCAAAAGGTCTACTGGCACCAGTGCACCCGGATCGTTAAAATCCGGCGAAATCTCTTATTCTGCCGGTACTGGCACTTCTGCCAATGGTGGCGATCGACTCTACTATGGTAAAGGCGATGATGGAGGAGGGAACGCTACCTCTATCGTTTCTATTGGTGGTGAATATCACACTAATCAACTGGATCATACCCCTGGTACTCTTACAGCTTCGTCTGCTATTATTACCGATGCCTCGAGTAAGATCGATAATTTAAAAGTTGACAATCTGGATCTTAATGGTAATACTCTTAGTTCCACGGATACTAATGGTAATATCTCACTTAATCCTAATGGATCGGGTACGGTTGATGTTAATACCTCGAAGATCGTCAATGTCACCGATCCCGCTAGCGATCAAGATGCCGCTACAAAGGCCTATGTTGATACCCAAGTCGCAGGTAATAACAATTTAGATATTGCTGGTGACACCGGCACAGATACCGTAGATCTTACATCTGAAACCCTGACCTTCTCTGGTGATTCAGATATCCTTGCTACGGTTACGAATAATACTGTTACTCTTACGCATAGAGCCTCAGACGTCTCGGCTGGAACATATGGTTCTGCAACGGCAGTTCCAGTAATTACGGTTAATGCGAATGGTCACGTTGATACTGTTACAACAGCTTCCGTAGCTTCTCAGCTATCAATTGCTGATGATAATACAAATACGGATACGGTCAATCTTCTTAACGACACCCTTACGATCTCAGAGGGTGAAGGTATTAATGCGGTTGTTAGCAACAATACTATTACAATCTCGGGTGAAGATGCCACGACCTCCAATAAAGGTGTAGCAAGTTTTAGCAGTGATAATTTTGCAGTCACATCTGGTGCAGTTACTATCAAAGATGGTGGCGTCGCAAACGCTGAACTGGCAAACTCTGCGGTCACTGTTGGTACAACTAGTATCTCACTTGGCGCTTCCTCTACAACCCTTGCCGGTCTAACCCAGATCGATGTTGATAATGTCCGAATCTTCGACAATACTGTTGCATCGTCTACTGGCGTTCTATATATTGATCCGAATCCAATCGATTCTGATGGTGGCGAAGTTATTATCCGCGGCGACCTTACCATTCAAGGCACTACGACGACTGTTAATTCAACTACAGTATCGATCAATGATAAGAATCTAGTATTAGCTGACTCGGCGGGTAATGCAGCTGCTGCTGATGGTGCAGGTATTACGGTTAATGGGCCGGGCACTCCAGCTACAATGACATATAATGGTTCAACCGATCGATGGAACTTTAATAAAGATTTAGATCTATCAGCACTAACTGCTCTTAAGTTCTCGGGAGAGAATCTCACAGAGGCGCTGGAAGATCATCTAGTTAACAACTTCTTCCTTGCCGGAGAAGGCATCGATCTAACATATGTTGACGGTTCGAATACCCTTACCGTTGCAGCCGAACTCGCAACCACCACTAATAAGGGTGTTGCAAGCTTTGATACCGATCAATTCACTGTCACATCAGGTGCAGTAACTATCAGCGATATCGACGGCGGTACATATTAATATCAATAGCCAAATATTTTTATATTAGGCTTAAAATAACCTTTTTTAAGGAGCCATGATGGCTGTAGCAATTAAACATAAGAAGAGTTCTGTAAGTGACAACGCGCCGGGAACTGGCGACATTGGTTATGGCGAATTTGCCATCAACTATGCGGATGGTAGGCTATACTACAAGAACTCTTCAAATGCAATTAAGAACTTCATTGATTCGGATTTAGTCCAGACGGCTATTACCACTACAGTCGATCAGGCATACCTTAACAGCAAGAATATTAATGCTGATACCCTTGATGGTCAACATGGATCATATTACTTAGATTATAATAATTTTGTCAATACTCCTGCAGGTGGGTCCTCATGGGATTCTGCCACCACTAGAACGGTATTTAGTGTATCAGGTGATTTGGCTTATGATAGTGCTACTGGCCAATTCAGTGTTACTACATATAAAGATGCGGACTTCGATACTAGATTAGGGACAAAAACCACCGCTAATCTGACCGAAGGCAGTAATCTTTATTATACTGACACACGAGTTACCTCCCATGTAGATGCGGCGTACGTACAGGCAAGACAGGACTTTGCATATGCATCGTTAACTGGCGCGCCGAGTATCCCAACATTGGGTAATGATTATGTCGACTCTGGCCAGGTATCATCTATTATTACGGCAGACGTTGATGCAGCCTTTATTAATGCGCTAACTATTGATGCCGACACACTTGGTGGGCAAAATAGTGCATATCATCTAAATTATAATAACTTTACCAATACCCCGACAATTCCATCTTTAGGTAATGACTACGTTGACTCTGGTCAGGTATCATCCATTATTACGGCAGATGTAGACGCGGCATTTATTAATGCGCTAACTATTGATGCCGATACACTTGGCAGCCAGGCAGGAAGCTATTATCTCAATTATAATAACTTTACTAATACTCCAACGATCCCATCTTTAGGCAACGACTACGTTGACTCTGCTCAAGTATCATCAATCATCACAGCAGACGTTGATGCAGCCTTTATTAATGCGCTAACCATTGATGCAGACACACTTGCAGGTCTTGCGAGTAGCTATTATTTAAATTACAACAATCTCAGCAATAAGCCTACACTACCATCTCTTGGAAATGATTTCGTAGATAGTGCTGAAGGAAGAAAACTAATTTCGGTAACTGATGCCGGTGGGGATGGCTCTCTATCCTATAATAATGGTACAGGCGCCCTTACCTACACGGGGCCTTCTGCTTCGGATGTACGAGGACATTTCTCGGCAGGTGAAGGTGTATCGATCTCGAGCGGAGTGATATCAATTGCTCAGGCTGTCGATTCAACCGAGGACGTATATTTCGGAAGTGTTACTACTACGAGTAACATTATAGTTGGTGGGAACCTTACAGTAAATGGTACTACTACCACACTTAATACTTCCACTCTTGACGTTGAAGATCTTAATATCACTGTTGCCAAAGACGCAGCAGATAGTGCTGCTGCAAACGGTGCTGGGCTTACAGTTGATGGTGCTGGTGCAACTCTTCTTTATAACCATAGTGGCAACCGGTGGGATTATAATAGAAGTATTAGTATCAATGGTAATCGTGTTCTAACAGTAGGCGACGAAGGCGCAGGTAACGGCCTTGATGCAGATACTTTAGATGGTCAGCAAGGATCATATTATCTCAATTATAATAACTTTACCAATACTCCGGCTACAGATAATATCTTTAAGAACTTTGCAGTAAGTGGACAATCAACGGTTACTGCTGATACCAATAATGATACCCTAACCCTTGCAGAAGGATCTGGGGTAACCCTCACCACCAATGCCGGTACTGATACGATTACAATCTCCGCATCGTCTGGCGCGCCAACACAACCATCACCACCCGCCTCACCCTCTGATGGGGATTTCTGGTGGGATGATTCCGCTGGCGATCTATACATCTATTATGTTGATAGCAGTTCGGGACAATGGGTACAAGCTTCACCTTCTATTCTGGCAGATAACGCAGTCACCTATGCTAAGATGCAGGATATGACCACTGCACGAATTTTAGGACGTAATACCGCCGGTTCAGGAGATCCGGAGGAATTAACGGCAGCTACTGTCAGAACCATGCTTAATGTCGAAGACGGCGCTACTAACTATTCTCACCCGACCCATCCTGGAGATGACTTTAGTGTAGATACTGGTGCTTTAACCGGTGCGGTAGTCGTATCTGATATAGACATTAACGTCACTACGGATACGTCGGGTCACGTGACGGATGCCAACGGCTCAGTTTCTACCAGAACTTTAACACTTGCTAATCTCGGTTATACTGGTGCTACCGACGCTAATAACTATTCTCACCCGAACCACACGGGTGATGTTACATCGTCGGGTGATGGGGCTACTACTATTGCAAATAATGCAGTCACCAAGGCCAAAATGGCAAATGATGCAGTAGGGTCAGCTGAACTAGATGATGTAACATCCTTAGTAATATACAATTCTGGCGGATCAGCAGTCAAAACTTTATACGGAGCCGGTAGCTAATGGCAAGATTAAATTTTCCTAATAACCCCTCAAATAATCAAGAATATACCGCCAACGGAAATAAGTATAAATTCCGTCTGAAGCCCGGTACCTCCCACGGGTCTTGGCGGGCGACAGCCTTCCAGGATGCGCCTAGAGGTATAGCAGCTGCCGTTGAATTCGGGACAGTAACAACCGGGTCCGCAGGATCCGATGCTTCGGTTTCTAATTCCGGTACCTCAAGTGATGCAGTTTTCAATTTTACTATTCCGCGGGGAGACACTGGTCAAACTGGTGCTAAGGGTCAGAAAGGCGCTGTTGGCGCAACCGGAGCAAAGGGTCAGAAAGGCGCTGTTGGCGCAACTGGTAGTACTGGTTCTAAGGGTCAAAAGGGCGAGCTGGGATTAACTGGTGCTAAGGGTAATACTGGCTCGACTGGTAGTACTGGCTCGACGGGTAGTACCGGGGCAAAGGGTAATACTGGCTCGACTGGTAGTACTGGTGCTAAGGGTAATACTGGCTCGACTGGTAGTACTGGCTCTACCGGCTCGAAGGGGCAAAAGGGTGCCACCGGCGATATCCCCTCGTCGCCGACATTTACCGATGGATATGTCAATGGCTGGTGGAGAAATAATACCTCAGGCAAAGGTCTATATAACCAAGCAACGGGTCAACACTGGTATTCCGATAACGATGATTATTGGAATATTGCCGGTGGTACCGCTGCAAACGGTATTAGATTTAGAGACGACCACGACGGTACTATTCGGGGTTATATGTATGTTGACCAATCAAGTAACGTTGGTTTCCTAAACTCTGGCGGTCAATGGTCAATCCGTTGTCATATTCCCGATGGCGAATCACCTAACATTTACTTTGAAGAAAATGCAAACACAACTTGGTCTGGCGACCCTGGCAATAACGAAGGTAAAATTGAATATCACTCTGACAGATTCTACATTGCAGCAGGGGCAAATTCGAACCGGGTTTGTCAATTTAGAAGGTCAGGTTCTGACGTAGCTTATGTTGACAACTCAGGGATTTACACCGGAACCGCAACATCAGCTCGATGGGCGGACGTTGCAGAGAGATATGCAGCAGATGGGGTATATCCACCGGGCACGGTACTTGCTATTGGTGGCGATAAAGAAGTAACCGAATATAAAGCTGGTATGCCCTTAGCTGGATGTGTCTCCACTAATCCTGGTGTACGGATGAACAACCACTTCGAGGTAGAAGACGAGAATTCTCCTGAAGCAGTTCTTCATCCATACGTTGCGCTTGCGGGGCGTATCCCAGTATCCATCAACGGGTCGGCTAAGAAGGGTGATTATATTGTAGCTGATGACAATGGTAAAGGCAAGGCCGTTTCGACCTTGCCCTCTGACATCAATTTCACGTTGATCGTCGGGATTGCATTAGAAGATGGTACAGATCTAGTTGAAGTGAAGGTCTAGTAAGTCTCCACAAGTACCCTCTGTAACCGGGATATCCCATTTATCGATCATCGCCTTATAAGCTTTATCCCAGATAGGTTGTAGATCAGCGTTCCCGGCATCACCTTGTCGGACACTATCCTCTGCCATAGTGTGTTCGGGATTATGTCGTACGAAATAGACCTCGTCAAACTCTTTAGCCTGTTCTACTGCCATCTTTTCGTATTCAGGTTCGAGTTGACGATCACAAAGTCCTAACTCATGCGCCACTTTATTGAATACTACATAATCTAGGGGTAATCGCTTAGTGATGAATACGTCGCAACTATATTCATGTTCGAGCATTTGACTCCAATGTCGATGGAATAACCAGCTGACCGAATAATAATTGCCCCCGATTTCCTTACCAAGAATTTCATGATCCATAAACATAGTAGATCTAACAGTTTCGGGCATATAGGTTACATTAGCACCTCTTACTCCAAACTTCTCTCGTTCAAGTAGTTTAATACAAATAGTATTTTTTCCCACCCCGTGCGCGCCTACGACCGCGATTCTTTTATCGGATTTCCCCAAGGTCTTCTCCCTCATCATTAATAGTATATTGTGATAGATTTAGGGTCTGCATCGTTTTAGTATCGAATTCAAGCCCAAAATACGTTAAGTTTGTTATAGCAGGTTTTCTTATTGGATCCATGTCAGCGAAATGATCATGCACTAGGTTAACATCATTATGTAAAAAATAAATCTTAGCTTTATCTAACTGTCTTTCAAGTGTATAATATAATCCTATGCCTGATTTTAAAGGGTCTAATCTAGATCCCGGTGGAAGAGATGGTATAGGGTGTTTAGATAGATCCTGATCGTATATCTTAAGGATAGGAGAATCCTCGAACTCGATAGCATAATAATCACAGAACGCGTGGGGTTGAACATTGAATCTATTTCTAATATCTTCATCAGGATGCTGGTCATAGGTAATATTAATACTGGTATCACTAACACCGATAAGCTCAATACCCTCGTCTGTGATCCATGGACACTTAGCTCGAATCCCCATAGATTCTATGAGACCACGAGCTTTATCAGGCCTAAAGAATTCCTGCCTAGTACCTTCGGTTGTGACTTTCTCTTCAATCACCTAATTCTTCCAAATAGTATTCGTAAACATCCGGTACCATCCCATCATCTCTATGTGATATATCAATTTCCTTGATAATCGCGTCGTATGTTTCCGGATCCTCATGATAGGGTTTAAAATAGGGATCATCGGGGAGAAGATTCGGATATGATAATACGTCATAAAAGGTCTCGTTGAAATCTTCAGCAATCCAATTGGCATAACATATTGCCACGAAATAAGACTTGGCCGGGTAGATCCACTTATCAACTCTTTCATAAAAGTGTTTAATTGCATCTGGTATGATAGTATCGGGCGCCCAGGTTATCTCGACTCGATTTAGGTCGTCTTTGGTGATATCCTTTAATCTCCGATATACCTCTTGTCTAACTTGCCATTCTTTCACAGATCTTCCCTTCGATTATCGCATAATATAATTCAGCGTCAACACTATATATTGAATCTACTAATCCAACTCCCTGTGCCACACAGTACCAATTGAAGGGGTTCCAGGGGAAAGCCATCGATCGGTTAGCAACACTCTCTACATTAAAATCCGTATCAAACCTGTCATCATTATAGTAGTGTAGTAGTATAAAATCTTTTATTTCATTAATTGAATTGAGTAGGGTGGCGTCTAACTCCCTATAATCGTAACCACTCTTAATAGATTCTCCGAACAATTTTGCGGCATAGACTATGAATTCGATATTAGTTGCTTCAAGAGGTTCTACAAAGTGTGCAGCTAACCCATTCGATAATACATTCTTATATGCAATTTTAGATAGGGCACCAGCTTCAAACCTCAGAATCCTACCACCTTCAATCCCCATTTCTGCTCGGGCTTCTTCGTCACTTATCCACTTGGAAGAATAAACATATCCCCTATTATTCCGATCCTGTAGGGGGATTGACCACTCCCAGCCATGTTCTCTTTTAATAGATTCGGTATAGTAGCATGGATCTGGTTCTTTAGAATACACTAGAGCCGAATCCAGATGTAGATCGTCAAAGGGAAGGTACTTGATATCGAATGGATGAGATAATAGTCTTTTCTGGCCAGTACAATCCACATAGTAGTCTGCTACGTGTCCCTTTATCGATACTACACCATTATCATCAATTATTACATCATTATCGTCAATCGTATCATAATGATGATTGATCTTACCTTTTAGGAAATCCCTAAGATAAGGTGCAACCAGATCATTTTGCCAATGGAGAGCTATATCCCACCAAAAGGGATCGTTACTTTCCAGGTCCGGTGGGATGTCGTCTAAAGCAAGTTGGGTATAGGGGCTTAGATTCTTAACCGGTTTCCCAGCCTTAAAGATATCCGTTAGAACATCCTGATCCGGAAAAAGCCTATCGATGAATGATTCACCGAAGGGATGGAAATACTCTTCTTCAGCCCAGTTAACGAAATTAACCCCGTACTTCACGGTTGAATTGGTTTTTGAAATGAAATCTTTTAAATCAATATCCGCTGCTCTTAGAACATCTACTACGGTCTCAGTAACACTTTCGCCTACGCCAATCGGGGGAATAGTATTACTCTCGATAAGGGTAATATCAAAATCCTTATGGAGGATGAGAGCCGAGAACCAACCAGCGGTTCCACCGCCACATATTAATATCTTTTTTCGGTCCATTCTAATAATTCTCTATGCCCATTACATCCATCTGTTAAATCGTGTACGTACCTATAGTGCTCAGTAAGACACCTGCCGAAATAATCGCAATTGCGACAAATATCTGAAACGTTCTTGATTGGCTCGATCAGCGCCCATTTACGATATTCATCAAAACTGTCTAATTCTAAGAAATATTCGCGATCCGACACATCAAATTCCAACACGCCGAATTTTCCGCTTGGGGTAATATATACGTGATTGTTACTGAAAGCGTTATAGTTTCCCGATATAGATTCCTCTATGCGATAGAGGTTTTCAAATTCGAATGGCAGATCTAACTCTAACCACTTTTTAACAAATTCTTCATAATCACTATGCTTAACATTGTGACAGTTAGCTTGGTTCGTTGAATATGGTTTGATCTCTACAGATCGAAGATTCGAGAGTAAAGATAATTCCTGTACCATGGAAGGTACATCCATATCAAGTACATTACGACTTGCAAGTATAAGGACTGAGATTGGTACCGGTGATACTAGCATATTTGCAAATACTATATCACTCCGCTCTCTTGCAGCAAAGTCATATGAGACCGAAAGCGATATATCATTATCGTGCATGTATGTTTTAGGAGATGCGTAATTGGTAACAATATTAATTACACCATCATAATGCTTACGAATGATCTTCTTCATATCATAGAAGTAATCGTCACCTAATGTTGAGATCTCCCCGCCATATAAATCGATGTGGTGAATATCCGGGATCTCGCTCAACCTCTCATCTAATACCCTCAGATCAACCTTCTTCTTATCTGCTAATTGTTCACTAGTAAGATAACAAAAATCACATCGAAAATTGCAAAGATATGTGGGGTTGATCGATACGATCATAACAATTGGGTCTCTTTATAGTATCCTGATTTCAATTTATTCTGACCCCATAGCTGGCTGTAGCCAAGAGTTGCAATGACTGTATATCGAGTTTTATCCGAAGTGAGCTCGGTCACCTTATGTACGAATGACGGATCATTATTATTTAAGATAATGATTTTATTACGATGTGGGGTATATCTTTGGGTTATCTCTACCTTATCAGTGAGGATATCGTCTAACGAGGTCTCCGGTCTCCAATGAGGCATAGGATCACCAGGCTTCCATAGTATATCCGGTCTACCAACTAATAACTCTCCACCATCTTCTTCGGTGAAGTCGTCCATATTAGGATAACAGAGTATTTGAAGTAATGTTCCATCATATCCATCAAAGTGCCAGGGTAACCCTCCGCCCTGACTCACTTTATTAATATTGACGTGTATTTCGTCGAAATCTCCGTAGACGTGTCTCCAGTAATCGAAATAAGGTAACTGAACTATATCTTGGAAAAATTCTAAATACTGTTGCCGACCTTTAATGTAAACATCTTGATCTCTTTGGTGATATTCCCGATCCCAGACCGGATTCTGTACGATTGACCCATAACTACTTTCGGTACCAAAAGTCTCTGACATTAGCATGCTGAATAACATAGCGCTAAAAGAAGGATCCACGTCTACAATATCAGCGCCCTTCTTATATAAATCGTTGAAGTTAGGTATCTCTTGTATCATAATTAAACGTCACTACAATTCGGGCTTCGGGAGATTTGGGCTGAGAAGAACTATGGAATTTTAATCCATTGAACCACATTGTTCTATTTGCTACAGAATCACATACACTTTCTATAGTATATTCTTTATGTTGTTCCGGTCCATTCTCTTTATATATGTAGGTTGGAGCAGTACTATCCGTTACGTAATAGAGCTGGGTTGTGTGAGGTTGCATATAGTCTACATGGGGATCATGCACCATACCACCCTCATTACTATTAAATATATATCCGATTCGTATCCGGATCAGACGACCGAAATCTAGGTTAATCAGTGGGGATAATAATCCAAACAATCTTTTATCATTGATATTCCCATTCCGATAAACCACAGTAGAGAATCCATTTTGGTTATCACTGCCCCCTTTCTTTACCACATTCTTATTAAACGTCCATTGGGTTTCGGGAGATAGGATTTCTTCATGAATTAGTTTGTGTGAAAAGGGAGTTAGGAAATTGTCAATTATTTGCATGAATAATCCTTTCTTCAAGCTCTTTCATTAGACTGCAATGCTTTTCCACCATATCATGCTGCTTCATATCCTTTATGGTTTTCTTGCATCCATTACAGATCTGGAATAATGCACAGGCGTAACACCCGCTATGCATAGTCTGGATATCAAGCTCTTTCTGCAGCGGGGTGAAGAATTCACCGGCCATCTCCTTTTCGAAGTCAATGGAGTATTCTCGATCATCCCCAAATGATCCGCAACTATAATAATCGCCACTTGGCTGCATCGCTCTAATTGTATAATCACAGTCTCTATTCTGTGGACAAACCATAGCCTCATTTCGGAGTCTCTTAACCATCTGCTTCGTATTAAATTCCCATTCCATTAGACCCGATTCATAGATCTCCAGATACTTGCTATACATCTTAGATAATTGATACGGTCGGGATTGAACGCCCGAAGCCATTGCGTAGTTTAGCTTACATTCAACTCCCATCTCCTTTGCAAGTTTGACATTATCAAGTGCGGTATCTTCATTCTCTTCGTCGATAACTGATATGAAATCGGGTCTGTATCCGACCCATTCGAGCATCTTGTCTGATACCGCCCAGAAGTCTTCTTCCGTGAAAACGCTATAATCACCCTTCAGTCTCGAGCTGCCATAATGAAATGACGTGGTTATACCCATACGCGGATGAGTAAAAATATCGATCCACTTCTCTGGCTTCTGGTAGAAAGGCCAGAGATTAGTTGTAAAGGAAACAGTTGCTCGATGATCGTGATCGTCAAGGTGTGCTAATAGTTTCTTATAATACGAAGGATCCATCATTAAAGGATCCCCGCCATTTACAATAATAGTGTTGGTATCCGGAAACCGCTCCAGGAATCTATAGATTCGGTTAAGTTCTATTTGATCCTTGACGTCGTCTGCAATTGACGTACTTGAGCAGAAAGTGCATTTGAAGTTGCAACGTTCCGTGGGCTTAATAATTAGTTCCATAATGAAATACCTGCATTGATGGTATACCGATTAACGTTATTATTGGTTAACCTCTTTACTGAATGTACCAAGCGGGGGTTTCCATTATTCAATAGAATTACTTTCCCGTTAGCTGGATACACAGTGTGCTTAGTTTCGACCTCCCCGTCAGGCCAGGTTCTTTCGCCGAGTTTAAGATACGATTCCCACTCATTATCCCATCTACTTTCCTCAGTGAAATAGATTAGGAATCCGATATCGTGATCTTCTACCCCATCCCAATGCCATCCAAGCTCCGCTGATCCGTTCCACACATCTATGAATTTTAATTTATGATTATAGCCGCAAGTTCTTTTAAACCACCCGGTGTAATGCGGATCACCGAATAATTCATTTATCACCTCTATATAAATTGGAGGAACAGACTCGACGCTTTTTTGATTGACTTGCCCCTCACGATCTCTGTGATATTTTTTAGCCTTCTCGGGTGCACCATCTGCTGCATTTATACTCCAGTCTGGCACACCTTTATATTCAATGTGATCTACCCAATTCTCAGATAAAAGCTGACCCCAGACCATAGCATTAAGATGGGTAGGCAGCTCCCATTCATCATACCCATCCTTGTAGAATTTATCGACGTTCATATTGCCGTTGTTCCTAGCCGAGTTTTTCCCTCACCTGTAATATATAGCTGAAGGTCTGATACCTTGGCTATTCTAATGATACCGTAGAAGGGCGAGGCTGTGTGATAGACGTAAGCGGGGAAGGTTACTGTCATACCAGTAGTCGGTTTAATAATATATGGTTCGAAGTGTGAGGCCAACTGCGAGGGGTAGCCACGATTAGCATTACCTCGCGGGTCGTGAAGTATTAGTTCCCCGCCCTCCCCTGAGACGTGTTCATAGTAGATGGATGTGAAGTGAGCGTGACCGTGATTATGAGTCGCTAGCCAATAGCCAGACTGTGGGCTTGTTTCCCAGTTACGGATAGCGTGATCAAGTTGATCAAGATCCTCCTGAAAATAGATTTGTAAATATTCTTTGAATCGTGTCCCAGGATCAGGGTTACCGTTCTCTTCAACGTGTATCGGGGTGGACCACATCATAAACCTCACTTAAAAAACATGTATCTTGAGTTCTGAAACTTTGGATGTGGTTTGATAAAAAACATCCCATATTACAATACTGGAAGTGTGCACATTCAAGACAGTTGTATTGTTTGAACCATTTCTCTTCCATCTCAAATTTGGATGGTTGATAATTCCGTTTTAGATCTTTTACTAGAATTGTACATGGGCCTGATGTTCCATCGGGTAAAATGGTAACAGTATCCATGCAGGTCATTTGCTTCTTTACCTTGTTTTGCATATCGTTAAAGGGTAGAACCTTTGGATACTTATCCAGCATGTATAGTATAAAATCCCGAAGCATAATATCATTAGGTAGGAAGGTATCCATATTAGCTTCGGGCGTATAATAGTCAAAGTAGATACCAAATCGATCATAAAGGTAATCGAAAAACGGTACATCGTCTCTCATGAATTTCCGGATACTCGGCTTCGTCATAATGACATTCACCGATTTAATATAATCCCTATACCTTCTTACATTCTCCTGGAATATCGGAAAGGTGGTCTTATTGAATCGGGCAGAAGGGTCGTAACTAGTTAATAAAGTAACCGGATCCGATCCTAACATTATATCGAATCTTTCGGTGTTTGTAAATACGAAGTTAGTAGTAAAACAAATTTCTAGATTAATACCTTCGCTGAATGCCCAATTATTTAATTCACGTATGACCTTACCGTAATCCTGAAATACCCTATCAGGTAAAGCGTCAGCGAAGACCTCTCCGCCCATAAAATGTACACTATAGTCCTCTCGGGGTAAACTCTTAATCCGACCCTTGATTATATCGATCTTTTCTAGAATGGTATCGATACCGAAAAAACTATTATGGTCCTGACTGCAGAATTTACAATTCAGATCGCAATATTCGAAGAGAGTGACGATGATCTCTCCAGTCTTACCCCTTTTACCCGTCCGGCTTATTACATCAATTGACATTCTTGAATACCATATTACAAACCAAACTGATCCGGGTATCTTCTCCTAGGTATGGAGTTACTTCGTGCCAGATGTAATAAGGAGCTGCGATCAATAATCCGGTTTTTGGCTCTATCTCAACATAAGGTTCTCGACAGAATGATTTCCGATTAGTGAACCTCGGGTCGTACAGTCTCAGCTTACCGCCTTCCTCTGATTCGTTTGAATAGTAAACGGCAAAGGCATCTATCTGATCATGGGTATGACAGGATTTGAAGTCCCCACGATCCATCGGATTGATGATATTAAAAGAATCCATATCATAGTCGGGTGGATGGTCATAGTGGAAACATAGTGCATCGAAAGCTGATTTAAAGCGCTCGCGGATAGTTCTCATATTATCAGAGACCCACAAATCCACATTATAGTCAGCGGGTTTCGTTGGAAGAGTGGCGATAATAGCCTTGGAGGTATTTAAGATATCCTTATTAAACTCGTCGCTATCATCATATTGTTTAGTGTATATAAAGGATTCAAATTCTATCATAACCTAAAATTATTCAATTCTCCACTATTAGCATTTTTCAATTTATAGATGTAGTTTAGGAATAATACATTTACCTTCAATCGATCTTCACATTCGAATGCCGAAGTGGAAAGGGGCTTCAGTTCTTCCGCCATGATCGAACCAATTCCCGCAGTGTCGATATACCCCAGTGACAGAGAATCGTATACAGCATCCATTATAGTATCAGATAGATTTTCCTCGAATGGGGTTTGGCTATTCTGGGTAACTGCTTGCATCATTTCAGATCGGATTGTCGAGAATCGGATATTAGGATGACGGTTTACATAATCGACTCTGTGGTACTTTCCTTCATCATCGAATAACCAGCGGGTTCTATCATTAGTATCCTTAAGCGCTATTAGATCATCTTCAGCATTCACATCACTGATCCCGAGAACCCCTTGGACCCAGCTTTTATAGATGTTATAGAATAGGTGAGATTTGAGGAACTGAACCTCCTCGTTACATTTCTTACCCAATAGTTTTAACATCTTCTTTCCGAGGCTACCATTATGATCAGACCCGCTTGCGAGGTAATTTGCAATTAAGAACTCCACCCCGATATTAGGAATAATCTCCGATCGTAATACCGAATAATCTGCCCATGATAGATCTAACGTTATGGCATTCCACTTAGTGATAAATTCAGACTTACTTAGATAAGTAATCCCCTTAGCATTATTCTTTTGTTTTTCCAGCCCATCGTTTGCGCCCCATAGAAAAGTAGTGGTATTTTCTAACTGGGAATTGAGACTGAATGTATTATAAATCTTCCATGCTATATCAACATGTAAAGTTTCAAATAGTAGCTTTATGAATTTAATAATTATCTTATCATAATTATCACGATTGACGTGGATATTCACTGTACCTTTATTCTTAAGCGCAGTAAAGAAATCTTTATCATTATCATATGGGGCGTCATCCCCGGTCCACAGTTCCTCTAGGTCGTCTACATTGTGCATCTGGGCCTTCAGATCCCTCCAGGCAGTCTTCAAATCTTCGAGGAAGATGGAGTTTAAATTAGGGGTAATAACCATGTTATCGACATTATTGTCCATTAAGTAATCGTACTTAACGTAAACTTTATCAAAGAGCAGAAACATACTCTAATTCCTTTTGCATTTGGTGTTGAAAGTCTTCATGGATAATTTCCCCTGATGAGACCCCATATGTTAACATAGCCATGAAATTATTAGGAGTAGTCCAATAGTAAAACATATTTTTACCTTTGAACATCGGTTCGTTGAATTGTTTTTCCATATAGTATACTGGGATATCTAATGCGAGGATGGCCTGAGCCTCCTCCCATTCATACATTTTTACATAATTTACCCCAATGTAATCATAGTCGTCAATTGTCTCAAACTCGTTCTTTGCTGCTTCCCGTATCGCTTCATCATTAATGGTAGTTACATTAAAAACTGACCCGGAAGCAATAGCGGTTAGCCACCTATTAATTATTTCAGGATTCTCTGATCGGAATTCCGCCATCTCATCATCATTTAGAATATATTCAATATCGTAAATCTCGTCGATCCATTCGAACCCGGCTTCTTGATAGAGCATTTTAAGTACGGTCAATTCGGAATGAACCGAGTTAATGATCAACCTATGGTTCATATAGACCAGAATATAGTTTTTACGATCAGCTAATGATACCTTATCCCAGCCAACTATATTACAGGGGATATCCAGATTGCTGACGTAGGTAATCAACTTATCTTCTTTTAATATGCTTTCGCTATAATCAATATTAAAGATGATACTATCATCATTAAAATACTCCTTCAATTCCTCCATGGGAATAGGAGCCACAGTATCTTTTATCATAATTTATCTACGTCCTCTTGAAGTGTGACAGTCGTAATGACAACTATAATGACAGGTATCAATGTCTCGGGTGAGGGCGGAATCCCTTACATTCCGATATGCGGTTCGTACTGATGACAGATACGATTCCATTTCACTGGAGGATATGGTCCTACCAGAATTCACTGTACTGGAATACCCTGGCGCGGATACGGATGATCGAGCATTGTATGTTCCGGATGTGGGCTGATACGCTTTAGCAGTACTATCAATCTGCAACTCACTAGTACCATTGTTATCGAAATATCTTCGAGCCCGCATATTCCTCATATGGGTCCAGTCAGTTGCGCCGGTGACCATCCCAGTCCGGACTGTCGAAGCAGTAATAGTTCCCCCGGAAGAACCTAGATCATTATCTGACATATATCCAGTGCTGCTAGGTAAAGATGCAGTAGAACCCCCGAACCGATCGTTAGGCATTTCGGAAAAAGGTTTACTGTTAGTCCCCCATGATACTGAGGCTTTCGCGTCGGCCGCAACATAATCCTGCCATCTCTTACGAACGTTACTTCGACTGATATTATTTGTTAAGGATACCATATTAAATCCTGTCGATCTGTTTATTTGTATTTATGTCTTTTAACAACATCATTAGAGTTTTCGGGGAGGGACATGTATCACCTTCCCATTCTAATTGATGGCAATCTGATCCACACACGTCGAATACCGGGCATTCGAAACAAGCGGGGTTTCGATTCAATTCCTTCATTATAATACTACATCTGCCGTTTGATTTTAAAACTTCAGACGCAGGCTGATTTATATGCCCATATGCGTTTTGGGGAGCGGTATTAGGGCATCCAGCAATTGAACCATCAGCATTAATAGTAATTAACTTTTGTTCACAGTCTCGACACCAGGTACCTTGGCTCGGATTGTTTTTCTCGAACTTGGCGTAAATATTCTCCATGATTACATGATATATGGAATCCCGGTCATTCAATTGATTGTGGTATCTAACAAACCAATTATCGATCTCTTTATTCGAAGGCCATAATCCGGAATTAAGCTTGGCGTTGCCATCCATAGTAATCCGCTCAAAGTCTAATTCATGGATACCGAGACTTGACATGTAGGCAATGATCTGCTTCGGTGGCATATCTAGAACAGATTTACTCATACTAACGAAGCATTTAACAGTATATCCCATACCCACTAATAATTTGACATTATCCTCCCATAATCTTCGCTGTTTTACATTGGCGAATCTGATAGTAGGATCCCAAGAAGTACCGATGCGCTTATTGAGAACATCCTCAAAGAATTTGAGCTTCTCTTCGGTGAGTTTATACGTAAGGTTTGATGTGATACCATAATTATCCCCATCGGTCAATTCAACGAATCTTCGCAACGAGGACACGGGCGCGAGCATTGGCTCACCACCATGAAACTCATACCAAATAGAATCTGCAGTTAATTGATTAACCCAGGCTGCAGTTGCCTCGGGATCGAAGTAGATCTTCTGACCAGAAATCCCAGAAGTGAAACAATGAGAACAATTGAGATTACAGGTCTCAGTTGTTTTCACATAAACGGATAAGCGTTTCGGTGTCGTTAATTGCATATGAAACCATTAATGCCTTTTTATCGTTGATTGCCCGATGCCGGACGTTTGCCGGGATTAGTAGGGTCTCTCCAGGATGAATCGTATACACCTTACCCTCGACCTCCATCACTTTCTCTCCATCATGACATTCTATGTGAACATCATGTGGATCTGTATGCTCTTTGAATGTAGTACCATGTGCCGGATTGTAGAAGAAATGCATAGTTCTATCGTTTAGTTGATACAATCTTTCCATCTGCTCAACCTTAATAGTGCATTGACCCTCTGCTATAATAACCCCCAGTCGGGCTAAATATCCACAAAAGTCCAGATCACTATTAAGATAATGTTGAAGGCCGTCTCTATCTATATACGACACATCATGATTTAGGTAGCACTCGGGAGAGTCTACGAAATTAAAAAAGTCTTTGAAAAACATTCATAAATATTCCTGTATGTGCTACGTATAATTATATCAGGTTTATCTACATTTGTAAACCCCCTTGGAGAATATTATGAGAAAAATTTGTATAAATCTTAAATCGCGCCGGGATAGACGAACTCGGATCAATACTGAGATAGCTCCTAAAATTGGTGAGATTGAGTTCATTACCGCTGTAGACGGTAAAACCGCTGACTTCAGTTCACCTATTAATAATACCAACTTTTCTTCCAAGAAGGGGTGGCGAGATCCATTCTCCCGACGGCCTATTACGGTTGGTGAAATGGGATGTTTTGCTTCCCATTTTAAAGCGTGGGAAATGGTCTTAGAAGCGGCTGAGCCTTGCATTATATTTGAAGATGATATCGATATTAACTGGGACCTTTGGGATGAATCGAAGCTCGAAGAAATCATGAAGGTGAATAAGGGGGATATTAGCCTTCTTCTCTTGGGATATAATGAAAATGAACCGGAAAATGTTATCCAACATCCAGAGTATGATAATGTTATCATTCCGGCCTACCCCTACAATGCACACGCTTACATATTGAATCCCCACGCAGCACAGTGGATGGTTGCATGCGAAATCAATAAGGAAGTTATCCCTGTTGATGAATTCATTTCAGATATGAGAAGGGAATATGGCAAAAACGTCAGAGCGCTAGATACCAATTGGGTCAATCAATTACCTAGATCTGAGTGGGGGAGTAATATAGAACCACAATCTGATCAGGATTGGTTTATTGATTTTGGTATGCACGCCGTAACAGTTGGCACGGATACCACTCGATGCAATAAGTTAATGTCCAGCGCTACCATAAATGGGTTTGATGTAAAGAACCTCGGGATCAATAAAAAATGGACTGGTGGCGATATGACAGTAACTGGCGGGGCGATGAAGATCCGCTTACTACGAGAATATCTTACCAAATTAAAACCCCATGACGTGGTTCTGTTTACGGATGCCTATGATGTATTTTACACGGGTTCATTGGAAGAGATCGTCCGCCGATATTTAGATACAAAGTTTGATATTCTATTTGCCGGAGAGAACAACTGCTGGCCCGATGAATCTTTAGGAGATCTGTTCCCCGATACTATTTCTGAATACAAGTATCTGAACAGTGGTACCTTTATAGGCACGTCGAGTGCTATATTGCAGCTAATTCAATCAGATGTTCCTGATGATTATGATGATCAGCTCTATTATCAACAAAGGGTATTGAATATCCCTATCAATAATCAGCATATCCAGGACCACGGTTTAACTATTGGATTAGATGTTGAACAATACATCTTTACCACCTATGATCCTGAATGTTACGTATTGAATAATCAGGTCTTTAATCCCAAGACGCATTGTTACGGATTAGTGTATCACGGAAACGGAGGGACCGAGGCAAAGGAAGACTTTGCACGGAAATACGATCAGATATTTAAACCTTCCACTGCTTTGTATATCCCATCCATGGGAAAGTTTGATATACTTGAAAAGGATATGCTACTTGTTGATTTCATGACAAGTGATCAATGTGAACAGTTAATTGAAATTGCTGATGGGCACGGGGAATGGGAGCCATTACCTGGAGATAAATTCCCAGCCTATGAAATTCGAATGAAAGAATTGGGCCTATGGAATGATCTCCTTAAACATTGGGAAGAAAATCTCTATCCTATTATCGAGAAGCATTGGTGGCCAATTCAAATGTATGGTTTGAGAGATGCCTTTGTAATGAGGTATTCAGTTGATACACAGAAATCTCTCGCTATGCACCATGATGCAAGTCTTGTTACGGCTTCAGTTAAGTTGAATGATAATTATAAAGGGGCGGTATTAGAATTTCCTCGGCAGGGTATCAGTAATGCGGATATCCCACCAGGTAAGGCAATATTATTTCCGGGTATGGTTACCCACGGACATGAATGCACTACCTTACAAGAGGGGGTTAAATATAGCCTTACTATGTGGTCAAGTCGCTATACTGGAGATGAAAATTAATATAAATAGAAGTAAATATAGTATAAACTAATAGGATCTCAAATGGCAGTAACCTCTAGATCAGCTTTATCAGATTACGCACTAAGAAAGTTAGGTTCTCCGGTGATCGAGATTAATGTCGATCCAGACCAAATTGAGGATCGCATCGATGAAGCGCTGGAAAAATATCGGGAATTCCATGCCGATGGAACGGTAAGGACTTTCGTTAAACATCAGATGTCCGCGGCGGATATCACGAATGGATACATAACTCTATCCTCGGATATCATCTCAGTCACTAGAATGTTTTCCCTCACTTCTTCATTCCAAACTTCGAGGAACTTCTTCGATGTTAAGTATCAAATGATGCTCAACGATATTACTGATATGCAGAGTTACGTTGGAGGTCTGGCTTTCTATGAACAAACCCAACAGTACCTTTCCATGTTGGACATGAAGTTAAATGGTGCACCAACTACTACATTTGCACGTAGACAGAACAGACTCTACATCCATGGGGATACAGTTGATGGCGATCTCGTTGAGGACGATTATGTCGTACTAGAGGCTTATGCGATTGTCGATGGCACTACATATACCTCTGTTTGGGATGATATGTGGCTCAAGAAATTCGCCACGGCTCTTATTAAAAGACAGTGGGGCAACAATATGCTAAAATTCGAGGGTATGCAATTACCGGGCGGGGTCACCTTAAATGGCAGACAGATCTACGACGACGCGATCCAGGAGATTGAGAAACTAGAGGAAGACTTGAGACTGACCTATGAGCTTCCTGCAGATATGATGATAGGCTAATAAAATGCGTAATCCGTATTTCAGATATGATGTAAGATCAGAACAAAATCTTTTCGAAGATATCACTATTGAATCCTTGAAAATTTATGGTCAGGATATCTACTATCTTCCACGCGATATTATTGCTGAAGATAAGATCTTAGGTGAAGACGTCACTTCTAGGTTTAACTCGTCATATAAAGTTGAGATGTACATCGAGAACACTGATGGCTTTGATGGAGAGGGAGATCTATTCACCCGATTCGGTATCGAAATTCGGGATCAGGCAACCTTCGTTGTTTCTCGTAAGAGGTGGCAACAGACGGTTCAGAGGTATGATAATGATATCAATGCTCCTCGGCCCGCAGAAGGGGATTTACTTTATATCCCATTTTCCCGTAAGTTATTTCAGATCATGCACGTTGAGCATGAACAGCCATTCTATCAGTTAACCAACCTTCCGACATATTCACTACGTTGTGAACTATTCGAGTATAACGGAGAAGATTTCGATACTGACGTAGAGGTTATCGATTCCATTGAGCGGGATTATGCGTATACCTATATGCTTACCCTTAACGATAGCGCTCAATCTGGTACATTCGTATTAGGGGAAACTGCTAATATGACCCTTGCATCCGGTACTATTATCTCGGGTGAGGTATCTCGTTGGAGCGATTCGGATAATAAGCTGGGGCTTATCCACGTCGGAGCTAATGATGGTAACTATCACGTATTTGTTACGGATAGAAGTATTAGCGGTGCATCCTCTTCTGCAACAGGTACTGTAACGTTAGTAGAAGAAGAGGGTCTAATCAAAGCCGGATCAACTGATACTGAGCAGAACCAATATTTCGATAGTCTAGTTGATTTCTTGGACTTCTCAGAAAGCAATCCATTCGGAGATCCCGCATGACATTTAAAGTATTTTTAATAAACTTATCCAGAGTGTAGGAGCAGGAATTTGTTTGGATCACATTTCTACCATGAAAGGATTAGGAAATCAGTAGCCACCTTCGGCTCACTGTTTAATAACCTATATGTGGTACGGCAGGATGCTTCGGGTGGGGTATTAAACCAGCAGAAGGTTCCACTGGCATACGCACCGCGGATGAAATACCTTGAGAGGATTCGGGAACAGCAGGATCTGGCTACTGATCAAAAGGTGGCGCTGAAGCTCCCCCGCATTTCGTTTGAAATGACTTCGATTCAGTATGATTCGACACGTATGACCAGTAAAACAAACAAATTTAGTGCTTATGATACAGATACCAATAAGAAAGTTTTTTATGCGGGTGTACCATATAACCTATATTTCGACTTAAACATATATGCTAATACGCAAGAAGATGCGCTGCAAATAGTCGAGCAGATCATTCCATATTTTGCTCCGCAGTACACATTGACCCTTAAACCATTTAATGCTTATCCGACTATCAAAGAAGATGTTCCGATCACTATTGTATCATCGGCCTTCACTGATGACTTCGAAGGTCCGGTAGACGTACGAAGAACTATTATCTACACGCTTTCATTTGAGATGAAAGTAATGTTCTACGGGCCAATCGGGGATGCATCCATTATCAGGAGTGTACAAACTAATTACTTCCTTATGGGTGATTCTGACGGACCAGTTACCGAGATTACAACAGTACCGAACCCGCTTGACGTCGATCCGGATTCCGACTACGGCTTCACAACTACGAAGGTGGATTATATAGGATAAGATAATGAGTGACTCTGATAGACAAGTTGAAGATGATTTTGAATATTCTCGTAAGGTATATCTGGATTTAATTGCTACCGGGCAAGAAGCCCTGGGATCAATGTTAGATGTGGCGGATGAGAGCCAACACCCTAGATCTTATGAAGTACTGTCCGGTATGATTAAGAATATTAGTGATGTAAACGACCGGCTTATGGATATCCATAAAAAGAAGAAAGATATCGCAAAGCCCGCTGATCAAGCTGCCTTACCCCCCACCACCAATAATCTATTCGTAGGATCAACTGCAGAATTACAGAAGATGCTTATTTCGAATAAAAAGGAGGAAGATAACGTGATTGATGTGAGTGAATATAGTGATGACAAATGATGAGGGCTATTTAGGTAACGCTAACATTAAACGCGATGGCGTTATCCACAATTTCACAGAATATGAAGTCCAAGAATATATTAAATGTTCAACGGATCCTGCTTATTTCGCAAAGATATACTGTAAAGTAATCTCTCTGGATAAAGGCCTTGTACCCTTTGACCTTTATCCCTATCAGGAGAGAATGTTCGAACATTTCAATGATAATAGATTCTCTATTGTCCTGGCATGTCGTCAATCCGGGAAGTGTCAAAAATCTGATTCTTATATACACATACGTAACAAGAAAACAAATAAAGAAGAACGTATAGCTATAGGTGATTTTCATGAAAGAATTAAAAGAAATATGCAGCAAGATAATCAAGGAATCTAGTGCAAAGGGAAGGTCTAAACATCCATTATACGCAGATAACATAGATGCCATCATATCAACTCATGATATGATATTTGAGCATATGAAGCACAAGCCTATAGGTCAAAAAATATCGAGGCTGTATGCAGAATTAGAAAAGGATGGCTCGGGCAAGGTAGTTTGTGTGGTGTGCAATGTATATACTAGAGATGATATTACCCAACATATACGCAGGTCTCATAATATGGATATTATCACAGAGTATAAACATATGAATTTTTATGATTGCTTCAAAAAAGAACAAGCCATATTAAGAGAATATAAAGATCACAGGATTAATATAAATTATAATGGATTTAAAACGACAGAGGCATTCAATGCAGCGGTTGCTATCTGATAATACAGAGAGAAAATTCATTGAAGAGTTTGACGTTTCCGATTATGAAATTCTTACTGAAGATGGGTATAAGGATATTACATCATCCAAAAAGACCATCAAATATGATATATGGAAAGTAACCTGTGAGAATGGGCATTTCATAGAATGCGCTGATACCCACATTATTATAGATTCGAATGGCACTGAGATATATGCTAAGGATTCTTTGGGTGCATTGATACAGACTATTGACGGTAACAGTAAAGTAATATCTGTGGTTAAGGATAATATTCCCCCAGAACATATGTATGATTTATCTGTCAACTCTGATACACATACGTTTTATTCTAATGGTATATTAAGTCATAATAGCATCAGTTCAGTTGCGTATCTATTGTGGTATGCGATTTTCACCCCCGAGAAAACAGTTGCAATCCTGGCTAACAAAGGGGATACCGCCCGAGAGATGTTGGCGCGGGTTACCTTAATGCTGGAGAATCTCCCGTTCTTCCTTCAGCCAGGAACAAAGGTTTTAAATAAAGGCTCTTTAGAATTTAGTAACCATAGTCGTATCATCGCCCGAGCGACTTCCGGCTCATCTATTCGTGGTATGTCGGTTAACTTACTTTACTTGGATGAGTTTGCCTTTGTGGAACGTGCTACTGAGTTCTATACATCAACTTATCCCGTGGTATCTTCAGGTAAAGATACTAAGGTTATTATCACCTCCACCGCTAATGGAATAGGGAACATATATCATAAATTATGGGAGGGTGCGGTTCAGGGCACTAATGATTATAAACCCTTTAGAGTTGATTGGTGGGATGTACCCGGCCGCGATGAAGAGTGGAAGAAACAAACTATTGCTAATACTTCTCCGTTGCAATTTGAACAGGAGTTCTTAAATTCATTCCTGGGGACGGGAGACACTCTAGTTGCTGCAGATACCCTTTTAAAACTTCGAGCAAAAGAACCAATTATCCGTAGGCCAGATGGGGCTGTTATTTACACAGAGCCCGAAAAAGGTCATGAATATATTACTTTAGTGGATGTAGCAAAAGGAAGAGGTCAGGATTATTCTACTTTTAATGTAATCGACGTAACATCTAGACCTTGGAAGCAAGTCGCAGTTTATCGAAATAATATTATCTCTCCGATCCTCTTCCCCGATATTATTTATAAGTATGCGAAGTCTTACAACGAATCTTTGGTAGTAGTAGAAAATAACGACTCGGGCCAGGTAGTTTGTAATGGATTATATTATGATTTAGAATATGAGAATATGTTCCTGGAATCAAGCGTAAAAGCAAATGGAATCGGAATTCTAATGACCAGAAAAGTAAAAAGACTTGGTTGTTCGGGATTTAAGGATATGATAGAAACGGATAAGCTTGAGATCGTAGATGAAGACACTATTATAGAGATAAGTACGTTCGTTGCGAAAGGACAATCCTATGAAGCAAGTGATGGTAACCACGATGATCTAGTAATGAATTTAGTATTATTTGGCTATTTCGTTGGAACTAATTATTTTGGGGATCTTACGGATATCAATCTAAAACAGATGTTATTTGAACAAAATCTAAGAGAAATTGAAGCAGATATATTACCATTCGGCTATATCGAAAACAATGAAGAATATATTCAGGAATTAACGGATGAGTCGGATCCGGATGCCCCCGATTGGCGTTTCGATCCATCAATTCATAGCTTTTAAAAAGCATAAATAATAGTAATTGATCACATCCGTATTATGATAAAAACCCGTATAATTAAGGAGAAAATCCAATGGCATTAGGTATACCATCATCTTCTCCTGCAGTAAACTTTAGAGAAATTGATCAATCGGGATCGATCTCTAGTACTCCAACATCAGTTGGGGTTATTGCAGGCGATTTTAGTTGGGGACCAGTATCTGAAGCTGTTCTAGTCCAGAATGAAGAAGGACTGGTAGCACAATTCGGTACTCCTACCACAACTAATACTGTGGACTTCCACAGCGCAGCATATTTTCTAAGATATGCAGAAGGGCTTTACGTTATTCGTGAGGTTGATGGAGACTCAGCTAGTGCAACTGCAGCACAAAACGCTTACTCGATCACCACACCTACTAGCGCTCCCTTTGTAAAGAATAAAACTCATTACGACCAACAGGCCGATACTCTAGATAACTTCTCTGGCGATAGTGCTAGTGATCCTTCTCTAGTCCGCGGTCACGAGGTTATTGCTCGTTACCCAGGCACAATTGGTAACGATCTTCTAGTATCCATCTGTCCTGCTTCAGGTTCGGACTCTGCATTTGATGCATGGGGTTACAACGGATCATTCGATGGCGCGCCAAGTACCTCAGCATATGCTTCAGGTCGGAACGGAACATCGGACGAAGTCCACGTAGTCGTTGTCGATGAAACCGGTGGCATTTCTGGTACTGCTGGAACAGTTCTAGAAAAATACCCATATCTCTCAGTTGCAACTGATGCAAAAACCCCAGAAGGTCAATCGACCTATGTTAAAACTGTTCTGAATGAACGTTCAGAATATGTACATTTTGCATCGTTCGGTTCAAGTCTGGCATTCGACTCGGATGCTTGGGGCTTAGCTTCAAACGTAGGTACTGCAACTACACCAGGATCCAGCAAAACCTTCATTTCAGGTCTTGATGCCAAAAATTATACATTAGGTAACGCTGCTAATTCTTCCACTTTGGGAACGGGTGATATGGCAAGAGCTTATGATACGGTAGAGGATGTTGAGGCTATTGACGTTGATCTGCTTATTGCTCCAAGCTTGAGCAGCTCGGCCGATCAGGATACTGTCGTAGAAGATCTGGTTACTATTGCTGGTACCACACGTAAAGACGCACTAGTTGTCGCCTCACCGGCACGCAGCGATGTGGTTAATATTGCCGCTCCAACTGCAGTTACCAACACTGTAACTACAGCTAATAGTCATAGTAACTCGTCCTATCTAACCCTTGCTGGTAACTTCCTAAAGGTATATGATAAGTATAACGACAACTATATCTGGATCCCAGCAGCTTCGTCAGTAGCAGGTCTTATGGCAGCAACTGATAGAGAACAGGGCGCTTGGTACTCACCTGCAGGTACAAGACGCGGCCAAATCCGCGGAGTTACAGATCTTGCAATTAACCCTACTAAGTTGCAACGCGATACACTTTATAAAGCAGGTGTTAACCCAATTGCAACCCTGACTGGTCAAGGGACATTACTATACGGCGATAAGACTAAACTTAATCGACCAAGCGCTTTCGATCGTATTAACGTTCGTCGTCTGTTCTTGAAGATTGAGAAAGAAATCGCTAATTATGCTAGAAACCTCGTTTTTGAATTCAATGACGAATTCACTCGCGCAGAGTTTGTTGGTGTTGTAGAACCATACCTAAGAGATATCCAAGCCAGAAGAGGCATTACGGATTTCCGCGTGGTCTGCGATGAGACAAATAATACGCCGACAGTCGTCGATAATAACGAGTTTATTGCTAGCATATATATTAAACCGGCCAGATCGATCAACTACATCACTCTAAACTTTGTTGCAGTACGCACCGGCGTTTCGTTTGAAGAAGTCGTAGGTCAGGGATAAGGAGGCTACAATGGTACTTAACGTACAACAGTTTAAAACAGAATTGGTTAAAGGTGGGTCTAGAGCCAACCTTTTCGAAGCCGAAATTAATCTCCCTGCTAGCTTGGGGTCTAATGAGATTACTAAGGTCTCTAAGTTTCTAGTAAAAACTGCAGAGATCCCTGGTTCGACTATTACCCCGATTATCATCCCATTCCGTGGTAGACAACTTAAGATCTCAGGCGATAGAACCTTTGATCCATGGACAGTTACCATTATCAATGATGGTGATATGAAGATTCGTAAGGGTATTGAAGAGTGGATGAATTCTATCAATAATCATGAGGATAACCAAGGTGCGGTAGATAACTATTTTGCCCAACTGAACGTTGCTCAAATTGATAGACAGCTCGGTAAAGAGGTCAAAGGCCAGAAATGGACGTTCGTAGATGCGTGGCCATCTGATCTAGGCCCGATTTCGGTATCATTCGATAACGAAAATCAGATCCAAGAATATCAGGTCACGTTCCAGTACCAATACTGGACTTCAGATCGTACCACCTAATACGATCATATATAAATAATAAGAAGGGCAGTTATGCCCTTCTTAACTATTGAGTAAGGAAAAGGTAATGGCAGATAACAGTCTTCAGCTATTTGGATTCGAGATCAAAAGAGCGAAGAAAAAAGAAGCTCAGAAGTCTCCATCCATTGTACCTCCAACAGATACGGACGGAGCTGGCTATGTTACCGCTTCAGGTGCAGGACATTATGGTCAATATGTAGATATTGATGGCGATAAAGCTAAAGATAATTACCAACTAGTTATGAAGTACCGGGGGTCTTCGATGCACCCCGAGGTCGATATGGCTATCGAAGAGATTGTCAATGAAGCTATTATGACTTCCGAATTACAGGCTCCGGTCAATGTTAATTTGGATAAAGTCGAAGCTTCTGATAAAATTAAAAAAAGTATCCAAGAGGAGTTCGATCGGGTTCTGTCTCTGTTGAACTTTGCAGATAATGGCGTCGATATGTTTAGACGTTGGTATATCGATGGACGACTAGTACACCACATTATCGTGGATGAAGCGAATCTGAAAAACGGCATTCAAGAAATTCGATTCATGGATGCATCAAAGGTTCGAAAAATTCGAGAGATCCAATATAAAAGGGATACGACTGGTGGACCACAGGGCGCAAAGGTCGTCGATAAAGTAAAAGAATATTACGTCTATCAGGAAAAGCCAGGCGCACAGACGGGTGCAGTTAAATTAACTGAAGATTCTGTCAGTTATGTCTCATCTGGTCTACTTGATGAATCCCGCAGAAAAGTAATTTCATATCTACATAAATCACTAAAAGCCGTTAACCAATTACGCATGATGGAGGACTCGCTAGTAATATATCGTCTAGCTAGAGCGCCAGAACGCCGTATCTTTTATGTAGACGTCGGTAACTTACCTAAGGGTAAAGCCGAAGAATATATGAAAGGTATCATGACCAAGTATCGTAATAAATTGGTCTACGATTCTAATACCGGTGATATTCGAGATGATAGAAAACATATGTCAATGCTCGAAGATATCTGGCTACCTCGCCGCGAGGGCGGTCGTGGGACTGAGATCTCCACTTTACCAGGCGGGGAGAATCTGGGTCAGATTGACGATATCATTTATTTCCAAAAACGTCTATATAGAGCATTGAACGTCCCTCTTAATAGATTAGAACAAGAATCTCAATTTTCACTGGGGCGATCTAATGAGATTACCCGAGAAGAAATTAAGTTCCAGAAATTTATTGATAAACTACGTAATAAATTTGGTAAACTGATGATCGAGCTTCTTAAGAAACAGCTTCTTATGAAGGCGATTATCACTGAGGACGACTGGGAGAATTGGAAAAACGATATCAACATTGATTATCTCCGTGATAACCATTTCACCGAACTGATGGAAAATGATATCCTCCGGGAGAAGATTCAGACCCTTGACCAAGTAGGTCAATACGTAGGTGAATACTTTACTAAAGAGTGGGTTCTGAAAAATGTTCTTAGATATGATGAGGATGATATCGCGGAGCTTGAAAAAGCCAGTGAGAGTAACGACGATGCTGAAGAAGAAAGTGATGCTAGATTGTCTAAAAACGATGAATTAGACAATTAAATTGGATGTCAAGCTTTTCATTCGTATAAATAATATACAAGGAGAATATAATGAATAATATTGAAGATTTGATCCAGAATGTACTGGACGGCGATTTTAATAAAGCCAATGACGTTTTTGCCGGGTTGGTGGCTGATAAACAATCAGATGTATTAGCACAAGAAAAAATCGCTATAGCTAACCAAATCTTTAATGGGTCAGTTGAAGCTGAAGAGCCAGCTGAGGGGCCTATCTCAAATGAGACCGATCAGGAAGACGAGGTTGCATTAGAGGCAGATGCTGAGGACCCAATTGAGGATGATATCAATATTGATGATATTAATGTTGATGATATCGATCTAGAAGAATTAGAAAATCAGGAATAATTAAATGAAACTGATCAGCGAATATACAGAAAACGATATCCAGTGTATCGTAGAATCCAAAGAAAATGGCGAGAAGAGATACGTGATTGAAGGCGTATTTGCTCAAGCTGATCAGAAAAACCGTAATGGTCGCGTTTATCCGAAAATGATTATGGAAGGCGCAGTTAATCGTTACGTAACAGAACAAGTTTCCAAAGGTAGGGCAGTAGGTGAACTAAATCACCCTGATGGGCCTACCATCAATTTGGACAAGGTATCTCACAAGATCACGGACCTCAGATTCGAGGGAAATGATGTTGTAGGTAAGGCACAAGTATTGGATACTCCAATGGGTAAGATTGTAAAAGGTCTACTTGAAGGTGGTGTTCAACTAGGTGTGTCGACTCGTGGTATGGGAAGTCTAGAGCAACGAAATGGTGTTATGTATGTCAAGGAAGATTTTCACCTTGCTACCGTAGACATTGTTCAGGATCCATCTGCGCCCCAAGCATTTGTTAATGGGATTATGGAAGGCGTAGAATGGGTTTGGAACAATGGCATCATTGAGGCTAAAGATATTGAAGAAATTGAGACTGAAATTAGAAACGCTCCACGTGCAGCTCTTTATGAGACGCAGGTTCGTGAGTTTAAGAATTTCCTCTCGTTGATCAAAAATAGATAAGGAGTTAAACATGGCTGATCAAATTCAGGAACAGGATGTTGAGCTCGATGAAATCGACGAAGAAGTCATCGAAGAAGCTCATGATCCTAAAAACGCTGAAGCCCAGTCAGTTGCCTCGGTAGATAAAGCTACTGATGCAGGACCGGGTCAAAGTGCAACCAGAACTGGTGATAGCAGAAAATCAGAACCAATGCCTAAAACTAAGGCTGGTATGATTAATGCTATGTACGGTAAAATGTCTGGAATGAAGAAAGCTGATCTTCAGGCAATGTTCAAAGGTATGCACGAAGACGTAGATTTCGAAGAAGTGGAAGCAATTGCTGAAGCACAAATCGACGTCGATTCAGAACTTAAAGACCTTGTGGATAACGAAGCAACACTCTCGGAAGAGTTCAAGGAAAAGACTGCAATCCTATTTGATACTGCAGTACAATCCAAGATCGCTGAAGAAGTTGAGCGTCTCGATGAACAATACAAGGAAGAACTAGCTGGTGAAGTTTCAACCATGAAAGAATCAATGGTTGAGAAAATTGACAGCTACCTAAACTACGTAGTCGAAAATTGGATGGACGAAAATAAAATCGCTGTTCAAAATGGTCTTCGTACTGAAATTGCTGAAGGTTTCATGAGCAATCTTAAAGATCTGTTCACAGAGTCTTATATTGAAGTACCGGAGTCAAAAGTCGACCTAGTTGACGATCTCGCTGGTCAGGTTGAGGAGCTAGAAGAGCGCCTGAACAAGACTACCAAAGACGCGATCGACCTTTCGGAAGAAATTGAAAATCTTAAGAGAGATCGTATTGTCGCTGAAGCTGCTAAGGGTCTTGCAGACACTCAAGCAGAAAAACTAGCGGGTCTTCTTGAAAAGGCAGAATTCGAATCAGAAGAAGCTTTCGTTAAGAAAGTGGAAGTAATTAAAGAATCGTATTTTGCGGAACAAAAAGTAGAAGCTGATCCAATTGAGACGGAAACAATCACTGAAGAAGATACAGTGGAAGTTTCGGCAGTTATGGAACAGTATCTCACAGCTCTTAGAAAAACCCAATAAGGAGTATAGACAAATGTCTTACGATAAATTAATTGAGAAATGGAACCCAGTTCTCTCGGAAGAAAGCGTTGCACCTATTGCTGATAAGCATAGAAAAGCTGTAACTGCTCAGCTTCTGGAAAACCAAGAGGTTGCTTTCCGCGAAGAAGGTTCGCAGATGAACTTCCTGGCGGAACACGACCAAAACACAACTAACGTCACTAGCGGTACTACTGCGAACTGGAACCCAGTTCTTATCTCGCTTGTACGTCGTGCTATGCCAAACATGATCGCTCACGATATCGCTGGCGTTCAGCCAATGACCGGTCCAACAGGCCTCATCTTCGCGATGAAGTCACGTTACCGTTCAACTAAATCTGGCGTTTCTGTTGGTGATGAGGCTCTGTTCGGCGAAGCTGCATTTAACTTCTCGGGTGACTCGGGCACAACTGCAATGGCAGCTGATGGCTCTGGTCTTTCGGGCGTTAATGATGGCGACGGTGACTCTACAATCGCAGACTCGGTTGCAGATCCTACTACAGGTCTTGACCTTTACACTACCGCTGAAGCAGAAGCACTTGGTGCATCTGGCGGCGAACAGTTCGCTGAAATGGGTTTCACCATGGAAAAAGCAACTGTTACTGCAAAGTCACGTGCTCTGAAAGCCGAGTACACTATGGAATTGGCACAGGATCTTAAGGCTATCCACGGTCTGGATGCTGAAACAGAACTTGCTAATATCCTGACAACTGAGATCCTAGCGGAAATCAACCGCGAAGTTATCCGTACAGTTAACTCTCAGGCGAAGCTTGGTGCTACTACTGGTAACACTGCAGTTAACGGCATCTTCGATCTTCAGACAGACGCAGACGGTCGTTGGAGCGTTGAAAAGATCAAAGGTCTTATCATCCAGCTCGAGCGTGAAGCTAACCAGATCGCAAAAGACACTCGTCGCGGTAAGGGTAACTTCCTGGTCGTTTCTTCGGATGTTGCTTCGGCTCTTGCAGCTTCGGGTATGCTTGATTACGCTCCGGCGCTTTCGGCTAACCTGAACGTCGACGACACAGGTAACACTTTTGCAGGCGTTCTGAACGGTCGCACTAAGGTCTATATCGACCCATATGCAACTGCAGACTATGCAACTGTAGGTTATAAAGGTTCTTCGGCATATGACGCAGGTCTATTCTACTGCCCATACGTACCACTAACTATGGTTCGTGCGGTTGGTGAGAACACCTTCCAGCCAAAAATCGGCTTCAAGACTCGCTACGGTATGGTTTCGAACCCATTCGTTGGCGCTACTCCTGCTAACGGTCTGGCAGCTGCTAAGACCAATCAGTACTACAGGATCTTCAGGGTTGATAATATCCTGGGCGCATAAGCCTAGCGAAGAGAAGGGTCAACCTTCCAAAATAATAGATGGGGCGGCATTTTGCCGCCCTTTTTAGTGGCCGTTCAAATCCTTATATTCTTCCGTTTTTTCTCTTATAAATATAGGTAACAAGATGAGGAATGAAATATGTCTTTAACCGAAAATCGTAATTACTTACAACCCAGTGCATTCAAAGTTCTGATTGACCGAAAAAGGTTTGCCAACGCGAATTTCTTTGCGCAGTCGTTTCAACATCCGGATGTTAGTACTACTGCGACCGAAGTTCCATATAGACAGTATAGCAGCTCTCCCGAAATCCCGGATACTTACCAGTATGGGGAATTGACTATTAACTTCATATTAGATGAGGATATGGAAGTATACACGGAACTCCATACCTGGCTAAAGGATAATGTTGATAAAGAATTTCAGGAAGCTGATTCGGTCAATCCCTCGTATGCAGATATCGTGATTACCGTTCTATCTAGTAAGAATAATGTTAATAAGAAAATCAAATACAGAAATGCATTTCCAACTAATATTGGGGGTATTTCTTTTGAAGCGAATCTCGACGGTCTGCAGGTTATGGCTTTTCCGGTTTCGTTCCGTTATACATACTTTGACATTGAATAAACTATAGGATTATATTTGTGATTGATCTACAGAATGTACTGAAAGAGTGGGAAACTGATTCCGTAATTGATGATATGAATTTAGATGAAGAGAGCAGAAAAGCTGCTAATCTCCATGCTAAATATCTACAATTATATTCCCTTGCAAAACTTCAACTTAAAAAATCAGAAATGTCGCAGAAGTCCCTATTGAAGGATAAGTGGCTATATTATGGTGGGAAAATGACTGCAGAGGATATTGAAGATAGAGGTTGGGAGTATGACCCGTTTGATGGGCTTAAAGTCCTGAAGACTGATATGGATCGCTATTATGATGCAGATCCTGATATACAGAAATCGGAAGAGAAAGTAGAATACTGGAAGACCGTGGTTGCAGCTCTAAAAGAAATTCTGGATAATGTCAAATGGCGGCATCAGACTATTAAGAATATTCTAGAATGGAAAAAGTTTCAAGCCGGTGCATAACGAATTAATCATTTGGACCATACAGCGAACAGGTGCCACAACGCTTAAATCCCGATTGGGTATCCAAGGCGCTATATTCGGTAATGGTGGGAAGTATGGCTCAACCCCCTCGGAAGAGATGGAGGATATTTTATCCTTTGAGAGAGAATTTAAATCCTCAGTAGGGGGATATCATACTAATTGGGGTAAGTTATTCCAAATCGCGAAATATACCCCCGATCGTACCCATATCGTACATTACCGAGATAATTCAGCAGATCGTATACTATCTTGGTATCTCGCCAACTCGACTGGTGCATTCAGTCCTAAAAAAGTGGACAAATATAAAGATAATGTAGTTAAATTCCTCGGGGATGATACACTAGACCCATCCCACTTAATTGAACGAGAGATACTTGATCTAAAGCTCCTTCTACAAGCCTCAGTTATCCTTAATAGCCTTGGTCGAGATATAATCGTTACTAAGTATGAGGATTTCTTTACACCGGAGCAAGGATATGGCACTCGTGATATATACGAACAGTTATCCGGCGTAGATGACTTTAATGAGTTAATAAATAACAATGCAGAGATTCGAAACTTAAAAGCTGAAATTGATGGAAAAGATAACAGTACAGAAGAACACCCACGTATCGCTGAACTTAAGTTGTAATAGTGGAATTGCGATGGAGTTAAACGAGTTCTTTTCGTTTTTCGTTCCTGGCTACAAATTTATGCCAGCGTATAAGAATAAGGTATGGGATGGTAAAGTCCGTTTATTTAATCGAAATACCTATGAATTACCCGTAGGCCTATACCATTATCTTAGTCATTTTGCAAAGAAACGGGGTTACGAGATTGATCTGATAGAGGGTACAGTTGGTTATCCTACAGATAAAAATCAGGTAGATCCGAAGGCGATATTAGAATTCCTGAAGTCTTTGAATCTTTCATCACGCGGTAATCCTATTGATGTAAGAGATTATCAGTTTCAGGCTATCTGCACGGGCATACAAGATAGAAGATCTATCCTACTTTCACCAACTGGGTCGGGTAAGTCCTTAATTATATACTCATTGCTCCGATGGTATCTTGATAACCATGATGATAAGATTCTGGTTATTGTTCCAACCACATCTTTGGTTGAGCAAATGCATTCAGACTTCGCCGACTATTCTGCAAAGGATCCTACCTTTAACGGCAAAGAGATGTGTCACACTATCTTCTCAGGTCGACCTAAAAATAATATAGAGCAGCGAGTTGTTATCAGCACATGGCAATCTGTCTATAAACTCCCTGGTACTTGGTTCGATCAATTTGGAGCGGTTTTCGGTGATGAGTGTCATGGTTTCAAATCCAAATCATTGACCTCCATTATGAACAAATCGCGGCGCGCAGCTTATCGATTTGGAACAACAGGAACACTTGACGGAACACAAACTCATGAACTCGTACTCCAAGGTTTATTCGGAAAGGTATATGATGTAACAACTACTAAGAAGCTCCAGGAAAATGACACCCTTGCAGAATTAGATATCTCGATGCTATCCCTTAAACATCCTAAATCTATCGGGAAAGACTGGGGTAAGCGGACGTATCAAGAGGAGATAGATTATATTGTAAGGAACGATGAGCGTAATAAATTCATTAAGAATCTGGCATTAGATCAGAAGGGTAATACCCTAGTATTGTTCCAATTTGTGGAGAAGCATGGTAAACCCCTATATACTATGATAAAGGATGATGCTAAAGAAGGACAAAGGGTTTATTTCGTAAGTGGTGAGGTTGAAACAGAAGATCGAGAAGCCATTCGAGGAATCGTAGAGCAACAATCTAATTCGGTGATTGTCGCCTCGCTCGGTACCTTTTCCACAGGTATTAACATCAGGAACCTACACAATATCATCTTCGCCTCTCCTTCTAAATCTCAGATACGGGTACTACAGTCAATTGGCCGTGGGCTTCGTAAGTCTGATAATAACCAAGCTACTCATCTGTTTGATATTGTGGATGACATCACAGGCAATAAAGCTAAGAAGAACTTTGCCTTTCAGCATGGAGCAGAACGTCTAAAGATCTATGAGAAGCAGGGATTTAACTATAAGATATATAAGATAGATTTAAATGAGTGAATACGCAATATTACAATATAAGCTACTAACCGGAGAGGAAGTTATCTCTGAAGTAGTTGCCTGGCCGGATGATAGTAATGATGTAGGTAAACTCATTTTGAGGAACCCTCTCACTATTAAATTTGATATGGAACAGACTGGTTATTATCTAATGCCATTCATGGCCAATCAAATATGCGAAGACTGCGAGATAGGACTAGATCCATATTCAATAATATCAGAGGCACATCCTAGTGACCAAATGATAATGAAATATAAGAAGATAACAGAATATCTCATGGGAGATGCAGATGATCCAGACTTCTACATTGATGATATACCAGAGTTCTTACACTAGTATTCTATCCCACCCAAAAGGGTCTTTTATATTATACCGAGGTTCGATCGGTTTGTAAACCCCCTAAATGAAAAAAAATGATCTTTTTTTAGAAAATATTTTACATAAAACTGTTTACACCTATGTGTGGATATGATATAATATAGTATGAAAGGAGCGAAAATGGCAAAGAAAAAACAAAGTATTCATTATGTTAATAATGCAGAATTCTCGAACGCTGTAGTAGAATATGTAAAATCTGTCAACGAGGCAGAGAAGAACAAAGAAACAATCCCAATTGTACCTGATTACATTGCGACCTGCTTTCTTCGTATCGCTGAAGGATTATCCCACAAATCAAACTTTATTCGATACACCTATCGCGAAGAGATGGTGATGGATGCAGTAGAGAATTGTCTCAAAGCAGTGCGGAATTATAATATCGAAGCGGCTACTCGAACAGGTAAACCGAATGCGTTTGCATATTTCACACAGATTAGTTGGTATGCATTCCTTCGGAGGATTGAAAAAGAGAAGAAGCAACATGACGTAAAATTACGATATCTTACAGAATCCGGTATAGAAAACTTTATTGCAGATGAGGATATAACTAATCCTAGTATCAATTCCTTTGTGGATCAACTTAAGGATCGCATTGATAAGATCAAGTGCCAGGATCAGAATATCAAGGAATATAAGAAGAAGATAAAACCCCCTCGCAGACGCCGCGTAGTGGTTGACTCGGACTTATCAGGATTTTTAGAATAAATGCACGTAGCAATTTTAAACGATACACACTGTGGTATACGTAATTCCTCTGATGTATTTGGGAACAACGCCGAGAAATTTTATTCCGAGGTGTTTTTCCCATACCTGATGGAAAATGGCATTAAGCGGATCCTTCACCTGGGTGATGTGTTCGATAATCGTAAATTCATTAACTTTAAGGCTCTGAATGGATATCGAAAGGCCTTCCTCTCTAAGCTTCGAGAGTATGGGATTCATATGGATGTTATCCCGGGCAATCACGATACCTATTATAAGAATACAAATGAGTTGAATTCCCTTAAGGAATTGCTGGGGCATTATATGGGAGAAGTAACTATCCATATGAATCCTACAGTAGTTAATTATGATGGATTAGATGTTGCATTATTGCCATGGGTCTGTCAGGATAACTATGATAAATCTTTACGGTTCATTGAATCGTGTAAAGCCCCGTGGTTGGCCGGCCATCTGGAATTGAATGGATTCGATGTGATGAAGGGAATCCCTCACCATGGGGGAATGAATCCGGGTTTGTTCAATAGATTCGAACAGGTAATTTCGGGCCACTTTCACACAAAATCCGAAAAAGATAACGTACGATATCTTGGAACCCAATTAGAGTTCACTTGGAGTGACGCACATGACCCTAAACATTTCCACATTCTTGATACGTCTACTAGAGAGCTTTTTCCTGTACACAACCCTCACACTCTTTTCCATCGTATACATTACGACGATCGTAAAAGCAATTATGATGATTTTGACCTGAGTCAGATCCATAATAAATTTGTAAAAGTTGTTGTAATTAATAGATCTGACCTATTTACATTTGACCGATTTATTGATAGAATACAATCACACCCTATCCACGATTTGAAGATCGCCGAGAACTTTAATGAGTTTGTTGGGGATAATGTTGAGGATGGGGGCATTGAACTGGAAGAAACCGAAACCTTACTTGACTCCTATGTTGATGGTGTGGATACTGACCTAGATAAGGTCCGCATCAAATTAAGTATGAGAACCCTGTTAACTGAGGCTCAGACGTTTGAAATCGCATGATTATATTTAAATCTCTAAAATACCGGAATTTCCTATCGACAGGAAACAACTGGACTGAAATTGATCTTACTGCCACTAAGTCTACTCTTATTGTGGGTCATAATGGCGCAGGTAAGTCGACTATGCTAGATGCTTTGTCATTTGCATTATACGGTAAAGCCCACAGGAATATCAATAAACCTCAACTGGTCAACAGTATCAATAATAAGGACTGTCAAGTTGAGGTAGAATTTACCATTGGGAAATCAGAATTCAGGATCCACCGAGGACTTAAGCCTCAGATATTCGAGATCTGGAAGAATGGCACCATGATTAATCAGGAGGCCCGTGCACTCGAATATCAGAAGGTATTAGAGTTGAATATCTTGAAGATGACTCATAAGTCATTCCATCAGATCGTAGTCTTGGGCAGCTCTTCGTTCATCCCATTCATGCAGCTTTCAGCTCAACATCGACGGGCAGTTATTGAGGATTTACTTGACATTAACGTATTCTCTAAAATGAATATATTAATTAAGAGTAAGCAGGGGATACTCCGGGATAAGATAAGAGAATTAGATTACAACCTCGAGCTAAACGAGAACCGTATCGATACTCAGAAAAAGTATATCAGAGATATCGACGCAATGAATAACGAGGAGATCCTTGAGAAAAAGTCTCGCATTAAGGAAACCCAGGGCGAAATTCAGCGATTAGAGGATGAAAATTCGATCTCAAATGAGATAGTAGGTTCGAAACAAGAAGAGGTGACCCGCCAACTTAATGCTGCACATGATCGAAAGCAGTCAATCCTATCCTATAAAAATACCTTTAATACCCAGATTAAAAGTCTAGTCAAGGAAGCTAAATTCTACGAGGATAATACTGCATGTCCAACGTGTACGCAAGAAATTGTAGAGGAAGTACGTGAGGGAAAACTCCATCAGGTAAAGAAAGAGGCCACTACTCTACAAGAGGCATTAACAAAAGCTGAAGATGAAGCAGGCAAAATTGCGGACGAGATCACTCGGTTTTCCGAAAAGGTTGATGAGCTTAGAAAAGAGGAATTCAAAATCCGCGGTAATAATCAGGAGATCGGTAGGCTTCAGAAGACCATCGATACTCTTAATAAAGATATCGAGCGGCTATCAGTTCGGGGTGGGGATCTTAATACTGCCAAGTGCGAATTGGAAGAGCTTCAATCTACGCGCGAAGATCTTCGTAATAGTAAATTCCAGGAGAATGAATCATATAGCTATAATGCATGCATTGCAGAGATGCTAAAGGACACCGGTATCAAAACGAAAGTTATCAAGCAATATCTGCCGGTCATTAATAAATTGGTTAACCAGTATCTGCAAACCCTAGATTTTTTCGTGCATTTCGATCTAGACGAGGAGTTCAAGGAAACTATCAGATCTCGCCACCGCGACGCGTTTTCTTACGATTCGTTTTCAGAAGGTGAAAAACAGCGGGTTGATTTAGCTCTACTATTCACTTGGCGCATGATCGCTAAAATGAAGAACAGTGTATCCACCAATCTTCTATTATTGGATGAGACCTTTGACTCCTCTTTGGACCATGAGGGCGTAGATAACTTGATGAAGATTTTGTATACCCTTGAGGATGATACTAATACTTTCGTGATTAGCCATAAGGGGGAAATCCTAGATGGTAAATTCAAGCGAAAGATTGAATTTGTGAAAGAGAAAAATTTCTCAAAAATCGCAACTTTGGGGGTTACATAATTCCTAATTTTGTGTTATAATTATTAAATATCTAATGGAGTTTATGATGCAACTGAATGATAATACGATCCAAGTTCTTAAGAACTTCGCTCAGATCAATCCTAATATTCTCATCGATAAAGGTAATTCTATCAAGACCATTGCCGAAGCCAAGAATGTGTTCGCAAAGGCTACGCTTAACGATGAATTCCCATCTCGATTTGGAATTTACGATCTAAACGAGTTTCTGAGTGTAATTAACCTAGTCGATTCCCCTGATTTTAAACCTGAGGCCGGTTTTGCTACTATTAGCGATGGTTCGGGTAGATCTAAGATCAAGTACTACTTTACTGATCCCAATCATCTTACTACCCCAACTCGCGATGTAAAGATGCCGGAAGGTGATGTGTCATTCCGACTTGACACCGAAACCCTTAACCGACTTAAATCTGCAGCAGGGGCGCTCGGACACGGAAGTGTATCGGTTACCCCATCAGATGGGATACTCGTCCTTACGGTATTTGATGAGGATAATAACACAGGTAACACCTATTCGATTGAAATTTCCGGTAAATATAACACATCGGCAGATTTTAAATTTGTCTTTAATATTGGCAACCTAAAAAAGCTAATTTCGACTACGTATAATGTAGAGATTTCTTCCTCATTGGTTGCTCACTTTAAATCTGAAGAATCAGATCTTTCAATTGAATATTTTGTAGCGCTAGAAAAAACAAGTAAATATGGAGAATAATATGTCAGATCTTGCGAACAACGCCAACCAAGTCGCCCGAAGCACCGTAGCGGTGATCGATACCATTACTCAACGTGGTGGATTTAAGGGCGAAGAACTTAGCACAATTGGTCGACTTCGTGATCAATGTAGCCTACTACAACAGCTTGCCGAACAGGCTTTGGAGGATCAACCAGACGAGAGCGCCTGATATATCGGGCCTTAAGCCACTTAACGTCACATACATAATACATAATGCATTGGTGAAAATATGTCAGATGATTTCCTTTGGTGTGAAAAATATCGCCCCGATAAAGTGGAGGATACCATCCTCCCTCCCGGTCTAAAAAAGACTTTTAATGAGTTAGTTGTAACGGGAAAACTTCCCAATATGTTGTTTACAGGTACTGCTGGCTTGGGTAAAACCACGGTAGCAAAGGCCCTGTGTAACGAATTGAATCTCGATTACATTGTTATCAACGGGTCGGAGGATGGTAACATTGATACCCTTCGCGGTAAGATTAGACAGTTTGCCTCAACCATCTCTTTGCAGGGTGGATATAAGGTTGTTATCCTAGATGAGGCGGATTACCTAAATCCTAACTCGACACAGCCGGCTCTTCGTGGATTCATTGAGGAGTTTGCTAATAACTGTCGATTTATTCTGACTGCGAATTTCAAGAACCGTATTATCGAACCCCTCCATTCTAGATGTTCGATTTACGAATTTAATACCACTCGTAAGGAGATGGCGGATCTTGCCGCTGGATTCTTTGAACGGATGAAATATATTCTAGAACAGGAAAATGTCAAATATGATACAAAACCTGTTGCAGAGCTGATTATCAAGTATGCGCCTGATTGGCGTCGAGTGATTAACGAATGCCAGCGATACGCAATCTCTGGTGAAATTGACGCAGGTATTCTGGTGAATATCAGTGACGTGTCCTACAATTCCTTATTCATCTCGCTTAAGAAGAAAGACTTCAAAGCGATGCGAAAATGGGTGGTAGAGAATATCGACACTGAGCCGTCTGCGATCTTCCGAGCAATTTATGATAGGATGAATGATAAAGTTAAGGCACAGTCAATACCTGCTTTGGTATTAATCCTTGCTGACTATCAACATAAAACTGCATTTGTAGCGGATCATGAATTGAATGTTGTTGCTTGTTTAACCGAAATTATGAGTAGTGTGGAGTTTATATAATGGCAATTATTTACGATATTGAGACCCTAAGTCAAGACCAATATAGAGGCGTGATCGTATCCATGGCTCTCTTGGAGTTTGACTTAAATCGTCTTAAATACGGTAAACCTTATACATGGGAAGGTTTACTAGAGGATGTACAGCTCGTCAAATTTGATGTAGAATCACAGGTAAAGAAGCACGGGCGACATATCGCGCCCGATACCCTAAACTGGTGGAAGGATCAACCGCCATCGGCCCAGAAGCAATTAGCCCCCAGTAAGGATGATGTGTCATTATCTGAACTATATAGTTGGTTCATTAGTAATGTGACGGGTCCGGTAGATGTGGCGTATACCCGTAGTAACACTTTCGATCCAGTGTTTATCCAATTCGCCTGCGAGCAATTTGGAGATACGATGCCTCATCCATGGTGGGTAACTCGAGACACCCGAAGCACTATCGATGGGATGGCATGGGGCGAGGATATTAATAATAAATTCATTCCCGAGGGGCTAGAGGAAAAATTCATTGCACATGACCCAGCTCATGATATTGTAATGGATGTCATGCGGATCCAATATCTTTCGCGGATCCTAGTAGACGAAATCCCATTTTAGGAAAACGTATGAGTAAAAGCCCGTTCGATTACCTAAACGCTATCAATATGAATAAAAAAGATATCATGACAGATGATATCGATGAAAAGGCATATGTGCCATTTGTCGTTAACCGATCCCTTTCATATTTCCCTGATACCGTACTCTTTGCAAATGAAATGAATCAAAACCACCATTTGGATAATCGGCTTCAGTTCGATTTCTATCTTAATGGGATTCGAAAGAAGAAGCGATTCTCTAAGTGGGCCAAATCGAATCCTCATAAGGATATTGATACGGTAAAAGAATCCTACGGTTATAATACTACTAGAGCACTCGAAGTATTGTCCATCCTAACAAAGGAACAAGTTGAGGCTCTAAGGGTAAATCTTCGTGGCGGCCGAAATCCATAAGATCCAATTTATATAAATAATATAGTCATGAAATATATCATGTAATAAATTATAAAATATAAGAAGCGGAATTCGATTATGGAAGAAAGTAAATTATACGAATGGGAGCCTAGAGCAATGCTTGAGGTAACCCTAGCGAACCCAGATGATTTTTTAAAAGTAAAAGAAACCTTGACCCGTATCGGGGTGGCTTCTCGTAAGGATCGGAAGCTATATCAATCGTGTCACATCTTACACAAACAGGGACGATATTTCATCGTTCATTTCAAAGAGCTATTTCTATTAGATGGTAAAAAGTCAAACCTAGAAGAGAATGATGTTGCTCGTAGGAATACTATTGCAACCCTTTTAAGTGACTGGGGCCTAATTGAAATTTCAACGGGTAATCCTCAGCTCTTAGCCCCATTACGTCAGATCAAGATCCTTTCATTTAAAGAAAAAGATCAATGGGATCTGTGCCCGAAATATAACATAGGCTCGACCCGGTCAGTTAATGCATAGGAAACTTACCAAAAATGGACGACTTTAAAACCTTTATCCAAGAGGGGGTTAATGACCCCGCTATCTTTAAAGCAGTATTTTTGGCGGGTGGACCGGGATCAGGAAAAAGTTTCATTGTTGGTAGAACCGCCCTCAGCGCGCTGGGATTTAAAGTAATTAACTCTGATGATATATTTGAAATTGCTCTTAAAAAGGCTAATATGAAGCCCGATCCTGAAACGATCTTCTCTCCGAAGGGCCAAGAGATTCGATCTAAAGCAAAAGCGCTTACTGGTAAAAAATTAGAATTAGCCCTTGACGGGAGATTGGGATTGGTCATTGACGGGACTGGTAAGAACTATGATAAGATCAGTAAACAGGCTACCGAACTGAGAAAACTCGGCTATGAAGTCAGTATGATCTTCGTCAATACGACAGAGGAGACCGCAGTCGCTCGCAACCACGAGAGGCCTCGAAGCTTACCGGATGACACCGTTAAAAGAATGTGGAAAGATGTCCAGAAGAATCTAGGTAAATTCCAAAGCTTCTTTCGTAATAAAATGTACGTAGTCGACAATTCCGAAGACGTAAACTGGCAGTCCGCCACACTTAAAGCTTATAAAGAAATCTCTAAATGGGCTAAGACGAAACCTGCATCTAAAGCAGCTAAAACCTGGATCGCTCACCAAAAGAAGAGCTGATGAATACCAGGTATTCAAAAAAGTGTTAGCTATACCATCTATAATTGTATAAATAAAATGAGTGCGGAATAATCCGGCTCGAAATAATCTTGCTTGATCAAAAGGAGATACACATGACAGGCGTACAATCACTATTCCCACGTTCATCTTTCGTTGGATTTGACCATTTACTCAATGAGTTAGAGTTCACTGCTAAACACGCTCAAGACCATTATCCCCCACATAATATCATTAAAACGGGTGATCAAGATTACCTAATTGAAATGGCTGTAGCGGGATTCGCAATGGATGAACTATCTGTTGAAGTTAAGGATCGCACCTTGACCGTAACAGGGGAACATATTTCTAAGGGTCGGGAATTTATCTATCGTGGTATTTCCACAAAGAAGTTCAAACGTACCTTTAGGCTGTCTGAACACGTAAAAGTAAACGGAGCAGATTTCAAAGACGGAGTACTGTCAGTAATTCTGAAGTACGAAGTCCCGGAAAATCAGCGTCCTCGTAAAATCGAAATCGGTCATTACGAGGAAATCACACATGACGCATCTAGTTCTAACACTAAACAACTACTTAACGAGTCCAGTTGAATACTTTCTATTAAAAGTAAAATCTATTGCTGGGCGGGTTTACGAAGCATTGATTCAAGCGCAGACTAAAAGAGCGCTTGTAGCTGTTCGCCAAGAATTGGCGAAACATCGAATGTATAAGGAAACCTATGATCAACTATGGAGGCTAAGGGATTCCGAATTGAAAGATATCGGTATCTCTCGTGGGGAAATCCACGAGATTGCCCTTCAAGCTTTTATAGACGAGAAAAATAGATAAACTATGGGATGGGGCTCTCAGCCCTATCCTATCACACACACAACACATGGAGAAATACGATGCAGGAATATGCAACAAATTTATGGATCAATGCGATCCAAGATACTAAAAAGACTTGGGTTAATACCTGGATTAAAGAGGAAACCATGAACAAACCTCTTAATGAATTCATTGTAGCCCAAACAGAGTTTACTAAAGAAGCTTTCAAACAGACTACTAATTTCGCGAACGCGGCGGGTGAGGCTTTCTCAAAAATGGTACAAGCCAATGACTAAGAACCCCTTTGAAATCCGAGCTGATATAGTAGCATTAGCCAAGGAATATATGGATGCACAGCAGGACCTAAATCTTCGGCTCATCAATGATCTATATGAGCAAGGGCAGAAATCCGCTGAAGAGGTTGCAAAGGCATATAAAATGTATTCCATGGAAGACCTTATGGGCAAAGCGAAAGAAATGTACGATTTCGTTTCTAAGAAAGACTAAGCTGGCTGAAACTACCCCATAAGGGGTAAAAACAGCAGACTTATATAATAACGAAAAAGGGGGTTTACGCGCCCCCTTTTTTAGTGTATAATACTCTTAATTAAAGGAGATATTATAGTGAGCTTTTACACATCAGTCGATGTCTATAATAATCGTGTTGTTTATCGAGGTTATACCGATAACGGAACCCCGGTAAGCTACAAATATAAATTTGAACCGACCCTTTTCCTACCATCGACGGAAGAGACCGGGTGGCAATCTCTCGATGGGTATAATGTAAAACCTCGACAGTTTACTTCACCGAGCGATATGCGAAATTGGATAAAAGCCAATGGGGATACTGATGGCTTTAAATATTATGGTTCTGACCGGCCGGTTATGCAGTTTATCCAGGATAAATTTCCAGGAGAGATCAAGTACAAAAAAGAACAGATCAATGTAGTCAATTTTGATATCGAGGTTTACTCAGAAGATGGCTTCCCGCATGCTGAAGAGGCATTGCATCCCATCACTGCTATCACTGCTAAATCCTCCCGTTCTAGCGTATACCACGTATGGGGTCTAAAAGATTATTCGGTAGAGGAATCCAAACACAAACAACTTATAATCCAGTATCACAAATGCGAGACCGAGGAGGAATTACTCTATAAATTCCTATCGTGGTGGAAAAAGGATTATCCAGATATTGTTACTGGGTGGAATATTCGATTCTTTGATATTCCCTACGTCATTAATCGCATTGCCCGGATCGGATCCGAAAAGGCCGCTGAATCTCTTTCTCCATGGGGGGTGGTTCGTCAGAAACAAGTCCAATTTAAAAATCAGAATATGGATTCTTATATGATCGTCGGGGTTAACCAGATGGATTATTATGACCTATTCAAGAAGTTTGGTTACAGTTACGGTCCTCAAGAATCCTATCGTTTGGATCATATTGCACACGTAGTATTAGGTGAACGCAAATTATCATATGAGGAATATGGTAACCTTCGCAACCTTTATAATGGAAATCATCAGCTTTATATAGACTATAACATCAAAGATGTGGAGCTTATTGAGCGGATGGATGAGAAGATGGATCTGATCGGGCTTGCGTGCACTTTGGCGTATAAAGCTGGCGTGAATTTCACTGATGTCTTTGGTACAACCTCTATCTGGGATTCTATTGTATATAGAGAATTGACCCCAAGGCATATCGCAGTACCTGCAATGAAAGCCCGGCACCGCATTGCCAACCAATCCGTGGGATTTGCAGGCGGGTATGTCAAAGATGTTAAACCTGATATGTATGAGTGGGTGGTATCATTTGACCTAGCATCTCTGTATCCTAATATCATTGCTCAATGGAATATGTCACCCGAGACCCTTATAGATCATCCTCGATCTGGTGATAATGTATCTCGTGCCGCAAACGGATCAAGTTATCTTAATGATTTCGAAGGGGCCTTTCCTCGGATCGTTAAGGCTTACTATGATGAACGCAAAGTCGTTAAGGAGGAAATGCTTGTTGCAATGAAACGCCAACAAGCAGAAGGTACGACTAAAGAACTTGAACGTGAGATTTCTACCGCCCAGAATAAACAGATGGCGATTAAGATTCTTATGAACTCGCTTTTCGGAGCAATTGGAAATAAATGGTATCGTTATTTCGATCTTAGGATTGCCGAAGGTATTACTTTAACTGGGCAGCATGTTATTAAATGGTGCGAACGCACGGTCAACGATGAGATCAATAAGATCTTGGGTACTAATGAAGATTATGTAATAGCAATTGATACCGACTCAGTCTATGTTAATTTCAAACCATTTATTGAAAAGTTCAAACCCGCTGATCCGGTGAAGTTCTTGGACGAAGTATGCCAAGATCATTTCAATAAGTTATTTGAACGATCAATGGAAGCCCTTTTCGAAGATAGTAATTGCTTCGAGAATCGAATGGATATGGACCGAGAGGTTATTGCCGATCGAGGGATTTGGCAGGCGAAGAAACGTTATATCCTGAACGTACACAATTCAGAGGGGGTTCAATATGAAAAGCCTAAGCTTAAGATTATGGGCATCGAAGCTATTAAATCCTCTACCCCCGAGCATGCCCGGAACTGGATGAAGGAGCTATTCCCGATCCTTATGACGGGTACCGAGAAGGAGACCCAGGATTATATCCGGGCTTGCAAAGAAAAATTCAAATCCCTTCGACCTGAAGAAGTGGCAGCGCCACGTGGTGTAAGCGATATTAATAAGTGGCAAAGCCGCGCAGAGATCTATGCAAAAGGTTGTCCTATTCACGTACGTGGTTCTTTACTTTATAATCATATGATATCTGATAAGGGTCTATCGGGGAAATACGACTACATCAAAAACGGGGAGAAGATTAAATATACATATCTTCGTAAGCCAAATCCTCTTAAGGAAAATGTAATAGCTTTCCCTGATTATCTTCCACCGGAGTTGGGCCTAGAGAGATACGTCGATTACGATCTACAATTCGACAAGGCGTTTCTTGATCCGGTAAAAGCGATCCTTGATGCGATCGGTTGGAGAGCCGAAGAAACCGCAACCCTTGAAGCATTTTTCTAGTAGGGGGGTTTCTTTATCTAAGAAAGTATGATATAATATGAACATTCACAATGGGAAGAACGGAGAATTATATGTCTGATTGGGCAAATGATATTTATATGATGCACAATAAATTTGGGGTGCGAGAATGGTTTGAGAAAAATAAAGACAATGAAGAATTGATGCGAGAATACCTTCAATTTCGAATGTCTATGATTATGGAAGAATTTGTTGAAACCCTGGATGCTATTGAGGCTAAAGACCCCGAAGAAATTGTTGACGGTCTGATTGATCTATGTGTCTTTGCAATTGGTACCCTGGACGTAATGGGCGTGGATGCGAATATGGCATGGGATCAGATCCATGAAGCCAATATGTCTAAATCGCCGGGCGTGAAGCCTGGCCGTCCGAACCCGTTTGGCATGCCGGATCTTCTTAAGCCTGAGGGTTGGGTAGGACCAAGTCATGAGGGAAATCATGGCGATCTCGCTCTCGTCGTTTAAAAATCAATACGACAATAAACCTAAACAAACGGATTTCTCAGATTGGAAACATTTTGAGAGATTCCTCTATGCCCTTGCTGAAAGACCGCTAGGAGGTAAAAGGGATGCAGAACTTATTTCTCCGGCTGTATATGAGCCTGGAACCAGACGCGCAAATAAAAATGTATTATCTTGGGCAGGCTGGTGTGCTGTTGATGTTGACGATATTGAACTTGGGGATGACAATGTAAACGATTACGTTGACACCTTGTCCGATTGGCGTTACGTCTGCTATTCTACGGCTAGCTCTAAAGAAGAACAGCCTAAGTTTAGGATCGTCTTCCAATTAGATCGAGACGTAGTAACTCAAGAGATTAAACATTTCTGGTACGCCCTCCAATCGTATTTGGATGAAGCTGGGGATAAACAGTGTAAAGATCTCAGTCGAATGTACTATGTTCCCGCAACGTATGATAGCGCGTTCAACTTCATTTTCAGTGGTGGTTCGGAGCCATTAGTGGTATCTGATCTACTTAGCAAATATCCGTATGTGGAAAAGAAAAATAGTAATAACTTTATAGATCGACTACCGGAGAAACTTCAGCGGCAGGTGATCGAACATCGTAAATCGAAGATGGAGGCAACCCAATACAATTGGTCTGGATATACCGATTGTCCATTCTGGCCAACTAAACTTGCTAACGAGTATCGAGGGATCACTGGAACTGGTTGGTATCATAAGATGTATCAAATCATGGTAGCGATATCAGCCCGAGCTATTAGTAAGGGATACCCTATAAGAGCTGATCAGGTTGCAGAATTATGTAAGGAATTCGATCGTGAAAATGGCAATTGGTACGAGTCTCGACCCCTAGAAGTTGAAGCCGATCGCGCGCTCGAGTACGCATATAAAAACATATAGGGGGTTTACATTTAATTCGAACTATGATATCATAGTTATATCAAATCAGGAGAATATATAATGTGGACTGTAGATGATACTGTCGCCTGTGACCGCCGGAGTTTTGAAGGTAAATCCGACGAAGTCAAAGCCTACATTGATGAAGTTGTAGCAAAAGCCGAAGCCATGGGCATGGTTGGAGATGGACGGTTTGACTTTGAAGTAGTGCACTACGTCAACGACGATTACGACTTGAATGTAAAGTACGAATTTACTCGCACTGAAACTGAAAAGGAAACCGCTCGTCGTGAAGCTGCTGAAGCAAAAGAAAAGGCTCGTAAGGCTGCTGAACGTAAGAAAGCTAGTGAAAAGCGTAAACCGAAAAACGAAGCTGAATACGAAGAATTCTTGCGTTTGAAAGCCAAGTTTGAAGGAGCTCACTATGGTATGTGGGCAATTGAAGCAAAAAGATTTGGTCACAATCCCGACTTCTTTTATATATCAGGATTGACTCAGGGTGAGTCTCGTAAACTTCATGCTCAGATGAGTAACTCTGGTGAATGGGCATGTGTTCGAGAGATCTTGAGAGATGTCGTCAATGGCAAAGTGACGTGGGAGCGAATAACAAATCAATAGCAAAGATCTGCTGACAAAACTAGTAGAGAAGTAGTAATATGATTTTTAATACTAACAGCCTTTCAGATGCTGATTGGGTCAAACTGGATAAAGAGATGATCAGTGAAGCCAATCGCATTTATACGAGTCCGAAAGCCCGCCGTGGCAGATCTCCAGAAGAAGTATGGGCATGTGTCCGAAAGGGTCGCCCAGCAGAATATTTCTTGAGGAAAACCTTTAACTGGGCTGACGATCCTCGGGGATATCACGATTTACTTAGTCACGTAGGATTAAGCATAGAAGTAAAATGTTGGGATGAGTGGTGGATATCTCGGAACATAATCCAGCTATCCGAAACGCGCGCGAAGGGCACCTGGTTTAAATCTGATTGGGTATTCGTATTTACATGTGATGTGAAAAATGAAAAATACACATTATATGATATATACGAATGGAACCCAACACTTGAGACTTTTATTCCCGGCAAATTTGACTGGCCTGCTGAATATGAAGTTCATGAATCCCTAGAAGCAGACCGCAAATTTTTGGAGGAGATAGAATGAAATATTATTACGGCAAGGTTGTGGAGGCGGACGACGGTGAGTTAATGATCGAGTTTCCCGACGATCTAATGGAAAAACTGGCATGGGAAGAGGGCACAAGAATTAACTGGACTGATAATGGCGATGGTACCTGGACAGTCACAGCAGGCCCTGAAGAGGATAAAAAGAATGAAGAATAGAAGAAAGAGGCCTGGACTGATAACTCGTCTTTTCACAGACCTGTATACCGTAACACTCTACATAGAAGAGGACGGTGTGACAACCCAGACAATTTATAGACTGAAAGAGCTTAAAAAGATTAACTCCCATTATCTAAAGGGCGTGCTTGAAGATGGAACCGAAATCGAGTTTCGAATGGAGAAATCCTTTGATTATAAGGTGGTGAAACATTACTAATGCGGATTATTGCAGGACCGTGTCAACACGAGAGTTTAAGTCAAAGTCTAGATATTGCAAAAGAATGTAAATGGGTATGTGATCAGTATGGCTTTGAATACATCTTCAAGGCCAGCTATGATAAAGCTAATCGTACACACGTTAACGGCAAACGAGGATTAGGGCTATATCAGACTCTCTATGACTTCAAAGATATGAAAGACGAGATCCCTGACCTAAAGATCCTTACTGATGTTCATACAAGTGCTGATGTATATGCAATAGCGGATAATATGGAACTGGCGGATGTTGTTGATATTGTACAAATCCCCGCATTCCTATGTCGCCAAACTGATTTAATCCAAGCCGCCGCAAACCGGTTTAAGATCGTTAATATTAAGAAAGGCCAGTTCCTTGCACCTTGGGATGTACAAGGCATCCTAAGTAAGACTGAAGCCTATGACATTGAAACCTGGATCACAGAAAGGGGTACCAGCTTTGGATACAACACTCTCGTTAATGACTTTGCAGGCATGCAATATCTTCATAATTTGTTGGGCGATAACTTCGTTTACGATGTTACTCATTCAGTCCAGTCACCAGGAGGTAAAGGAGATTCTTCTGGCGGCAACCGTGATTTCGTTGCCGGTCTTAGCCGTGCAGCTGCTGCTATGGGCATTTCTTCTTTCTTTATAGAAGTTCATCCAGATCCGGACAACGCTCCAAGCGATGGGCCCAATATGATTCAACTAGATAAATTTCAACAGGTGATTGATGACATCGACCGCTATTCTTATCCCCGCTAGGATCGGGTCTAAAAGGTTTCCGGGTAAACCTTTAATCCACCTTGATGGTGTACCTATGATTCGAAGGATCTACGATATTTGTAGCTCTACGGGTCTGCGCACGTATGTTCTTACGGACTCTGAAGAGATCTGTAAGGTTATCCCAAATGGCGATGCACTGATGACCGACGGTTATAGCGATCTTCCCCCTCGGAATGGTACTGAGCGCTGCTCAATCGCAGCGGCCCATATAAAAGATCTTGCCGAGCACGATTATTTTATCAACGTTCAGGGAGATATGCCAGACATAACCCCCGAAATGATCCATAAGGTACGTGCTTTATTGGATCACTATACTGTATCAACGTTATATACGGATCTGCCTGAAAATATGAAGGAGGATCCAAATACGGTTAAAATGATAACCAACGGCGACATCGCACATTGGTTCGGTCGAGGGTTTAAATACGGGCATCACCACTTGGGAATCTATGGGTACCGTAAAACCGCCCTAAAAAGTTACTATCATCGTGCTCCATCTGAATATGAAATTATCGAGGAATTGGAACAGCTAAGATGGTTCGAGGGGGGTTTACGGATAGGCGTAGATATGGTACAATTCAATGGTATCGAAATTAATACACCAGAAGACGCGGAAAGGTGGAACGCTAATGACTGATAAAGCACTTTGGATGAATAACTGAGGGGGATCTTAAATGAAAGCTGGAAAAGTATGGGGTATGACTGAACTCATTGAAGCCAATGGGGCTTTAGAGTTTCACCGTATTGAAATGGATAAGGGCGGGGTTTGTTCAAAACACCTCCATGAGTTTAAGTGGAATGGATTCTACGTCGAGTCTGGTAAGATGCTTATTCGAGTATGGCAAAAAGATTATGATCTTGTAGATGAAACTATTCTATATCCTGGTGATTATACTAAGGTAAAGCCTGGGGTATACCACCAATTCGAATGTCTTGAATCCGGGGTAGCTTATGAGCTGTACTGGGCGGAGTTTTCTCATTCAGATATCAAACGGGAGACGGTTGGGTTTCAACAACACTAGGATCAAATATGAAAGAGCTAGAACCCGTTGGTATAACCTGTAGCACCTTTGATCTATTACATGCCGGTCACATACTAATGTTGAGAGAAGCAAAAAATGTCTGCAATTATCTAATTTGTGGTTTACAAGTAGATCCAAGTTATGATAGAATATATAAGAACCCACCGGTACAGACGTTAGTAGAACGCTACTCTCAACTGGCTGCAGTGAGGTATGTTGATGAAATTATTCCATACCAAACCGAGAAGGATTTAATGGATATATTGCAAATGTATCCTATTGATGTACGCATTATCGGCGACGAATATAAGACCCGAGATTTTACTGGTAAAGAAGAATGTCGTCGTCTAGGCATTGACATTTATTATAATAAAAGGGATCATAGATTTTCATCTTCTGATCTAAGACAAAGGGTACATGAGAATGAACAGAGTAAGCGGGAGAAATCTCTCCGAGGGGCTCAAAGCGCTAAGGACTTTATTATACAGACAGGGATACGAGATTCAGACGGGGAGCTGGCAGGGTACGACCTCTCCGCCTACGTTCCTGGAGATTCTTCACGCTGACCTCGTTGCTCCTATGTATAGTAATGCGAAGAGAGCGTCAGATGAATTAGAAGCAAGTCAACCCTGGGCTGATGTACACTTTCGAGAACGGGTCGGCGGCGAACCTCTGAATCCTCCCCCATCACATACTATGTGGCTTAAAGACACTGAGAAATATATGTCGGGTGCTAATGATACCGCATTCTCTCACTCCTACCCTGAACGTATGTGGGCACCGAGCGTCGATGGTATCCGCTTTAAAACTGGTAACCTGGGCGATGCAGTAGAGCTACTTAAAAAAGATAGCACTACCCGCCAGTGCTACGTTCCCATGTGGTTTCCCGAGGATATTGTAGCAGCCAATGCGGGAGAACGAGTACCGTGCTCATTTGGATGGCACTTTCTGGAACGTGGCGGTCAACTACACTGTTCATATCATATGCGATCTTGTGATGTAGTCCGACACTTACATAATGATCTATACTTCGCCAATCGTCTTACTATGTGGATGATTGAGCAAAGCGGTATGGATGTTAAGCCTGGGTATCTTCACTTCTCCTCGACCTCGCTCCATTGCTTTGCAAATGATCGTTTCGCATTGAGGCGTCTTTCGGGTGTGACCGAATATAACTGGGATAATTTTGAAGGAGCAGCCGTTTAATGTGTGGACTTATTGCAGCAATTGGTTCCGAAATCGATGTAGAGGCGTTACTTGAGACCATCGCCCATCGCGGTTTACCCGGATATAAAGGATATGAACGAAATCGGGACGTTCAGCTAGGCCATTATAGTCTACCCTTCGTCAATCTCGACCCTAACGTTGCCATTCAACCTCGAATGAATAGTAATTCGCTATTTGTTGGAGAAATCTTTAATTATGAAGAATTGGGGTTTGAGGATGATATTGAGGCAGCTTGGCAAACCTTTTGGATAAAGGGCATCCGAGAGTTTAATAGATTTGATGGCTTCTGGACATATGTCACAGTTATGGATGGGGCACTGTTCGGGGTAACCGATCATCTTAGCATTAAACCCCTTTATTATCGTACCGATGTAGATGCCATGGCTTCCGAGCCTGAAGTACTACGGGCATTCGGTCCAGTTACTCGTAATGAATTATTCCATGCCAATACTATGAAGTGGGGATACGATCCAACCGGTGGCACCCCGTGGAATGAGATTCAACAGGTTCCACCCGGATGTTTTGTATATAAGGGGCAAGTACACAAGTACTGGGATTGGAGGACTATCTCGCACACTAACTTGCGGGCTGATCTAATCGAATCAGTCGAACGACGACTTGGCGGCCAACGCGATCTTTCAATCCTACTATCTGGCGGACTTGATTCAACTATCATCTATAAAATAATTACTGAAATCCTCAATCGTGATGTTACTGCGATCCATGTGGATAATCAAGAAGAAGACTACGCCCGATTGGTTTCAAATGAGATGATCGAAGTTCGACTTGATGGTATCAGTGATGCAGACAGCGTATCGGTTCACCAATCACCCGTGGATCTGGGGAGTACTAAGCCCCAGATCGCCATGGCCCGGAAGTTGAAAGAATTAGCCTTTCATGCAGTATTGACCGGCGATGGTGCAGATGAACTTTTCGGGGGTTATCGACGCGCTAAAGAGTATGATAGTCAAGCTTCCGACATTTGGTGCGAGCTACCGTACTATCACCTACCTAAATTAGATCGTACAATGATGAAGAGTACTATTGAACTTCGCGCACCATTCCTATCTCCTAAGGTAATCGTCCATGCTCTTAATACCCCCTATGAACAACGTAATGGTGAAAAGAAAGTACTAAAGGAAGCGTTCAAAGATCTTGTGCCACAGGAAATCTTAGATCGAGATAAACACCCTCTTAAGACCGATCAAATTCGTACTGATCCAATGAAACAACGAATTATTAATGAAAAAATCTGGAGAGAATTTAATGGATAAGTGGGATACTCGTTATTTGAAATTGGCGAAGGAAGTCTCTACCTGGTCTAAAGATCCTTCGACCCAGATTGGAGCAGTAGCCGTCGGGAATAAGGGCGAAATATTATCGACCGGATATAACGGCTTCCCTCGCCACATTGCCGATCTTGATGAAAGATATGAAGATAGAGATATCAAATATAAATACATCGTCCATGCAGAGGCTAATTGCATATATAATGCTACATATAATGGGGTATCTCTAAGAGACAGCACCATGTACGTCTACGGTCTCCCCTGCTGTTCCGAATGTGGAAAGGCCATTATCCAAGTCGGGGTTAAACGAGTGGTCATGCACGGGGATCCTAATAATGATAGGTGGCGGGAATCTACGGAACGCACGCTAGGAATGTTTAAAGAAGCACTGATTGAATGGGAGTTTGATAATTGAAACGGATTATTATTGTCGGTCACGGCTTTGTTGGGAAGGCAGTAGATTACGGGTTTACGAATCCACAGGTAGAGAAGATCATAATTGATCCGAAATATGGTACAGATCTTTCCGACCTAAGCAATCTTATTGAAACAGACGCAATATTTGTCTGCTTACCTACCCCCATGGATAAGGATGGATCGATCGATAGCGAAATCCTTGAATCGACATTGACCCGTCTTAAGGGTCGGATCACTGGTCTTGATAGACCTAAGGTAATTGTTAAATCAACCGTGACTCCCGACGTGCTCAAGCGGGTCTACTTCCGAGGCTTAGTTTATAATCCGGAATTCCTGACGGAGCGATCTGCAAATGAACAATTCATCAATCCTACTATGCACATTTTAGGTGGCAGACGCGAAGATACTGAAGTGGTAGAGAAGCTAATTAATGAATATTCTCTTTGTAGCCCCGCACCCGTTTACCATATGTCTATGTCAGAGGCGTCATTTGTTAAATATGGCATCAACGCCTTCCTTGCACTTAAGGTCCTTTTCTTCAATCAGTTGTATGATGTCGTGAATGACGATGATGATAGTAATTTCGCACGCGTCATAAAAGCCATAGGTTCTGATCCGCGGATCGGCCACAGTCACACAAAGGTGCCGGGTTTTGATGGTAAACAAGGATTCGGTGGTGCATGTTTTCCCAAGGACATTTCTGCATTAAATACCTTCTCAGAGAGGTTTACAATCCTCGAAGAATGTGTTACAATAAACAATAACTATCGTAAGAACTATGTATTAGACGATAGAGAGAAATCACAAAATATTTCATACAGGGAAACCAATAAATGAGTATTATGCAAAAGTTAAAGAAGAATAGTAGAGTTAAGTCCACCTCTATTCTATCCGAATCCAAATTCTTTAATGAAAAGGACATGATTACAACTGATGTTCCGATGATCAACGTCGCGTTATCAGGTGCAGTTGATGGTGGCCTATCATCAGGTCTTACGGTCCTTGCTGGTCCATCTAAGCACTTTAAAACTTCATTTGCTTTGTTAATGGCATCTGCATACCTGAAAAAATACGATGATGCGGTTATCCTATTCTACGATTCAGAATTCGGTTCGCCCCAATCTTACTTTGAACAGTTTGATATTGATACATCCCGAGTACTCCATACGCCAATTACTAACGTCGAGGAACTCAAATTTGATATGATCCATCAGCTCGAAAGTCTCGAGCGAGGGGATAAGGTTGTTGTTGTCATTGACTCGATAGGCAACCTCGCATCTAAGAAGGAACTAGATGATGCTCTGAGTGAGAAATCAGTAGCAGATATGAGCCGCGCAAAAGCTCTTAAGGGGCTATTCCGAATGGCAACCCCTTATCTAACCATGAAGAACATTCCGATGCTTGCGATTAACCACACGTATCAAACCCTAGAATTATTTAGCAAAGCGGTAGTATCCGGTGGTTGTGTTGTCGAAGGAACTAAGATTCAAACGCAACGTGGTCTAATTGAAATTCAAGATGTGCGTGAAGATGACATTATCATTACCCAATACGGCGATAAAGAAGTCAAAGCGTTATGGAATCCAGATACACTTGAAGAAGGCAATCCTGAGTGTTATGAGATTGAATTTGAAGATGGGTACAAGGTAACCTGTTCAGATAAACACAAGTTCATCGTAAATGGGGAATGGGTTGCTGCTAAAGACTTGGTAGAAGATATGGATTGTGAAACCTTGAAATCTTAATTTGTATAAATATTATCAGCAGTATAATACATAACCTGAGAGGCTGATATGAATTACAAATTACATTACGATAGATTAATAAGCAATGCAAGGTTGCGATTAAACGTGGACCAGTATACGGAAAAGCACCATATTATACCTAAGTGTATGGGTGGTGGTGATACCCCTGATAATCTGGTTAGATTAACAGCCAAGGAGCATTTCGTTGCACATCACCTACTATGGAAAGAATACCGAACACCTGAATTGGCTCATGCCTGGTTTATGATGCTTCGGTGTGACCCTAACCAGAAAAGAGAATTTACAGCCAAACAGCATGAGGCTGCAACAATCGCGCATGTTGAAGTTCTGAGAAAAACTATGGTTGGTTCGGGTAATCATTTTTATGGAAGAAAGCATACTGAAGCGGCTAAGGCTAAAATCAGTAGAGCCAATACAGGTAAGGCTCATACCCAAGAGTTTAGAGATGCATACTCCAAGAGATTCAAAGGTATACCTAAGACCCCAGAACATCGAGCTAAGATAGGTCGTACCGGACTTTCTATGTATCAGAACATAGAAACTGGTGAAATTGTAAGAGTAGCTAAAGGGACCTTAGACGAAACCTTGTGGGTTAACCCTAGGAAATTGAAGCCAGAAGCCCGACGCAAATGCACTTACTGTGATTTTATATCCACAGAATCCAATCTAAAGATGTGGCATGATGGTAATTGTCGGTGGAAAGATACTGGAATATATGTTAAGCCATCAAGTATAAGAACCACTAATAGGAAACGAATACCAGTTACAATAGACGGAGTACAATACAAATCGATTAACGCGGCCGCGAAGGCATTAGGAGTGAGTAAATATGAAATCAAAAAACTGGCTGCCATTTGAGTCATTGGATAATGAACAATATATCCGTTACTTAGAACGGGCTGAAATGTTTCATGAAAAAGATTTACATACCGATAAAACTGTGATACAATTAGCTAATGTATTATATGAAAAGGAGATGGCTAAAAATGAAAGTAAAATCAATTAATAATGTAGGTCGTAAACCTGTTTACGATCTTTCTGTTAATAGTAATAATTACGATGAACAGCAATACGTGCTTGAAAATGGTGTAGTAACACATAACACGGGTAAATAAGTGCCCCTTAATATGGTAACATATTTCGAAAACTCCTCTAATTGCTGGGAACTCCTACGGGACAATCAGCAGCCAAGACCGAAAGGTAAGGTTCAACGACTAGTCGAAAGACGTACACTCAAGTGAGTGGAAATGGGGAGCAACCTAATTAGGTTGAAGATATAGTCTGATCTATATGGTAACATATAGCTGGGTAGAGTCCCGGGGTAAGATTAACGACCTTATCTGAACATAAATGATTTACTACTCGGCCTCCAATATCTGGATCCTGGGACGACAGCAAGATAAACAAGGTACTGAAATAAAAGGATATCATTTTGTCATTAATGTCGAAAAATCACGATACGTCAAAGAGAAATCAAAGATACCGATCTCAGTTAGTTGGGAAGGTGGGGTTCAGCGTTGGTCTGGTCTCCTTGAAGTTGCTCTTGCGGGTAATTATGTTGCAAAGCCGTCTAATGGATGGTACCAATATGTTGACCAAGAAACTGGGGAGCTTGTTGGAACAAAATGTCGAGAAAAGGAAACGCTCAATGAAAGCTTCTGGACGCCAATCCTAGAAAAGACTGATTTTAAAGAATTCATTCGAAAGCAATATCAGATTGGTCATACAGCAATCGTTGAAATGGATAAGATTGTGGTAGAGGGATGATAGAGAATACCGACTATAGATTAATCCCGGATCAGGGTGATGGAGATGACACTTGGCAGGTCCGAATCATATCTGGGGATTTTGTAGAGACCGTAATTAAGTATGGGAAATTAGCTCTAAAGGATGACGGTCTTATGACCTTTGACTTTGATGTCGTTGTGTCACCCATCGAGGGACTAAATTCTGAAGACGGGGGTTTACAAACGGCGGCAAAAGAGATACTATTATCGATAATGGAAAGAGTATTTGAAGAAAAAGGGTAACTATGAACATTAATCTTGAGCAGACAATCCTCCGGAATTTGCTAGTAAACGAGAAATATACACGTAAGGTTCTCCCTTATATTAGTCCCGAATATTTTGAGGGCACATATAAAACACTATATCATGAGGTAGGTAAATTTGTAGCGAAATATAATAAATTACCTACTTTAGAATCATTTAAAATCCAGGTCGACGATGCAAGCATGAGCGATGAACAATATCGCCATGCGGTAGAGATCCTACCAGCTTTATTTGATAAAGAGGAAGTAGACCAAGAATGGCTTTTAGACACTACTGAAAAATGGTGTCAGGATCGCGCGGTATTCAATGCTGTAATGGAGTCAATTACGATCATTGACGGTAAGCACCAAACTCTTACTAAAAATGCTCTTCCAGAAATCCTCAGTAAGGCACTGGGCGTATCATTCGACTCTAATGTGGGTCACGATTACCTAGAGAATTGGCTAACTCGATACGATTTCTATCACACCCAAGAATCCCGTATCCCATTTGATCTGGATATGTTAAATAAGATTACTAAGGGCGGTTTACCAAATAAAACCCTTAATATAATACTTGCGGGCACTGGAACAGGTAAATCCCTATTCATGTGTCACCAGGCAGCGGCAGCTCTTTCCGAAGGTTATAACGTACTCTATATTACTATGGAGATGGCAGAAGAACGCATCGCTGAACGCATTGATGCTAATCTAATGGATATCCCGATCGATCAGCTTGAAAATATGTCTAAGAATATGTTCTCCGAAAAAGTTGCACATATCTCTAAAAAGACCACGGGTAAATTAATTGTAAAAGAGTATCCGACTGGACAAGCTAATAGCTCACACTTCCGGGCACTGATAAACGAACTTAAGTTGAAGAAGACGTTTAAACCTAATATCATCTTTATTGACTATCTAAATATCTGTGCTTCATCGAGGATGAAGACTATGGGAGGATCCATCAATTCCTATACATACATTAAGGCAATTGCGGAAGAACTACGAGGGTTGGCGGTTGAATTTGACGTTCCGATCGTATCTGCAACTCAAACGACGCGTTCGGGTTATTCGAATCAGGATATTGGGCTTGAGGATACCTCGGAGTCTTTTGGACTACCCGCTACAGCAGACCTCATGTTCGCACTCGTCTCAACCGAAGAACTTGAAGCCCAAGGTCAAATAGCGGTCAAACAACTAAAGAATCGATATAATGATCCCACTAAGTTCAAACGATTTGTGCTTGGGGTAGATCGGAGTAAGATGAGATTGTATGATGTAGATGTAGATGATCAGGGGTTAGTGGACGATACGCCAGCCTTCGATAAAAGTGAAATGAATAATCGATTCAAAGATTTTAAACTATAGGAGTAAATAATGCAAAATACTAGTAACGCAATCCGTAAACTGGTTCGACAGGAATATCTGAAATCCCCGGATCGTATCATCAACCAGTTAAAGGCTTCTAGGAAAGGTAAGCGGACCATGGTGACTATTGAGAACCCGAATAAAGAGGAAACCAACCGCCCCTTTATCCGGATTGAGGGTAAGGCCTGGTTTAAGTCCCAGAAGAAGACCAATCAAATTACTGTAAAGGAGGCAGAATGAAAGCGCGTCTAGTCGGGTATACCCAACCCACCCTAGAATTCGAGAATGAATTTCGGAACGTCCAGGATCTGATCGCTTTCTGTGCACGGGTCTCAAATCCTGCCAATCAGTTTAATAATGAGACCGGCAAGAAGCTTATTGAGTATCTGATTAAGCATAAACATTGGTCACCCCTTGAAATGGCGAGTGCAACCCTGGAAGTTGAAACCACTCGGGATATTGCTCGACAGCTTATCCGACATAGATCATTTTCGTTTCAGGAGTTCTCACAGCGCTATGCTGATCCGAATGACCTAGAGGAATCATTTGTATTGAGGGAAGCGCGACTCCAGGATCCTAAGAATCGTCAAAACTCTATAGATAATGATGATGAGAAATTGCAGAAAGGCTGGCACTTTAAACAACAGCAGATTATCCATGAATGCAAGTTAGCATACAAATGGGCAATCGAAAATGGTATCGCAAAGGAACAGGCGCGAGCAGTACTTCCGGAAGGCAATACAGTATCTAAATTGTATGTCAATGGTACACTCAGATCCTGGGTGCATTATATCGAATTACGGACGGGTAACGGAACGCAAAAAGAGCACATTGAGCTAGCTAGAGAGTGCGCAATTGCAATCGCCCGCTGTTTCCCTATGGTAGAAGGATTTACAGAGAATGGGTAAAAAACTTTCAACTTACTACGCCGAACCAAACCCTCCAGATAATGGTTGTGCGGAGGTTCATGTTGATTTCCGACATGAGAGCCTTTATATTAAATATTATGATGATCAGGGGAAGCTATTTTTCACTGAAGAATTCCCGGGTAAATCTCTTAGGTATGTAGAAGATGCAGCAGAAAATTGGGCATTAGGGATAAAAAAGTTGGATTAGGGGGTTTACAAACAATTCGTAAGATGGTATAGTAATTCATAATCAATAATCAATGAGGCAGGATTATGAAGATAGATTTACGGAACGTGGTATCCTTTGCTCTTACTGGTACAGTAGTAGCTCTAGGATCCCTTGCCGCCCAAGATAGAATGGCTTCGGCCGCCACTGAAAGAAATTGTTTGGCTATGAACGTCTATCACGAAGCACGTGGTGAAAGCGTGATTGGTCAGATTGCCGTAGCCCAAGTGGTTATGAATCGGGTGGATCACAATTATTTTCCTGATACAGTATGTGATGTAGTTTATCAAGATCATCAATTCTCTTGGACTCAGGATAATATTAGCGATACTACTAGTGATACTTTTGCTTGGAATCTTGCCAAGGATATTGCTATTACCGTATACGCGCGAGAAGAGGATGATCCTACATCCGGCGCCCTTTTCTACCATGCGGATTATATTGATACCCCACACTGGGCTAAACAAATGGAAACCACACTCCGTGAAGAGACTCATATCTTCTATTCATGGGATGGGGTTTGGGATTAAAATTAATAAGGACATAAAATGAAAATGCTTCCGAAGATTCTAGTAGTTGGTCATGGCCGACATGGTAAAGATAGCGTGGCTGAGATCCTCCAAATGTTCTATGGGATGACCTTTAGAGGATCAAGTGAGTTTTGTGCTGAGACTGTATGCTTTCCCGCAATGAAGGCCGAATATGGTTATAAAGATTATATGGAGTGTTTTGATGATCGCCATAATCATCGATCGGAGTGGTATGATCTTATCTCGCAATATTGTGCTGAAGATCCAACCCGGCTAGGTCGTGAAATCTTTAAGGTATCGGATGTCTACTGCGGACTTCGGAATAAAAGAGAATTCCATGCACTGAAAAATGCAGGAGTATTTGATATTGCGCTATGGGTAGATCGATCCGATCATCTACCACCAGAAGATAGGGCGAGTAATACTATTGAACCTTGGATGGCAGATTTTGTCATTGATAATAATGGCTCCAGGGATGATCTAACCCTTGCAGTGAAACAACTTATGGATAACCTATTGGGTCGAAATAGTCCCGAAGTATCTAATATGTCACATCACCAAGAATTTGCAACTGAAAATATCATTAACTTGGATAATATCTAAATCCGTCTATAAATATTTCGTAAACGTTGAAGCAACGTAGACACATACTGGACCTCGGGGCAGTGCCGAGCGACTCCACCATAAGCGCCCAGTTGGTTCCGGGTCTTAATCTCTATGAAGCACGTAAGGAAGTAGCTACCGGATCGTGTGGAGGGAACTGGCCGTTTTTGATGGGGTCGAAATTTAGGATCGACAGGTGTGAAAGTGAAGTGGAGTTTACCGGCTGAGTCGCGTAATAGACTTACTAAACTAAATGCAAACGTAAATGCAAAACCAGAGATCCGCCTAGCGGCTTAATCTCTTGCGGTATGGGCTCCACCGTATCATCAAACGGACCCACTAAAATCTTAGAAAGCTTTTCATTAATCAAAGGATATACAAAATGAAAACCCTCGCTCTTGCAACCGCGCTTTCCGGCGCGCTCCTTGCGTCTTCGGCTAATGCCGGTGAAATTGGTAATACTGGCATCTCGCTGGGCGGTACTCTCGATACTAACTACACTACTGGTGAAAATGTCTTTGCAGTAGATTTCATCCCTCGTGCTCAGTTTTCAAACTGGGGCATCCTATTCGGCGCTCAAACTACTCTTGACGTAATGGGGCTAAACGATGGTGATATCTTTAAGGGTATTGACCTTGATGCATCTTATGATATTGGTACTACAGGTCTGAAGGCCTATGGTAAAATCGGTACGGATTCAGATTTCGTATTCGGTAATGCTAAGATCGGTGTATCATTCGCATTCTAATCATGTGAATATAATATGTTGAGAAAGAGGGCGTCGTGACAACATGACGCTCTCTTTTTCGTATAAATACCCTAGAACCACATATGAGATATATCAATGCTTAATAGAATTATATTGGCGATACCGGCGATCTTTATTGCAATGAGTTTATCGGCTGAGCCTATTGTGACTGAATCAACCACCACTAGTACGGTGACGTCTAATACGAATTCCAATACTACGGTTAATGCCCCGCCGCCCTCTGCAATTTCCCCTTCGATTAATACTTCTAATTCGGACTTATGCACAGTCGGGGTGGCTGGTGCGGTACAGACACAAATCCTTGGTATTTCGATGGGAACTACCTTCACCGAGGATAACTGTATACGGCTAAAGAATGCCAAGACATTATTTGATATGGGTATGAAGGTAGCCGCTGTTGCAGTAATGTGTGAAAACCCACAAGTATTCGATGCTATGATGAACGCAGGAACTCCGTGTCCATATGATGGATTGATTGGCGATGCGGCGAAAGCTGCTTGGAAGGCAGATGCTGCTGCACAGCCAGAGGAAACATTTTTTGAAAAAGGTTTGAATATTGATGACAAATCTACGCTTATGGGCGCTGGTGGTGTCGGCAGTCTGTTACTCCTCTTATTGTTCCTCTGAAACAGTAACTGGTTCAACGAATAATGCCGCCAATGGTACCATGATTTGGCAGATGCCGAATATCCTACCTGATGCTACTGGATTAACCGTCGAGGGAGTTTATTTTCGTTATACTACTGTAAAAGATCCCGATTCCGATCTAATAGTGGTGATTAAGAATGAGCACGCTGAGGAAACCGGATATATCTATTATCATGAGGATGATTGGTCAGGTGTTCCCGGTAACACTATAGTAGGATATGATTCGCTTACTCCAACTTTAGGCACGAACTGGGGTGAAGGCAGTATTACTACAGAAGGCGAGGGCAACGTAACCGATCCTACGGTCAGATACACATACAGGTACGACACGTGTAATAACCCATTGGACGATCCAACCTGCCCAGGATTTGAAGATGCGCTTTATAATTACATTTTAGAGAACGTCCTTGCAAAGAAAGAATTGAGCGTTGATGATCCATACTATGACGAGTGGGTCCAAATGCAACTGGAATCTAAAGCAGAAGTTACAGAAGAATCCGAAACTGAACCTGAAGAAGATGAAAAGGAAGAAGATTTGGAACAGAAGTTCGAACCCACTACGAATATTGCGGAGCTTGGTGGGGTCGCAGGAACACAAGCTGAAATAATAGCACAGATAGCCTATGTCCCACAATTTGGTGTATATTACACTGCCGCTATTAATGGAGGGGTATATAATGATGTGATAACCCTTCAAGATACAGAATTACCTGACAATGGGAGAGCGTTGAGAAGCTTGGCATCTGATGCCGTTCATCGAAATATGGTTCGTTCTCAATACGAAAACGATAACTAGGAGAACTAATATGTTCCGGAAATTATTAACCATTGCCACATTCCTGCCATTGTCTACCACTGCAGTATTTGCAGAGGATAGCCCGATTTATGGATCGGTTGAATCTAAGTGTACTATCTTCACGGATGTACCTGGTGTATACGGCCAGCCAACGCCCGGCGAATTAAGTACTGCACCGACAGCGGGTGGGGTTCAACCTAAAATCCGTTATGATGTAGTCCAGGCAGGATACTATGTTGCTAAAATCTCGTGGCCGGTGAGCTTTCTATCGTCCCCAAGTCTAACCGATACGGTTGTTTGGGACGGTGAAGTAGAGGCCACTGAAGTTACAGATCCAGCAATGTCAGCCTATGAAACGGATAAGATAGAATATAATAACACAACAGAATTCGATTTATCTGTTGCAGGTACGGTTTGGTTCGAAGTAACCTCTACCGCCAATTATGGATACGATAAAGCATTTCCGGCCGGTTCTTACCAAGCCGCGGTGACTGCGGAGTGCATTGCTCAATAAGGATTATTAATGTTACGATATGTACTTGCTATGGCGCTGGGGCTGGCTGCTCCGGTCGCCAAAGCGCATGAATTGACCCCAACTTATTTCGAATTAAGTCCCGCTTTAGTAGATAATGTACTAACTACTCGGATGAATGTATTCAACCGACGCGAGGACATTGTGGACTACCGATTCGAGGTGTATACAGCAGATTGGGAGCCGGTGGCCTTTGCCTCGTTTGATAGAGTGTTTACTTTAGACTACCAAACTGGTACGCAAATCCCTCTTTATTTTAGATCTAGGGATCGGTCTAAAGTAGTTTATATTTGTACTCGATCAGTTCCAGAGGCCGATGAATCTGATGGGGCAGTGAATTCATTGATCTGCTCCAAGATAAGGAGTGACGAATGAGAATACTTTCCATAATCATTTTTTCAATGTTTGCAACTGTAGCGTATGGACAATCCCTGCCCGACGCCTCAGGTGCTCTTACATTGGGTATGCCGTCAGCTCCGGGTAACTATCAATCGGACAAATTCAAGGCAAATAATCTCGATTGCTCGAATGCGATCGGGTCTGCCACTAATCTCGAATTCGGTGTAATGGGGTTAATTAACCAGGGCGATTACTATGATGCTCTTAATAACTATATCAATACCCCCTTCCGTGACGTAGGGGTTTATGCTCGGATTGTGATACCATTAGGACAAAAACCTAGGGCAAGAATTGACTGTAATAGACTATTTGAACTTGAACTTCAGGCTCGAGAGCTCGAAGTCATTAAACTCCAAAGAGAACTGGATGCTCTAAAATCGTTAGAATTCGGAGAATAAAATATGGCAGAATTAGAATTTGGTGGGATGACCTTTCGAGGCGGAAAGATATTTGCGATACTGACTGCTTTAAGTACTTTGGGCGGTGGTGCATGGGCTGGGTTTGAGTTTTATGCTGATTATATGGATATGAAAGAGATAGTCCAGAATATCGACATTGACGAAATCGCTGCGGCTAATGAGCTACAGGTTCAGAAGCTGGATGATGCTATCCAATATACCCAAGATATCAAAAACGATCTCAGGGCTGATATCATTAGAATAGAGGGGCTGGTATCCGGTTTAGAGGACCGAATTAATGAGTCCGAGTCCACTATACGAGCCTTTCGAAACGAGATTTATGATAAGCTAGATGCCTTTGAAGCTAGATTCAGATCCGTTTTAAAGGATAATCAGGATGCTATGGCGGCATCAGAAGAGCGGCTTAGGATCGAATTGAAGAGTAATCAGGATACCATGGCTGCTATGCGAGATACGATTGCAACTCGCTTAGAAGAATCTGAATCAAGGATTAAGGCCACACAGGGTAGTATAGAAACAACCCTTGAAGGCGTCCGGAACGAAATGAATCAAGTGCAGAAGGATGTCACTGCATCTATCCGAGAAGTTGAAGGCACTATACGAGTTTCTGAAAAGGATGTTCGTAATACAATGCGAGAGACCGAGTCCCGGATTGATAATGAGATGGGAACCCTCGAAAGGGATCTAAAAGAAATTATCCAAGAATCGTTGGATAACCCATTGGCAAATTGATCATGATATGATATACGAAATAGACGAAACTATATCAGAACATCAGGCCCGAGACATAGATGATACTATGTCTCGGGTTATTAGTATGCTCGATCTAAAAGAATCAGTGTTCGTAACGTTTGTCAGATCCGAAAATACCTCGGGCGGATGTATAGAACTCGAGGGTGATGAATATCTTGTAGAAATCCCGGTCACAGATGATACCGAGCTATTTGTGTTACACGAGATGAAACACGTCGAACAATATAATACTGGCCGATTAAAACAAGGTGAAATATGGTTGGGAAAATCATATAGGGGAGTACCGTATTATTCTAAACCTTGGGAAAAAGAAGCATATAAATTCGAAAAAAATGTAAAAAGGGATTTACTATTGATCCCGGATTTGGTATAATAAACTATGATTAAACGATATATACATTGTAGTTCGGGTGATGCCGTAACACATCCGCGGGGAGCCACGGTTAGTCCCCATTTTTTTATAAGAGGGACTAATGAACTATTTTGAGATTGAACCAGAACAAAATACCTTCTCTAATATAGTAGTAGATCTCACCCATCGCTGCAATATGGAATGTGCTAACTGCTATATTCCTAACCGTGATATCCCTGACCTAGATAAAGATAAGCTGTTCCAATTCTTATCCAAACTCCCCAGTAGAACATACATTCGTTTAATTGGTGCAGAACCAACTATGCGAGGAGATCTCCCCGAAATTATTGCAATGGTCAAAAAGCTTGGACATAGACCCAGCTTAACCACTAATGGTCTAAAGCTTGCAAATCTTTCCTACGTTAAAACATTAAAAGAATCCGGACTTCGCTTGCTACTCCATAGTATGAATGGTGCGGACGATGATATGGTCTATAAAGCACTAGATAATGGCAAATGGGCAACTGTAAAGGTCCGAGCTCTAAACAATATATTTGCCGAAAGACTTCCAATCAATACCGGTACTATTATTGCTCGTGGCGTAAATGAATACGTTATGAATAGACAGGTAGAAGTATTTGCTGAAAGAGCAATCGCAAATGGAATCAATTTTAATACAACACCTCCATACAATAAAATAACTCCGGTTCTCAGAATGAAATCGGTTGGTATGATCGGAAGATATATGGAAGGTGTATCTTATACAATTGATGAGTTATCAGATATGGCAGTTTATAGATTAGGTATAGATAAATCTGATATCATAAAAACATCAGCAGGTGTAGTAAAAGCCGGACCTCAATCCGGTGAAGCTTTGACCTCTTATATGTTCCCATATCAAACCAAAGCGGGTAAAGTCTTAATTAGACTTATCGATTGGCAGACGGATGACGAAGGAGTCATTGATCATGACAATCCCAATCGTGGTAGATTAACCCAGAACTTTAAAATCGCACCATTTTTTGAGCATGTGAAAAAGAATGAAAACGGCTATTAGATATACCCCACAGTTTGACCAATTCGTCGGTACAATTAAAGAAATGGTAAGTGGTTTACCTGACGATAAACTAAAAGGCAATTACTCACTTGAAAATCTGATAGTCGACGAATGGATAGCCGTATCGGTTTTCGAAGGGGGATTTTCTTCTGTAGCTTGGCGGCCTTGGTGGGGTAATAATTGCAGAATCTTAAATAGGTTTTATAAAAAGCCTGGATATAGGTTCGAAAATGATAAGCGTAAGGTATCACAAGAAACCCTAGATATGATTGAACAGCAATTAAGAGCTGCTTTTCATTTAGGATATGATTGTGCTTTTATGAGTCGAGAAACCAAAACTCAATCATTCAATCACTATAAGAAACATCTACAACAACCTTGGTATTCTTCAGATGAAAAGTATAGGATGACTGAAAATTCTTATCAAAACATTATGTGGACACCGCTAAATAGCAATGAATTAATCATGGAGAAATAAATGCATTATGTGATAGAAGATTTCGACTATAGTTCGGGTGCTGAAGAAGTACGCGATCTTATCGGTGAATATCGAACTGTAGTTATTCGAAATAAATCTGCTAGAACCCCGGAACAATTAATTGAATTTTATAAAAAGATCGGTAATGTAGTAGCCCAGAATAATAAGGTTACTGGTACTATTGCAACTGGTGAACTTGTCAAAGTTAGACAGGATGGACTATTTTCCGGTAAAGACGATGGTGAATTAGAATGGCACAGCGCCGGCATGAACAGAATTGGCCATGATGATATTGTAGCAATGTATATGCACCAGGTTGCAGAATCCGGCGGCGTAACGTATTTTACTGATCATCAACAAGCTTTTGCGGATTTAGATGAAGATACCCAAAAGGTTCTTAGACAATTAAAGTCTAAAATCGTTACGTACAATGCTAAAATGAAACTTCAAAAAATGCATTATAAAAATGTATTTAATGATGAACAGACTATGATGGAATTCAAAGATATTGACGGAAAGACCTCATTTGAAAAGCAAACCCCTAGGAAAGATTTAGTAACAAGACACCCAATTAATGGTAAAGAAGGTTTATATTTTCCATGGAGTGTCATACGAGGTTTCTCCGGATTATCCCATGATGAATCGCAAATATCTTTCCGCCCCGATCAGCACGATATTTACTATATGTTGAAACATCATACACTACAAGACAAATACGTGTACGCGCACGAGTGGCATCCGTACGATATTATTTTAAGTGATCAACATCACAGTTTACATAAGAGGGACGCATATGTTGGAGACCGTGAGCTATGGAGAGCTGGAATCTGGATACGATCTGAAGACAAGCTCACTGAACAATGGACTTGTGAAAGTCTCGTGCCCGAAGCCTCTGACTCTTGAAGAATTCGAAGCTGTAGCACATTCGCTAGGCAAACCTCTGGTTACTTCTAAACACGTTTTAAACGAATCTCGGACAGTCCAGGAGCTTAGCAACAATGGTCTATTCGGTGATGGAGAAGTAGATTGGCACCACGACTGGTCATACGGTCGTGGCAACTATTTCGGCACAATTTTATATAACGTAAAAAATGCTCATCTATCGCCAACCTGGTTTTGTGATATGAGCAAAGCACCAGAATCTTTAAAGGATCTATATCGAGAAGCAGTTGGTGAATACTATCCGCCACAGCATCTTCATGATACGTGTTTTACCAGTAAACAGTTACGGCTACTAGAAAAACAAAAAGTTACTAGACCTTATCTGATTAACCACCACGTAACAGGTGAAGAAATTTTATATTGCAGTTGGAGCACCTTACGTAATCCTACCGTTGATATTACCCCAATTAAAGAATGGGTAGAAGCAAATGCTTATAAGCACGAATGGGAAGAAAATGATATCCTAGTTTGGGATAACCTAAAAATGAATCATAAAAGAGTTGCATTTGAAGGAAAAAGATTGTTATGGAGAACCCAGTTTATAATATAGCAGTTATTAGTTTCCCTAGAACTGCTTCTAAGTCTTTAGCGGAATGGTATGGTAAAAAGTACAATAAACCGGTGGCACTAGGAAGCTTACATCAGCCGGAATATCTTGGGAAGAATTTTTGGAATACAAAAGACCTCGTCTTTTCTAAAACCCACATATTGCATGGACACTGGCACAGTTTAGATAAATTGGATGAAGAGACATTAGAATGTCTTCGATCAGATTATAAAATAGTAACCAGTTATAGAGAAGCCAACTTGGTATACGACTCTTTATTACGGATAACTCAAAAGCCAGATTTGTTTAGTAGTACGATGATTAAATCGTTAGAGGAAAAAGAAAAATGGGATATATGGAAACATCACGTATTGAATGGAGACCACGTTGAAACTGTTCAAGGTACACCCAAAGGTTTCTGTTGATGACTATGTGATTCCTTTAAGTTACCCTGAATGGGATCAGGAAAAACTTATTCAAGGATTTAAAAGAGATTATTCTGAACGAAATAGATTAACGTTCTATCCGTATTGGGCAGCTAATGAAGAACTGAAGCAAGTTGTTCCACCTAATGTTGTAGAGCATATGCGGCCTAATCCCTTAATCGTTCATTATCATAGAGAACGACCGACTAAAATGTTCGTTCCTATTCATATAGATGGGAAAGATAGCGATCCTGAAGCTAATTTTAACGCTGCTATTAATATCCCGGTTATCGGATGCGATCATAAGTGCTTAACAAATTTTTGGTATGCTCCAGACGGATATCAATATGAAGAAAAGGCTCAAGCTAGAATATACCAATCAGGATTTCTAGAAAATGCAGTCGAATATTGTATGACAGATCAACCAATTCTATTCAACACAAAAGAGCTGCACTCAACTGCTAATTATAATACGTGGGAAAGAGAACGTTGTATTATATCTTGGAGATTTAATCGGTATGTCTCTTGGAACGATGCGAAAGATATGCTTCGTGAATTTCTTCAACCGGTTCCACAAATGACAGACTTAGCACAACTCGATTAGTATCACATAAGATATGATCTACCCGATGGGGGATATCAACTCTCCAACATTTAGGCGAGTTCAAGTCTAAAGATTCTACTGGTACTTCATCTTCCATATATTGGAATTTAGAATCGGGATGTACTTGGATTGGGATATTGATTGCTGAAATGCGCTGCTTAATACCATTTTTTTCTGCAACATCATCGATATGGGTTTTACAAGCCGTATTAGCCGGTACCATAATAATTGCAGCATAACTGGGCTTGACACCTATCTGATCAGTTAAATAAGAGATTCTTTCCATCTCTTCGTCATTTAACTTGTATGGTCTTATGGTCCAATTTGGTTCGGTTATATTGTTGCCGATATTAAAAGCCCATTCAATATCTTCGAGTCTAAGATTCACATCTACATCAAACCATTTCATCTGTTATCCCCACAATATGATATCTCAAAAAATCGGATCTGTTACCGTTCAAAGCTGTATGTTTTTTTCTCGTATCAACATAATAGGCATTACCAGCCGGCAGCTGATAAACTTCATCTTCTAATACGAATAAACAACTTGAGTTGGTTATAAGAGGAAAATGTATTCTTGGCGTAGTATCATGATGCCATGAATAACATTCTTTAGGCTTTAGACGCATAATCCTTGCCATACTTATATTATACTTTTTCAATAAAGAATTGGTATATGGCAAATCATATAAACAGAATGTGCCCTTTTGAATTAATACGTGTCCATCCTGGCCCATTAAATGTGAAACTTCACTTAGTATAAGGTCAGTGTCGATTGAATCAAGCGTCTGAAAATCCATAAGTCACCGAGCTAACATGATCTAGACTTTCTATCAGAGATTTAATTTCAGATTCCGATGAGATATCAAGCAATTTTTGAAAGCGAGAGTCTGACCATAATCTAGAAACGTATAAAGTTAATCCGTCTTCAGAAAGAGTAGCGGTTTCTTCTGTAATATCTCCAATAAGAATCCCCGCCACAGTTATCTCTCGAAGTTCACCGAAAGTGTGACCAATCGAATACATTGCTGAAAGCGGATCCTCTTGCTTGTGCACGAAAATGATTTCATATTGTTGTAATTTAGGCATTTTTTACCTCTGGTGTTACAGTAAGTTCTTTTACTATATATGTTATTATATATGGTTGTTTTAATACCACTCTATTCACTCTATAACTAAAAATGGAATAGGAATTTTAGGCCGTTCTGCATAAACCTTTTTACCAACAATACCATTCGCTGCCAATTATTCTAAACCTTGGGAAAAAGAAGCATATAAATTCGAAAAAAATGTAAATAGGGGGTTTACAAATGAGTCGAAAAGGTTTATATTAGTAGGGTAACCGAGGAGATATACGATGTTCGATATTATCAGTGATCTACATAAAGACGCTCGCGGGTTTCGGCCTACCAATGATTGGATGGAAATGTTCGATAAGGTTTCCTCCTCCGAGCAAGAGAAGATCTTCGATGATCTTATCGAAGAGTTAAAAGAAGCCGAAGAAGATGCCCGCAGAGCCGAGCAACAAGCGATTTACGATTTCGATGATCATCTTGCTGCAGTTCGTCGCGAAGGCGCGCCAGACCGCGCTACTGCTCTTCGTTGGATGACTCAGCTCTATACGTTCTGTCATGAACAAGACGTAGAACACTTTGTTTGGGAATGGGGGTTCTTATTCACCGATGAAGGCCGTGCTCTAGTGAAAGAGCTTATGGATATCGTAGAAATGGAGGATATACAATGAATATCATGAAAGGCGATTCCGACCTAATTGAAGATGATGGCTTTATAACCATTTACCCTAAAGAATTCCAACGGGGTATAATCCCACTTAGTTCTTCAGAAATACCCGAACACGGGTCACCACAAGATCGCGGTAGTGCTGATGCATACTATAGTCGGCGTTTCGACCCACACTATTATCCACGAGGAACTGGTGTTGGAGAAAGAATCCCGATGACTAAGATGACTGCAGATGAAATTGCCCAGTATAGCTATGGGTTCAGAAACGAGGACAATCGAAAAGATTGGAATTAATTCGAAAAAAATGTAAAAAGGGGGTTTACAAACGATTCGTAATAGCTTATATTAGTAGTATCAACAAAGGAGATACCCAATGGTTAAAGAATTCCTCGTTTTCACCACTTCCGGCGACATGATCGTTACTGCTGCAAAAACCAAAGAGGCAGCTATCGCACAGGTTCAGAAAGAGCTTCGTGCTGGTGAATCCATCGAATCTGTTGACCGTCTCTAATCTAAATCCCAGGAGAATATATTATGGCGCTTACAACTGATCAAATGGCTCAAGTACAACTTCTTTTTGCTGATGCCGATAGCAATGATCTTGACAAAATCGCTAATATGTTCAATGCCGCTCGCCGATCGGCTGAAAACTCAATTAAAAATGAGTTTTCTGTAGGTCAAAAGGTTACTTGGGTTTCCACCCGAATCCAGCGTCCAATGGCTGGTACAATTACTAAAATTAATCGTAGGCAATGGGCGAGGGGATCGCGCGCGAAAATATTGTCGTAAATACTGGTGATGCTGGTACGTGGAACGTTCCTCCATCACTTTTACAAACTGCTTAAGGAGAATATATTATGGCCCATATGGTTGAAACTATGGCATACGCTGGCGAAACACCTTGGCATGGTCTCGGTGAAGAGGTCTCCAATGAACTTACGCCGGTCCAAATGATGAAAAAAGCCGGAGTGGATTGGCGCGTCAACGCAGTCGAATCATTTGTAGAATACGATGGCGAAAAGATTCCGACGGGACAAAAGTCGCTTATTCGTTCCACTGATGGTCGTATCCTCACAAACATCGGGGAAAATTGGAACCCAGTTCAAAACGAAACTGCCTTCGAATTCTTTTCAGAATTTGTAATGGCGGGTGACATGGAGATGCACACCGCTGGATCACTTCGCGATGGTGAATACGTTTGGGCGTTGGCGAAGGTGAATGATTGGTTTGACGTATTCGGCGGTGACCGAGTCGATTCTTATCTACTTTTTTCTAACCCCCACAAATATGGGAAGTCGATCGACGTTCGCTTTACACCAATTCGGGTCGTTTGCAACAACACTCTTACGTTCTCTTTGAGCCAAGGGACCAAGAACGGGGTACGTCTATCACACCGGACAGAGTTCGATCCGGATATGGTAAAAGAAACCTTGGGCCTCGCTCACGAGAAATTTGCTATGTATAAGGAAATGGCAGAATTCATTGGATCGCGTCCGGTTACTGCCGAAGCGCTTATTCAATACTATAACGAAGTGTTTCCTAATACATCTCGTACCGAACAACCTAAGGACGTTAAAAGTTACGGCGATCTTTCTCGAAACGCAAAGCTTTGCTATGATGCACTAGAGGTTCAACCCGGTGCGGAATATGCGGCTGGCACTTGGTGGAGCGCATTCAATAGCGTAACCTATGTTACGGACCACGTACAAGGTCGCAATAAAGATAACCGATTGCAATCGCAGTGGTTTGGTCAAAACGCGGCTCGGAAGGTCACAGCGGCAGAAAAGGCAGTGCAATACGCTACTCTCGCTTAATTACCAATCACGTAAACCCCCACGAAAAAAATCGAAAAAAGTTGATTTAGGGGGTTTACAAATGAGTCGAAAAGGCTTATATTAGTAGTGTAACCAAGGAGATACTGATATGATCATCAACGAAAACCGTACTGATTCTTATATGGGCACCGTGGACCTTTCGAACGCTGATGATATGAACATGGTGACTATTGCTCGTAAACTGGTTAAGGAAGCAAATGTTAAGCTCCGTGAATCCGGTAAACGTCAGATGTATGTCAAACTTCAAGGTCGTGGTCACCGTCAAGGCGTACGGCGCTATAATCAATCTCTGCCGCTGAAATACGCTACATCAGCAGACGTTTACATTTATAACCGTTAATCTTTAACCCGGGGGTTTACAAACTCTCGGGTTTTTTGTATCCTAAAAATATCATAAATAAAGGAGAACAGTTATAGTTATGGATGGAACTATGCCAGTAGCAATGACCCCCGCCCAATGGAATAAGCCGAACTCTCAAACCAAGGAGCATCGGTTAGATATTTTGGTAAAGGCCATTAAAGCCGGCACCAAGTTGGTTACGGTTGATAATAAAGAGATAGTTGTTAAAAATGATAAGAACAACCTCCGAGCAATTGAGATGTTCAAAAAAGATAATAAACCATTTGATCTGCTCCTAAAATCTGGCCGGAAAATTAGTTCTTCCCAGATTGGTAAGTCGGCGGTTTTCGGTGGAGGAGGAGCTGGTAAAGGTGGTGGAACCCTTCAAACCGCCCTCGCTGAAAGTTTACAATGTTTATATTGTGCTGCAGTAATGGGTGAACCAGTAAATAAGCCAATTTCGCACTTTACCCCATCGATACTTAAAAAACATGCAGGAAAAGCCAATTTGGGTGGTACTACTTTTAATGCAGCGATAGAATTGGATGAGACCTGGCATCTATCGGCATATTGGACTGCGGCATTAACACGTAGGGAGGGTTATATTAAATCGAATCACACGTATCACCGGGATGATGCCCAGATGAAGAAGATATATAAAGCGAAATCAGCCGCCTTTAAAAATTCTGGTATGCTAGTGCTTTCGGACGATAAATGGAATCCGGGGGATATTTGGGCAATAGATAGATCAGCCGTTCTTGATAAGGTCCTTGACGATACTACCATTACGAATTTAAATACTAAATTGAAAGAAGAGTTTGATAAACGAAAAATCGTTGGCATCTCACTCAAGAAAGTGGTGGATGAAAAGCGGATACGCTCCTCGGTGTTAAACGACGGTAAAAGGCCGCTTGATAAACATAAGTTGACGTCTGCATCTTTAATGGCAGATAACATCAGCACCGCTACTTTTTTTCGGTCAAAAGGTGCTACCCTGCTCGTTGACCAAAATATTAAGATCGGCTTCAGAACTCCGAGCTACCTGGGACCATTAAACGCAGAAATTGAGCTTGCCACTGCTCGCGGCGGGCGGGCTGGATTCACGCAAATCATCGATGCCGCAAATCGTTATATGCGATATTCTATCCCGGACAATAATGCTTTGAAACAGGAAGCTAAAAAGATTATGGACGGTGATGAAGATACCATTAAGGCGTTCTCTAAAATGGCGACCTTCTGTGCTAACGTAACTGATATCGATTTTCGAACTGAATTAAAAGCCCAGGATATAGATCGAATTCATAGCAAGCTGGGGTCTACCTATGTAGTTTACGGCCTTAAGAAGGCAAATAAAAATAAGGCGGATGAGTTTGTGTCATATATTATGAATTACGCAGGATCCAAATTAGAAGAATCATCCGTATACGTAAAAGTTTATCAATAGGAGAAATTAATGTCTCAGTATAGTATACAGAATACAGATGGAACCGATTATGCAAGACTTTAATGCGTTTTTAACAGAACAAAAAAATACCCATATGCGGCATATTGAAGATTCTGTCATCTACGGTGGGGTTAAGGGTACCCGGCAAGCCATCTTTGCCCTTAGAGATTTAAGAGATATGCTAGCCGGGCACGATGGTAAGGTTTCGGTTAAATGGGATGGCGCGCCCGCGATATTTGCGGGGACAGATCCTCGCGATGGAAAATTCTTCGTTGCGAAGAAGGGGATTTTTAATAAAGAACCCAAAGTATATAAGACCCCCGCAGACGTTGATGCTGATACCTCGGGAGATCTTTCTATAAAATTAAAACAGGCACTTCAATACCTACCAGAATTAGGTATTAAAGGCATTATACAGGGGGACTTTTTATTCGGTCCCGGCGATATTTCCAATGAGCTTATCCATGGGCAGAAATATATTACTTTCCATCCTAATACTATCATTTATGCTATTCCTAGTAGTTCGGCTACCGCAAAAACGATACGAAGATCCAAAATCGGGATCGTATGGCATACTACCTATGCCTTCTCCGGTGGAAGTAACGATTTTGCCTCCCTACGAGCCAGTTACGGAGTAAACGTATCTAAGTTCAAGAAGTCAGCCAACGTCTGGTCTCAGGATGCAATGCTAAGGGATCTGACTAAATACTCCATGTCGAAAAGAGATACTCAGGAGGTAAATAATTACCTCACACAAGCGGGTAAGATATTCAATCAGATTGCCGGCACTACTCTTCGGGAATTGGAGAATAATCAACAGCTTGCTCAACACATTGAGACTTTTAATAACTCGTTTGTTCGTGAAGGTCAAGTTATCACTAATACTACTGCTCACGTTAATAAGCTTATTAAGTGGATCAAAGCTCGTTATCAAAAAGAAATAGATAAGCGTAAGACTGAAAAGGGCAAATCCGTTCAGATCCAGAAACTCAATGATCTATTGAAATTTTTCTCTGAATCTAATAAAAAATCGCTAAAAAGCATATTCGATTTACAGAAAGTAATCGTTTTAGCGAAATTAAAACTTATAAATACTTTGAATAAATTGAATAACGTGGATACCTTCGTTAAGACTAAGGATGGCTATAAAGTTACTGGACATGAGGGCTTTGTAGCAATCGATAAATTAGGTGGTGATGCTGTTAAGATTGTTGATAGATTAGAATTCTCATACAACAACTTCAGCAAAGATGTACTAAAAGGATGGGATAAACCGGGAAGAAAATAAATGGATAAATCTTTTAAAAATTTTCTAGAGAATTACGACGAGTGCATGGACGAGGCATTAAACCTTGGCCAGCGTCGGCGAAAAGCTATTCAGATGCGGAAGATGAAGGGTAAAATCGCTATCGGGCAACGTCGAGCCAAAATGAGGGTAGCCGATTCATCACGTCTTCAAAAGCGAGCAAGAAAACATGCTCGTACCTTCTTACTTAAAAAACTGACTAAGGGTAAGGGTAAAAAGGATCTCGATTACGCTCGGAGAGAGGCAATTGAGAAAAGACTAGATAAGATGAAGGGTAAGGTTGATCAGTTAGCCAAAAAGCTGCTACCCAAACTCCGTAGAGCTGAAATGACTAAAAGACAGAAAAAATGATCAATTCATTTAAAAATTTCCTGGTCGAGGAAGAAAAGACCGTTTACTTCACGTTTGGGAGAATGAATCCCCCTACGATCGGACACGGTAAGCTGATGGATACATTATCCTCTAAGTCGGGTAATAACCCATATAGGATCTTTTTATCCCAGTCTAGTGATCCTAAGAAAAATCCTTTGACCTATGTAGATAAGGTCAAATTCGTTAGAAAAATGTTCCCAAAACACGCTCGATCCGTTATTTTGAATCGTAAAGTAAAGAACGTATTTGATATTGCGGTAATCCTCTACAATGAAGGCTATAAGAACGTAGTCATGGTCGTGGGTTCAGATCGTGTAACTGAATTTAAAACCCTCCTTCAAAAATATAATGGTAAAGACGCTCGTCATGGCCATTATAACTTCAAAAAAATTATGGTAATATCTGCAGGCGATCGTGACCCAGATGCCGAGGGCGTTTCAGGTATGTCAGCTTCTAAAATGCGCAACTTTGCGGCAGATAATGATTTTACCCAATTTGCCCAGGGGCTTCCTAAAAGAGTGTCTAATGCTGATGCCAAGACCTTATTTAATACTGTCCGGAAGGGGCTGGGACTCAAAGAAGAAACTAGTTTTAAGAAGCATGTTCAGTTATTCCCTGTATCAGAAACCCGCGAGGAATATGTATTGGGAAATATGTTTAATGTTGGCGACCAGGTCGTTATAAAAGAGTCTAGTGAGATCGTTGTTATTGCAAGCCGAGGTCCGAACTTCCTAGTATTGGAAACGACTGATGGTAAGAAATTGCGTAAGTGGTTAAATGATGTAGAATTACTAAACGGAGATAAAGATGACTGATGTAAAATCGGCCGATAAAAAAGCCCAGCTCTACACCGATCCCACAGGGAAAAGACGGATTCGCATGGTTCCCAGCGATTCGAAGGTTGTAGATCCAGCTAAAAAATCCAAACCCGCGGTGTCAGAATGCAACGAATCAGTAGATGTTAACCGAGTTAAGCAGCTCGGCGCTATCGGTCTGGTCAATAAAAAAGACGTCCAACGGCTTATGATTATCATGAAAAAGTTAGACTCTGATAAAGAACTTAATATTCGGGAGAAGAACTTGGTCGTTAAGATGTTCCAACAACTCATTTCGGTAGTCACCGGTGACGTGTCAGTCTTTGCTAAAACTAAAAAAGCCGTCACTGGCTCGAAAGAGGAATCATAATATGACTTCGGAAGCACAGACCCGACTAGATCGGATTGAAGAGAAGATTGATCGTCTTTCAGAAGCATTGGTGGCTATTGCTAGAACTGAAGAAAAACTGGTCAGCATTGAACAAAAATATAGTTCTCAATATGATCGTATGAACCGACTTTCGGAAAAGATCGATCAACTTGAGCAGACGGTAATTTTAAATTCTGAGACCGTATCGAATATCACAAAAATAAGTTGGGTAGTGGTTGTCGCTATTGTCGGTGCAATTATAACCCAGTTCTACAATTTTTAGGAGTAAAAAATGGACAGAGAAGAAATAGAAAAGATGCGGATCGCCTACCAAGAAGTTCAGGAAGGCAAAAAGAAAAAACTAGATCCCGTCGATAAAGATGAACTTAAAGGTGATCATGAGGATCGCGACGATAAAGATATCGATAATGATGGTGACACCGATGATGCGGATGAATATCTGCACAATCGGCGTAAGGCCATTAAGAAAGCTATAAAAAAAGAAGAAGTAGAGCTTGATGAAAAGATGTCTGAAGCCCAAAAGGAAAAGCGTGAAGAGATTGTAAAATCCCTAAAAGATAAAGAAGCCGAGTTCAAAGAAAAATACGGAGAGCGGTGGAAAGAAGTTATGTATGCTACCGCTACAAAAATGGCAATGAAGGAAGAGGTTATGGAAGAATCTAATCAGAACCCAAATGCAGCGGATGCGGAAAAAATGGACGATCGTCTTACTGCATGTGATAAGAAATTCGCTGATGTCCATGGCGGAATTGATCCAAAAGTTCCGGCAGTAGATGGCTACAAGGCTGCAGAGGATACTGCAGACAATATCAAGAAGTCCAAGCCAAGCAAAGTGGCAGAAGCGAAAACGTTCCCTGAATTGATGAGAGCATTGATGGAGAAATAATATGATTGTGAGACCTAGTTGGGCCGCAGGAGCTGTTCCAACCGCTCGAGGTTGGATGAAGGGTAATGAACTACTTAAGGCAATTAAGTTTACCCAAGCTCAGATTGATGAGTGGCATGCTGCACAAAATCCAGTTAAGCCTGTAGAAGCTCTGACCAAGAAAGAGCTAGATGAATACGCGCTTACAAAGGGGGTTGTTCTGGATCGCCGTCAAGGCAAACAGAAGATGGTGAAAAGTTTCCTTAGTAAGCTTTCAGCAAGATAAAACTGAAATGAAATTTGAAGAGCTTAATGATGAGAACTTTCTGTTATTTGCCGCGGCTCATTTTTACGATCCCCGATGTAGTGAGGTAGAAGATTTTTACGAAGATCTTCATAGAATCAAATACATCAAAAGATTGATCAATAGATACTATGAGAACGGCAGAATATCTGAGAGGCTCCTATTAAACCATATTATCATTTTTACAAATTCGTTTACGGTTCCGGCTACCCTACGAATTTTCGAATATAAGATCGAAAAAGATTTTTGGCCTGTTTTAAAACCATTTTTAATATACCTTAAACATATCCATGAGGATGATTATCCTGATATAGAATCGGAGATCCTTGTGATGGAAGCATTGGAAAGAATATAATGAGTATTGGAACGAGAGCGGCAGATCTAGCCTATACCTTTAGATTCCTTAAGATCCTCACTACTCCGTGGGAAGAAACTAGTGCGTATAAGCTAGGTATTATCGATGATAAGGGTAAAAGGAATAAATCCCAGAAATTGGATACAAGTAAACATAAGAGTGCGTATACGACGTTCTTACGGCTTGTATATAATATCAAACGATTGATTCAGAAAGTTCCGGGCGCAGGGGGCAAGCTCGGTAATCTAGCTGCAGGTCTATGGCTAATTAAAGAAAACTTCAATATGAGTGATAAAGCTTTAGAGAAGATGTTGAGTGAAATGGGCGTAGACCCCTTGGATCTTTTGCAGGAAGAATCTCAGTGGTTCCTCCTGGAAGATAAAAGAATCTCGCCGGGCGTATATAGGGTTTCCTCGGATAAGATTGTTAATAGTACTTATGAGGAAGTTGTCAGAGCTAAAGACCCTATCCGGATCAGCGAAAAGTGCTACCCAATCGGCGAAGTCCTTGGATTGGATATCTATAAGGCAACACATATCCGCTCTAATCAGGAGATATATATTACTGCATCGGAGTTAATTAAATGAAAAAGAAGAAGAAAATCCCAGAATGGGGAACGCCCGAAGCAACTAAGAAAGCTCGAGATATGGTACCGGGACAGGAAGATATGGATATTGTTGAAGATGGTATGACTTCTGCAGATGCCGGTATACCCCATGATACTAAAGACATGGGACCGAGGTTGAAATTAATTAATGTAACCGATCGTAGAAGGAAGAAGGATAAGCCTCCGGTTCTTCTAAAAAGGTTTAGGAAATTCGTGGATTCAGATGCTTAGATTATATCTTTTAGTATTCATAATTATGACCGTGGGTGGGGTAGGATTTACTGCGTATTCTTATTACCAGAATACTCAAGAGACTATCCGCATTCTAAGAGAAAATGAAGTAAAATTAAAAGCTGCAGTAGAGACCCAAGAGGAAGCAATTGCGTCACTGCAGTCTGATTATCAATCCATTATGGAAGAGAATAATCGGATCAATGAGGCGTACGCTGATATTCGAAGACAGAATAGTAGATTATCAAGTAAGCTAGCCGGAATGGACTTAGGACTGATTGCTGCAGAAAAGCCTGATAGTATCGAACGTGCAGTTAATCGAGGAACAGTTAATGCTGGAAGATGCTTTGAACTGTTATCAGGTGCAGAATTAAGCGAGGAAGAAATTAATGCAACAAGTGATACCGACTTTAACAAAGAGTGCCCTTGGTTGTGGCCTGGTCCTCCTACTGACGGCGTGCGGGATGACGAATCAACCCCCACAGGAGATAACAGTCAGTAGTGCACCTATTGACCGACCTGAATTAGTTCTCCCACCCGTAGATGAGTTGAATATGAGATTGGTCGAGTGGGTTATCGTCAATGAGGAGAATCTGGAAGAGAAGGTTGCCGAACTGACCTCTGCAGGCCAACCTCTTGCTATGTTTGTTCTTACTGGTGATGGGTATTCTAATCTAGGTTTAAACTTCAGTGATATACGTGCATTAGTGCAGCAACAGCAGGAAATCATTCTGGCCTATGAAAGATACTACAAAGAGACCGAAGAGGACCTTGAGTAGTATTCTATCCCACCCAAAAGGGTCTTTTATATTATACCGGGATTTGCAAGATTTGTAAACCCCCTGTGACGAAAAGTTAAGAGATATTTTTTGAAATCTTCCCCAATATGATGTTTACAAGCTCTGAAATTTTATATATAATATCACTAATTAAAATTCAAACCACACAGTTCAATTGTCCGTAAACCCGTATCCTACGGCGTGAACCTATTTGTCCGTTAAGAAAGGTACTCCTCCATGCTCAAAGCCCTCCCCTACTCCCAAGATAAGAATGCACGAAAGTTAATGTCAGAGACTAAATTTTACGAGGGGTACAGTAGGTGGAACGAAGACGAAGATAGGTACGAGACTTGGGAGGAGGCTGTTGCTCGAGTAATGGATATGCACCGTGCTTTCTATGCTGATAAAATGAGTCCGGAACTAACTCGTTTAATAGATGAAGCAGAAGCTCTTTATAAACTACAGTACGCTTTAGGCGCACAGCGCGCGTTACAGTTTGGTGGTGAGCAACTTATTAAACATCAGATGCGCATGTACAATTGTACGTCTTCGTATGCCGACCGAGCAAGGTTCTTTTCAGAAGTATTCTATATCCTCCTTTGTGGGGCAGGCGCAGGTTTTTCTGTGCAGAAACACCATGTAGCTAAAGTGCCGCAGATTGCAGAGCGTAAAAAGCAAGCTAAGGTTTGGGTAGTTGAAGACTCCATCGAAGGATGGGCTGATGCACTGGGCGCATTAATGTCTTCCTATTTCGTTGGCGGTGGTCAATTCCCAGAAATGGAGGGACGAAAGGTTTATTTCGATCTTCAGAGCATTAGACCAAAAGGTGCTAAGATCTCAGGCGGATATAAGGCACCGGGACCAGATCCCCTTCGTCGAGCATTAGATAAGATTGAACATCTAATTCAAGGAATCGTACTAACCGGCCGGAATTATCTAAAGGCGATCGATGTTTATGATATTGTTATGTTTGCTGCAGATGCTGTTCTTTCTGGTGGGGTTCGTCGCAGTGCCACCATTTGTCTATTCTCCCCCGATGATAAAGAAATGATTAATGCCAAGACCGGAAATTGGTTTGCTGACAATCCACAGCGGGGTAGATCTAATAACTCTGCAGTTATTGTTCGTGATGAAATCTCACGTGACCAATTTAAAGATATTATGAAGTCTGTTAAGGAATTTGGTGAGCCTGGCTTCTATTTCGTAGAGGATAAAGATTTCACTACTAATCCCTGTGTTGAAATCGGCATGTACCCTCAGATCAAGGGGAAATCTGGATGGCAAGGCTGTAATCTAACTGAAATTAACGGGGGTAAGTGTACTACTAAAGAGGAATTCTACAAAGCATGCCGTGCTGGGGCAATCATGGGCACACTGCAGGCAGGTTATACAGACTTTAAATATCTGGATAAGACCACTAAAGATATTTTCGATCGAGAAGCACTACTTGGGGTATCAGTTACTGGTTGGATGAATAATCCAGACGTATTGTTAGATGGAGATACCCAACAAGAAGGCGCCAAGATTGTAAAAGAGGTTAACGCTGAAGTAGCAGATCTAATTGGCATTAACCCGGCAGCTCGTACAACTTGTGTGAAGCCCTCAGGAAATGCATCTGTACTCTTACAGACCTCATCGGGTATCCATGCAGAGCATTCCCCTCGATACCTTCGCCACGTCCAATTGAATAAAGAAACCGAAGTGGCACAATTGATCGCAAAGTCAAATCCCTATATGATTGAAGAAGCCGTGGGCTCGTCGGGTAATACGGACTATGCTATTGCATTCCCAATTGTTGCCCAACCAGACTCAATCTATAAAGAGGAACTATTCGGAACTAATCTTCTAGAAAAGGTACGTCTCGTTCAGCAAAATTGGGTAGAAGGTGGTACTAACCCTGAACTCTGTGCCGATAGTAGGATCCGCCACAATGTGTCGAATACGGTTACTGTTCAAGAACATATGTGGCCACAAGTTGAAGATTACGTCTACGATAACCGCCATGATTTTGCCGGTATCAGTTTCCTATCCGGCACCGGTGATAAAGACTATCCACAGGCGCCATTTACCTCTATTCCAACTGCATCAGAGATTGTTGAGACGTATGGCCGCGCAGCTCTATTTGCTTCGGGCTTGATTGTAGATTCCCCTAAATCTGGATTCAGAGATATTTGGGAAGCTTGTACAATTGCCAAACAGGATGAGGAGGATGAACAGCATATTGGAGAGATCTCCGATATCCATAAAGAGTGGATCCGCCGATATCGGAAGTTCGCAGATAATTACTTTAATGGTGATATTAAGCAGGCCGAATACTGTCTTAAAGATGTATATCTACTCCATAAATGGACGAAGATCCAACAGAACTATACCCCCGTGGATTTCGTGACGCAGCTGACCGAAAAGAAATATACTGAGATTGATACCATGGGCGCAATTGCGTGTCAGGGTGGTAGTTGTGAGATACAATTCTAATCGCATAAATAACCTTCAAATCATCATAGTAAATTAAGGTCTCTACCATGAATAAAGAAGATATCCTATGCCCCCATTGCGAAGCAGAATTTTATATAGAAAGCGAGGAATCCGCGATTTACTGTATATGTTGTGGGGACGAGATTGGGGATGATGAGGACGAGGATGTCTATTGGGAGGAATAGATGTGGTATTATAATGATGAAGAGTATCATCCATCAGCCGAAGAATTAGATGGATGGATAGGATTCGTTTATGTTATTACCGATAAGAGCAATAACAAAAAGTATGTGGGAAAGAAACTATTCTGGTCGAAGAAGACCCTTCCACCACTCAAAGGTAAAACACGAAAAAGACGAAAAATCATTGAATCCGATTGGCAGAAATATTATGGATCGAGTGACCTTGTCAAACAACTCCTTGTCGAGCACGGGGAGTCTAACTTCCATCGAGAAATATTATACTTCTGCAAATCGAAAGGTGAGATGGGATACCTCGAATTAAGAGAACAAGTATTACGTAACGTTCTTTTGGATGACGATTATTATAATGGTATCGTTAACGCTAGAGTGCACCGGAACCACGTTAAAAGGGTGAAGGAGCTTTGGGAAGATGGAAAACTGGATTAATCAAAATATTTTGAAATGGGGGATTTACTATTGATCCCGGATTTGGTATAATAAACTATGATTAAAAATGGAAAGCGAGTTTATAATGTTGTTGCTTGATTTTAGTGGTATCTCTATTGCACCTGTTGCAATGGGGCACGTACATTCCGGCGATGAGAATCTGATCCGTCATATGATCCTCAATTCAATCCGCATGTATCGTCAGAAGTTTAAGGATAAGTATGGGGAAATCGTCATTGTTGCTGATGGTGGCGGTAACTGGAGAAAAGAGGTTTACCCCGAATATAAGGGTAAACGGAGGTCTACCCGTGAGGCTTCTAAGATTGATTGGGCGGAAGCTTTCCGCATTATCAATATGGTTATCCAAGAACTCAAGGATGAGTTTCCGTATAAGGTTATTCACCAGTGGGGATGTGAGGCAGATGATTCTATTGCAGAATTGGTTCATTATACCCAGGAGTTTGGCAATTGGGAAGATGTGATGATCATCTCTGCTGATAAAGATTTCCGCCAATTGCAAGTCTTCGATAATGTTGACCAGTTTACCCCAATGTTTAAGAAGCTGATCAAAGAGGATAATCCTCGAGGATATCTTGCTGAACACATCCTCAAAGGCGACGACGGCGACGGCGTACCTAATGCCCTATCTGACGATGATACCTTTATGGTCGAAGGTAAGCGTCAAAATATCCTATCCAAGAAAAAGAAAGAAGCGCTCCTAGCCGATCCTAAGGCTTTAGGAGAACAGGTCTATCGCAATTACCAACGCAATAGGCAAATGATTGATCTAATTAATCCTTCTACCCCCGATCGTATCCGCAAAGAAATTATAAATAGCTTCGAGAGCCAAGATGAAGGAGATAAAAAGGGTAAGGTATTCCCGTATCTCATTAAAAATAATTGCCGGCTCTTGCTAGAGAATGTAAAGGAGTTCATTGATTAAGATGAAATATGTATTTGAAGTGCTGGAAGATGTAGTAAAAGCGAAGACCCGACAGGATAAGATTCAGATTCTGAAAAAGAATGAATCCTGGGCATTAAAAGATATCCTAAAGGGAACGCTTGATCCTAAGATTGAATGGGATCTTCCGGCGGGCACCCCGCCTTATACCGCATCCGACCCTCACAATGCCCCCTCGAATCTTCTCAAACGAAATAAGCAATTTAAGTACTTTGTTAAGGGGGGTCCAGCGCGTGATCTACCCAAATACAAACGTGAATCGATATTCATCGGTCTTTTGGAAGCAATTCATCCAAAGGATGCTGAATTGGTAGTGTCTATGATTAATAAGCAGAAGCCCGGTAAAGGTATTACCGCTAAACTTGTTAACGAGGCATTTCCTAACCTAGTGAGTTCTTGATTATGGAGTAAACCGAAACTAAAAAGGAGAATGCACATGGTAGCAGCTCAAATCGAAAGACTGGAATCCGACCTTAGAGAAATTAGGGACTTTGAAAAGGAACTTAAATCTGAAGGCAATTCTAATCTATCAGCAAAGGTCTCTTCGAAGAGGCAATACCTACAGCAATATCTGGAAGAAGTTACAGCATAGGGGTTTACATGTTTTTGCCATTATGGTAAAATAATAAGGGTAGGGGAAGAGATTCTCCTACCCTTTTATGCGGGAAATTATATTGGCTGGAAAGAAAAAGAGGGCAACCGCCCAGGAGCAAGAAACCTTATTCGAAGTAGTAGAACTAAAGGTTCTCGAGGAAATAGCATATGGTGACACTAAAAAAAGATTAGTGTCCTCCCCTTCCGGGAAATCATCATATATACAATTATGGTCAAGTCTGTCGAAGGAATGGAGAACCACCTCTCGGCACAATATAGAAGAAAACTGGTTAAAATGGAAAAAACATGCCGCAATATACCATGAAGAACAAAGAGACCGGGGAGACCCAAAACATGATTCTCAAAATAAGCGAAAGAGAAGAGTGGCTAAAAAACAACCCGGGATGGATGCAAATCATAACAACCGCTCCAAGAATAGTAAGCGGACAAGGAAGTCTCCTGTCAAAAACAAGTGATGGCTGGAAAGAAGTATTAGGCCGGGTGAAATCCGGGGCATCTAAAGAACATACAATTAAAGATTGATATACCTCGGATGAAAAAAAGTAATGCGGCGCACATTGTGCCCTGGGAAATTGATGAATTTACGCCAGTTACGGAGAACCAGGAGTTAGCTGTCAAAGGCTGGGAGAATGGTCATAACCTGGCTTTAGTTGGGAGTGCCGGTACGGGTAAAACCTATATGGCCTTAAATCTTGCGCTCAAAGAGCTTTTCGACAATCTCGATGTCTATAGAAGCATAATGATAGTTAGATCTGTTGTTCCGACTCGTGATGCAGGACACCTCCCCGGAGCCAAGGAAGAAAAAGAAGAACCATATCAATTACCATATCAGAATCTTTGCGATGAGATCTTTGGCTATAGAGGCGCATATAATAAACTAATATCCGCTAATAAGGTTAGATTCGAAACTACTTCTTATATCCGCGGCGCTACATTTGATCAGACTATCATCATCGTTGATGAGATGCAGAATATGAATTTCCATGAATTGGATTCGATTATTACTCGTATCGGGAATGATTGTAAGATCATATTCTGTGGCGATCATAAGCAGTCTGATTTTAAATATGATGATGAAAAGGAGGGGATTATGAAATTCCTTTCGATCATCGAAACTATGAGATCTTTCCGGTTAGTTGAATTCGGATGGATAGATATTGTTCGTTCAGATTTTGTAAGAGATTATATCATGACGAAGGAAATGTTAGATCTATAGGAGAGGGTAGATGGTTATAATCTATGGAGCGGAATGGTGTTCCTTTTGTAAAAAAGCAAAAGAGCTTTGTCAAGACTATGGAATAGGGTATGAATGGCGAAATGTGGATGACCCGGAATATAAAGAAGAGCTTAAGCTTAAACTTCCAGATGTTAAAACGATACCTCAAATATATTGGCATCATCGATACATCGGTGGATATCAGGAATTAGCAACTACAATTGAAGAAGATAATATAGGTAATTACGGTCAAGGAACTTTCTAATGACAAAATTCACTAGGTTCGATGTACGCAATAAGAAAAAGGGTAGACAGAAGAAAAAATCCCTAGAACGAGATAAGCGAATGGCTCCCGTTCCAGCGGCGAAGACCCGAGAGGAGAAACATTATAACCCGGCGTCCCAAATGAATACTGAAAGGGTGTTGCAAGATGAAATGTAAGGACTATTTAAAAAATTCGAAAAAAATATAAAAAGGGGGTTTACAAATGAGTCGAAAAGGCTTATATTAGTAGTGTAACCAAAAGAGATAAAGGAATCGATCATGCAGACCTCTACTGATTTCACGCCAAATCTTACTAAACTGGAACGCGAATATATGGACCTGATCGCATACTGCGAGATGAACACTTCTAACGGTTCGCGTCCTGAAAGTTACATCGAGGTTAACACCTATAATTGGGCCGATGAACGGGCAGCAGAACTGGGTATCAGTGAAAAAGCCCTTGGTGGTGTTATGGCTTCGCTGGCTCAGAAAGGTTTGATCGATTCGTACCCTGCTGGTCGCGACGATCCTGACGGGGGCGTCTGGTTTACCGAAGAGGGCTTCAAAGTCTGGGAGGTTGGTAATGAGTAAAAAAACATGTGACGCTTTCTTTTGCACTAAACGAATTCCTGCCAAATATAGATACTGTTATGATTGTGCCAAGGCACGAGGCCATATAGGCGATAATGGAATAGGCATTTTTGGCTGGATTTCCATACTTGTAATTTTATGGGCAGTGTTTGGATGAATTGATGGAGATATATAATGTGTGATTATAATAAAGTAATCCTAACCGATTGCGATGGTGTACTACTAAATTGGGAATATGCCTTTAACACCTGGATGGCTCGGCATGGGTATTCTGCTGATGGTGAAGCCGGATTGATTTACGATATGTCCGAACGGTATAAGATGCCGAAATCCGAAATGTCTCGGCTGATTAAACACTTTAATGAATCTTCGGCTATTGGATTCCTCCCGCCTCTTCGGGATGCTATGTACTACATTGATCTACTCCACCGGAAATTCGGCTATGTCTTTCATATGATTACCTCACTATCCCTAGAGCCATCCGCTCAGACTCTGCGGATACAAAACACAAAGAAACTATTTGGTGAGACTGCTTTCGAGAAGTTCATCTTCTGTGATACTGGCGCCGATAAAGACGAAGCGCTTCAGCCTTATCAAGATAGTGGATATTTTTGGGTTGAAGATAAAGTCGAAAACTGCGACCTAGGTAGTGAAATGGGTCTTAATTCTATTCTAATGGAGCATGGGCATAATATGGATAATACCGATCACCAATTGGTTAAGAACTGGAAGGAGATCTACGAATTAGTTTCTTCGAATTATTAAACCTTAGAAGTCAATGGGAAGAATACGCTCGTAATTTTGTGGGGGTAGATCGATCCGGTACAATTGAATCACTAAGGTACTTTGTCGCGGACGGACCACGAAAGAACCGGTTCCGCCCAAAATTTAATGAAGCAATGGATATTGCTAAAAGTATTCTGGATGAGACCAAATGAAACGACTGATCTATCAGGTATCCGTAGGAGCTCCTTCGAAGCTGTATCAGCATTGTACGGCGTCAGTAGAAGAATACTGTAAAAAGTACGGTATTGACTATATTAAACAGACCACGCCGAGTCTATGTATTCGACCTGACCCTTTCACTTCGAATCGATCTGCGGAATGTCAGGCCAGAGCTCTACCCCTTCCAATTTACGAGAAAGAGAATGCCCTTGCGTACTTCCCGGAGTACGATCAAATTGCCATTATTGATTCTGATATTTGGATTCGGGATACCGCGCCTAACATATTTGACACAATCAGCGTGAAACCGAAAACGGACTTTGCTGCTGTTGTTGAAAGAGATATGCCCATTACTGATCAATACAAGGGGAAGATCTTAAACTACTCTAGGATGCAGTACAGCACTCTACACCCAAAGGTAAACTTTGAGCCTAATCATTTAGGTTATGAGTTTATGAATATGGGGGTAATGGTAATGAATAAATCTATTACAAAATATCTGAAAGGTCAGAGTCCCAAGGAGTTCCTCGATCGACCCGAGTTCAAACCGTTTATTGACGGGGTAGGTCCCTGGAAATGGAGTACCGACCAAACCCTGTTAAATTGGTGGATCCGCAAAGAAAAAATGAACATCCAAAGAATGCATTGGAAGTGGAACGGGCTCTATACGGCCAATAGGAAGATTAAACATTGTCACTTTGTCCACTTCTTCCTTAAGGATAAGCTACCTAATCGAGGCGAGAATGTAGCTGACCTAATGAGCGCAATAGAATGAAGAACCTTATCCTACAGCATTATAGCGGGGATATAGATCCACTGGCCCGATTATCTATTGAGAATATCGAGGAATATGCGGACCTCAATTGGAACGACTATAAGTTACTCCGAGGCCCAGTATTTAATGCGAGCCTGTCTCCCCAATGTCAGAAGCTTGCAATTCTTGACGAGCAATTCGATGATTATGATAATGTGGTGATGCTCGATGCGGATATGTTTGCCAGAACCTCTAAGAACATTTTTGATGCAACTGGAATGGGCCGACATACTAAAATACAAGCTAAATTGCTAAGCCGTATTAGCTACCGATATCCAGACTTTGCCAATAAAGACGCACCTTATTGGGGTGGCGCGGTATATAAGTTCGATAGAAAAACTCGACAGAAGTTGCGGGCAGTAATACCTGATATAGGTAAGTTAATTGAAATGGATCGGATGCTAAGGGATGAAAGCATCATGCATTACCTTGCATGGAAGGCTAAAATTCCGGTAGACGATGAGACCTACTTCTCGGGAGATTGTGGTGGCGAGGAATGGGACATGAACAGTTTTGATGATCCCATTAATGGAAACATTATCCATATCCGACCCAAGTGGACACTGACGGGACCAAAGGCAACCAAGTTGGAAATCTATAGGGATCTAGTTAAGAAATGCGTAATCTAATATATCAATTCTGGAACGGTAGGTTACCTTATTATGCCAATGCTTCTAGACAAGTAATAGAAGAATATGCAAAGAACATTGGGGCCGAGTATCGATGCGATATTAATGAGCCCTTCTTTAAAGGCCCTAATTCCAATTATCTGAATTGTCTTCGACCAGTTTATGATCGGGAATTCGATGCATATGATAAGGTACTATTCCTTGATATGGATATCTTTACGGTCGAAGACGTAACTGATAATATCTTTGATGTGCCAGTGGATGGTATTGGTATGGTTCAGGAAATACTGCAGCCATCCCTACGTGAAAAATCCCCATCAGCTATCAACACTCGTAATGATAAGGAATGGGCGAATCTCCTGGAAAAGAAGTGGGACATTGTGGTACCACGGGATACCAAGAATCGACCGTTAGTCTATAACTCGGGAGTGGTTCTATATACACGGGAGGCAAGGGTTGCAGCCCGGAAGAACTGGCTGACATACGAAGCTTATCATAAATCCACGAATCGATTTAATAAGTTTTATCAACTTGATCAGAATTACCTCGGAGCAGTAGCTTTCTCGGGAATTACACCATTTACGGAACTTGATCTTAAATGGAATGCCCAAGTCCACTATACCGGAGATAATCGCCCTCGCAGTGTTATCGATAATCGGAAAAAAGGTACCGTCTTCGTCCACATCCAAACCCGCCCTAGAGATATCTTGGATGATACGATGATCTATGATATTGTTAATCGCCCCGTACAGGACTGGAGACATCGAAATGATTAATTCCGAATTAGGACATGTAACTTCTGTTCAGGAGTTCAATCCTGAAATCCGCCGACAACAGGAGGAAGCCCACGGTGAAAATTACTGCGCCATTCACGACGCCATCCGCAAGTATGCAAAGAAAGCCGATTGTAAAAATTACATGGAGATTGGCGTACATCAAGGTGGCACTGCATCGGTAGCTCTTTTATCGGGCTTCGATCGAGTACAATTAGTAGATATCGATCTTTCTCGATATAACAAATTTCTTAGACCACTTGCTGAAAAACATGTAGAAGAGAATAATATTGAATTAGTGACTATTCAGGGGGATGGACGAAAATTGGAGTCATTGGGATACTCCGATATGCTAGTAATCGATTCGTACCATCACCCGCATCACATGATCGAGGAGCTAAAGCTTCATGGTCCCACGGTTAGAAAATACATTATCGCGCATGATACCGCTATCATTAATGGGAAGGCTGATAATTCACTATATCGTTGTTTAAAGAATTGGGGCGATCAAAATGGATGGGTGTTAATAGAGAACTGTACCGATAACGTTGGCTATACTGTTATAGGGAGATTATAATATGAAAGTAGTAATCACGGGCCTTGCGGGCTTTATTGGTTACCACACCGCCCTCAAATTCACGGAAATGGGGCATGAGGTATATGGTTTTGATAATTATAATCCCTACTATAACCCAGATCTGAAGCATGATCGGGCTGCAGAACTTAGGAAGGTTGGTATCCAAACCCCCAATATGGACCTACTAGCACCTAATGAGGTTCGTAATTTCTTAGAAGAGATTAAGCCGGATTTGGTCATTCACCTGGCAGCATCCGCCGGGATTCGGGTGTCATTAAAAGAACCAATTGCTTATATTAATAACAATATTGTTGCGACGCAAAATCTGATCAATGCATGTGAAGCCGTTGGGGTAGAGAATGTTATCTACGCTTCAACCTCTTGTGTGATGCAGGGGTGCCCAACCCCGTGGACTGAAGATATGATATCAGAGCATCATCTTAGCCCCTATGGATACACCAAGGCAACTAATGAGCATCAGTTCCACGTGTCTAAGGTTACAAATACTGTCGGTCTTAGGTTCTTTACTGTCTATGGGCCATGGGGTAGGCCTGACATGGCTTTATTCACATTCACAGAAAAGATGATTAATAATGAGCCAATTACGGTATATAATAACGGCAATATGAAGCGGGATTTCACATATGTCGATGATATCGTTCAGGGGATTTATCTAGTATCCCAGAATATGACCGAACGGAATATCTATAATATCGGATATGGGAAGCCGGTAGACCTAATGGATTTTATCCAAGAGATTGAATCCAATGTTGGCAACGGTAAGGCCGAGTATGATTTCCAACCTCATCATCCGGCCGATGCCAAAGAGACCTGGAGCGATACGAGTAAATTGCAAAAGCTAGGATATAGACCGACGACCCCAGTTAAAGCCGGAGTAAGGAACTTTGTTAATTGGTATAGGGAGTATTACAAATGTTGAGTTACGCGATTGTAATCAAAGATCATCCAGTTTCTGAAAAGGCTTTTGAAAGATTACAATCAAGCACTGAACTAAAGATTAATCGCTTCGATGCAATTGTCCCAGAGGAAGTTGAAGAGAAGCTTGCCCTATTTGGTGTCGAATGGGATTATCCTTGGACCGGCCAGGAGGTATCCATTACAGCAGGCTTAAGGAAGTCCGCATATCCCACCAAAAATAAAAAAGCTAGAATCGCTGCTGCTCTTAGTCATTATACCCTTTGGCATATGACTCTGGTCCACAACTCCCCCGTCTTAATTCTTGAGCATGATGCAATCTTCGATCGACCGATTAACTTTGATCCTGATTCGTATAGGTATGACGTCATCGGGATAAACAATCCAATCGGTGCAACTCGGCGATCTGCTCAATTCCATTCAACTGTACAATTATCCGAGGGAAGAATTGTACCAGTGCCGTGGATCGATGATAAGATGGTACCACAAGGACTGGCCGGGAACTCTGCATATATAATTAAACCACGAGGTGCAAAGGCTCTTATAAAAGCCGTAGATGACTACGGACTTTGGCCAAATGATGCAATTATGTGTAAACAGCTAATCCCTAATATGGGGGTAACCAAGGAATACTATACTCGGGTTCAGGGAACTAGGAGCACTACTACACTATGAAGACATATGTGATTACAATAGAAAGTATGTTAGAATCGGTTCAAACCGCAAACCGTTGTATAAAATCTGGCCTACCCTTTGGTCTTACTATTGAAAAGCATCGGGCGACAACGCCCGCAGACGATCCAGAACGAATTATGGAAAAGCTGGGGATTCTGAATACTGTCCAATTCAACGAGATATATTCTCGCCGATTGAATTGCATGTCAGCTTTCTTATCACATTACTCATTGTGGGAGAAATCGGTTGAAACGAATGAAGATATCTTAATCCTAGAACACGACGCAATAATTAAAGGGCATGTTCCCGATATCCCATTCAAAGGGTGTATATCATATGGCGCACCATCTTATGGTAGATATAATATTCCCATGACTTTGGGTGTTGGTCCGCTGGTCAGCAAACCATATTTCCCGGGCGCACATGCATATAAGATATCACCTTGGGGTGCAAAGCGCCTAATCAAAAAGGCTAAACTGGCAGCGGGTCCAACGGATACTTTTCTTAATATTGAAAATTTCCCATTCCTTCAAGAATATTATCCGTGGCCAATAGTTGCCCGGGATAATTTCACTACTATCCAGAACCCAAATGGTTGCTTTGCTAAACATAATTACGGGGAAGCTTATGAAATACTCTAATCTATTCATTACGGGATGTGATAGTAATACTAGGTGGCAACTGGAATGGTTTAAAAAGAATTTTTATTTACATATGCCAGACGCCCATTTATATGTTTTCGACTTTGATACATTTTTACCCGAACTTAAGGGTTGGTTTAAAAAGCCGGGTGCAATGTACGAAGCATCTAAGCTATCTAGAAACGTATGCTGGCTAGATACTGATTGTGAGATCCGGGCGGATATTTCAGACATATGGGATAATGTCGGGCCTAATACTTTGGGTATGGTTGAAGACCGACCTTGGTCCACACGCAGAGGTGAACCGTGGCATAATAGTGGGGTAGTAGCATATAAAGGTGGTCGACCAGATATTTTAAGTGAATGGGCAACCGCTTGTTACACTAATCCTCAGGATGGCGACCAACAGGTTCTTCATAGTCTGTTGAATGGGTTAAGAAGGGTAATTCATATCAGTGATCTACCCAGACAATATAACACGTTACGACTTGATCTGATAGATAATACTGCTCCAAAGAATATTAAAGTTATGCACTGGACTGGACGCAAAGGTAATGAGAAGATTAGAGAGATGATAAATGAGTAAGATTGTTCATATTATTGGTAACGGCCCGACATCAGCAATGACGTACGATCCTAACGTTCCCGGGGACAAGTACACCTGTAACCTCCCACCGTTTCCCGTACCGGGCGCAAAGGCTACTTTTATGGTAGACTTCAAGATGATGAACGCGATCACTCTAGGCGAGCTACAAGTGCCTGGTGAGTGGATCGTTGGAATGAGACCAAAGAAATGGTGTGAGTCTCGACCTAACTTTTATCTTAAGTTTGCTCGCCAGATTAAAGAATTCTTTTTAGAGAAACCCCCATATGTAGCAAACTATACCGACTTTAACTGTGGACATATGGGAGTATATTATATTGCAAAGAAATTAAAGGCGGATGAGATCCACATGTATGGGTTCGACTCAATCTTCGATTTCGATCTAAGAAGCTGTACAGATTTCTACTTAGGCTCAGATAGGAGTACAGGTAATAACGCAAGGCTGACCGGCAACTGGCGTCCCGTCTGGAATGAAATGTTTAAAGAATTCAAGAATACCAAGTTTATTCTTTACCATAAGCATAACAATATTAAGCTCAATATTCCCGACAACGTAGAGATAAAAGTCATAAATAAAAATACCCGGAAAATTAGCTGAAAAAAGTTGAATTAGGGGGTTTACAAATGACCCGAAAAGCCTTATATTGATAAGGTGAAAGGGGATACATTATGAATGGATTTGATATTCAGGGGGCTATGGAAATTAGCACCCGTCTCAGAGAAATGGCTTCGCTGGCAGCTGCTGGTGATATTGAGGTCCTTCTAAAAGAACTATATGTAGATATTAATCGTTATGACCAGATCATAGAGGAAATAGATGCATACCAATTCGCCGAATACAACGGACAAGGATGCAATTCCTATGGCTAATGTAATTGATGACCCCTGCGATGATTGCGTAGAAAACCTCCAAGGATGGATTAGACCTGATGCTAAAGCCGATAAAAACGTGTCCCACGAAAAACCGACTAAATGGAATGGATACATCTGGGAATGGAGTGAATCCATTCGAGTATGATAATGGATACAAAGGAGAGCAACCTTATGCCGAATTTGAAGAAGAGTGTGGCTGCAACGGCAATTGCAATTGCAACTGTGGCTGCGATAACAACTGCGACGACTGCAAATGCAGCTGAAAGCTTTCGATCTAACACAGTAAAGAATGTCTGGATTCAAGACGTTTATACTGAAATAGAAAGCGTTCAACCCTATGAGAGTCAAGAATGTGTAATGGTCCGCTCTGGTGGTGGTGACGCCGCAACTGGTGCTCTATTCGGAATGATACTTGGCGGATTGGCTGGCAAAGGCGCTACCGGTGATGACAACGGTGCCGCAGCCGGGGCAGTGATTGGTGGGATAATTGGAGCCGATCGTGCAGCAAGGCTGGGGCCAGGACATCTAACTGAAAAATGTACAGATGTTACCAGATACTATTCAACGATCCAAACAGTCTATGACTATTCAGTTATCACTTTCAAGTATGAAGGCGTTGAATACTCCTTAACCTTCATCAAACAAAATTTCAAATAAAAAATAAAAGTCTCCGTAGCTCAGCAGGATAGAGCATGTGCCTTCTAAGCATAGGGTCGAGGGTTCGAATCCTTCCGGGGACGCCAAATTAGTTCTGGGGTGTGATGGTTGCACGCAGCGCTCATAACGCTTGTAGATAGGGTTCGAGTCCCTACGGAACTACCAAAAGCGGACGTGATGGTAACCAAACCATGTAGTCCATAGCAGGTGAGTGCATTAGAGTTAGTGTGCTTAAAGTGACGAGCTGGATGGTTGCAAACATGGACCAGTCTCCGCTCACCTGTGCCAAATAAATGCGGACGTGATGGAACTGGTATACATACAACACTTAAAATGTTGGTTTTGCGGGTTCGAGTCCCGCCGTCCGTACCACTACCAGGAGATAAGCTATGAAGGTTAAACTGGGGCCTTATGTAAATTGGTATGGCCCCTATCAGCTGGCTGAAACGTTGATGTTCTGGGTACCAGATAAGAAAGACGAATATGGGATTACTACCCCCGCTGATTGTGTGCACAATTTCGGGGAATGGCTTGCTTTTGGTAAAGTTCTACCCGAACCCGGTGAAGGCGAGGTCTACACTATATGGGAAGACCGTCCGAAAACCTGGTTGTATAAGCTCCTATTATGGATACATAGTAAGAAGAAGCGGACCGTCGATGTGCATATCGATCGATGGGATACCTGGTCCATGGATGTTACACTGGGTCACATTATTCGACCTATGCTTAAGCACTTAAAGGCGAATAAGCGGGGCGCTCCGAACGTAGATCGCGATGATGTACCTAAAGGACTATCACCCACAAGGAAAGAAGCGAACGCCTACAATAAAAACGGCACCACGGATGACAAGTTCTTTGAGCGTTGGGATTGGGTTGTTGATGAGATGATCTTCGCATTCGAAAGCCTCGAGGGTGGGGCTAACGCTGGTTGGGAGAACCAGTTTACCACGGGGAAATCTGACCTTCAGTGGAGAAAAAATAATGATAATACCAGCACCATGGTTAAGGGGCCTAATCATACGGCCGAAACGGATTGGGATGCATGCAAAGCATACCATAAGAGGGTAGAAAATGGGTTCCGACTCTTTGGTAAATATTTCGGAGCTTTATGGCACTAAAATTATAAATCCATAAATATCCGTATGAGATATTTAACGACTTTCTTTATATGGTTACTAACTGCTAACGCGGGATACTCTGAAGGTCAGAGAATATTGCATGAAGCAGTACAATATATCGGATTAAATGAAAGAGATGACACAGATCAATTAGAAGACCTTTTAGGACTCAACCCGCTAGAAACACCTTGGTGCGCAACCTTTCTCAATGCGATATTAGTCGACATTGGCCTTGAGGGCACGGATTCTAACCTCGCGAGAAGTTTCCAAGAATGGGGGCAGGAGGTTGAGATTCCCGAAATGGGAGATCTGGCAGTATTAAGCCGTCCGCCAGTAAGTTGGCAAGGCCATGTCGGTATCTATATCGATCAAATAAACATCGATGACGTCGATTATTTGGTACTATTGGGCGGAAATCAGGATGACAGGGTGGGTCTTAAACTGTACCCTGCCCATCGATTACTTTCAATTAGGAGAATACCTTAATGGATCAAGAATGCTGGAATTCTGCCGAGCGGCTGGGGCATATCGCTTTCGATGTGATTCGTAATGATTTCCACCGACCAATTACTTCTGGTAAATGCGATAGGGAAAACATCGAGAATCACGTCCTGGATGGGGTGTATCAGGCTGAACTACCACCAATGAATGAAGCCGATGTAGCTTTTATATGTGATATTGTTGATGATCTGATTATAATAAATACGAATAATGGGGAGGTCACATGACCGATATGTTCGATTTCGGCTTTACTTGCGTTGATGAATCTGAATTAGAAGCGGTTCAGGCGCTTGGAGCTACAGCCAAGGATGAAGAGACCAAGGCTGATAAGGCCCAGGATAAGCTTGATGCACTATATAATGCTGTTGTGCCTCTATTAAACAATCTTAAAAAGAATCCAGAAAAGGCCTATATCCTTTGGCCGGATCGTCTCAAGAAGGTTGAGGAGTTTGAGACTCACTTATTAGAGATCTATCGATCTTAAGGGGAAGTCGAAAGAACTGATGATATAGCTGGAGCGAATGTTGCAATAGCCCAAAGAGCTGCAGATACCGCTCCCACGCCTACTACGACCCATTTCATTTTCATATCATCAACCATCATCTTGATACCGATCAATTCATTACCTAATACCCGTAATGATAACTCCAGTTTTCCTGGGGGTTGATCGATTATTTTCTCTGGTTCATTTCCCATCTTTTCCATCCTTTTTCTTTCCTGAGTATGCTTGAGCGCCGTAGAAGGCCGCTACAATGGCTGCTACTGATACGAAGTAAGTTGGTGCCATATCTCCCAGAATCTGTCCGGCGGTCGGAATTTTGAAGATAGAGACGATTATGATTGCTACGGGATAGAGTAGCATACCAAAAAGCGCGAACCACGCCATTCGTCTTTGCGCATCTTGCTTGGCATCTTCATTCTCCATTCGGATAATACGTTCCGCCTGTTCCATTTCTTCATCGGTGACAACCCCGTCCCCGTCAGTATCATATTGTGCGTATATTGAATTGGATTGTAATGTTTTAGGAGACATAAAATTTACCCCGGATATTGCTCGATATCTTTATTTATGATGAATATTTATGATGAAAGGGGTTTACAATGGGTATGTTATATGGTATGATATACTACGTAAACAATTGAATGGATATATTATGAATAATATTGCACATCGACCGTTGTTCGATACCGATAAGGTCTGCTCGATCTATGCGAAAAAAGATGGGATTCCAGTCAAATATGTATGCACCTCTGCATTAGACCAAGAGGCTCAAGCGATGGATATCTTCTATCGCGATACGCCTCATCCAATGTTCGGTAATCGATACTTCGGATTATACATGTCTGGCGATGACTTAATGATCGCTAACGCAGATAAGATCGAATCGGCCGAATTCGGTATGAAAGAGGTCGGTGAATACTGTCATTATAGTCAACACCGTCACGATTTCTATACTGTCGGTAACGTATCAATCGACGGCGGACGGGCATACTTCCGCACGATCGGGGCAATTCATGAGAACCCAACTAAATGGTTTTCTGTGAAAGATGGAGAGTTCGTTGAAGACACTCAATATCCGACTCATCCGTAAAGGCACTAATCTCTATAAACGTGATCGAACAGGCGGCATCCGCAAGTGGTATTATGAGATCGGGAGTGATGGAGAATCCTATGCATGGCGAGCGATCTCAGGCCTACAAGATGGTGCAAAGGTTCAATCCGGTTGGAAAGTAGTAGAGCCGAAGAACGTCGGACGTGCAAATGCTACGACCGCGGGCGAACAAGCCCGTTTCGAAGCGGAAGCGGCCGCCAAGAAGAAATGTGATACTGGCTACTTCGAAGACGTCAATAAGATTGATACGTTTACTAAATTTAAGCCTATGTTGGCATATGAGTATTCGAAGGTAAAGGATATACAGTTTCCGGTTGTAGCCCAACCCAAGCTTGACGGCATCCGATGTATTGCACGGGCCGACGGTCTTTGGACCCGGGCCGGGAAAGAGCTTGTGTCAGTACCACATATATCAAACGCATTAAAAGAATTCTTTTCGACGAACCCTGATGCAATTCTAGACGGGGAGTTATATAATCACGACCTTCGTAATGACTTTAATAAGCTCTCGTCCTTGATTCGCAAGACGAAGCCAACCAAGGCTGATATTGACGAGTGTATGGGGGCGGTCGAATATCACGTATACGATTGCTATACCGATCAAGGATTAGAGGATCGAATGGTCCGGCTCATTCACCTCTCTGACGATCCGGCCGTTATCAGGGTGCCTTCGATCTCATGTGACGATATAAAAGCCCTTGATGATCTATATGGTTTGTGGCTCGAGGAGGGATATGAGGGTCAAATGGTTCGTATACCCGGATCACTATACGAAGTAAATAAACGATCTAAGAACCTTTTAAAACGCAAAGAGTTTCTTGACGCAGAATTTAAAGTGTTGCGCGTTGAGGAAGGCGTGGGTAACTGGGCTGGATACATTAAGCGGTTTGTTTTAGAGCTTCCTGATGGTAGGGAATTCGGTTCGAACGTGCGAGGTACCCAGTCCATATTAAAGGAATTACTGGAAAGCAGTATTACCCCAGACTGGGCAACTTGTCGATACTTTACCCCAACACCCGACGGAATACCTCGTTTCCCAGTGGTTACAGACTGGGGTGTGGGTGAGCGTGATGACTGAACCACAAGAACGTTATCATGAGTGGATCCTCCGTATGTTGAGGGAGGAACGTGAGAACTCGGCAAATCCAGACGACCCCGCGGCACTTGACAACAAGGCTGATGCTGAACAGAAAGAAGGTAAACTGTAACATAAAAATTCGAAAAAAATGCATTTTTTCATCTAGAGGGGGTTTACAAATGAGTCGAAAAGGCTTATATTAGTAGTGTAACCAAGGAGATACTGATATGATCGTCAAAGAAGACATCACCCCAGTGAAAAAGTATGAACTAACAGATGAAACAGTAAACTGTTTCGGTGTCACGAGGCTTGAGATATTATATCGAATTAGAGCATTAGTCGATATTCCCGGTAAAGTGAAAGCGGGTGATCTTGGTGGATATGTCCAAGGGGAAAAGAACCTGTCCCATACCGGATCGAGTTGGATTTATGACAATGCTCGTGTTTTTGGCAATGCATATGTTTATGGTAATGCACAGGTTTCTGGTAATGCACAGGTTTCTGGCAATGCACAGGTTTTTCGCGATGCACAGGTTTCTGGCAACGCTTTTGTTCATGGTAGGATAAATGCTACTGTTGCTGGCAATGCACGTGTTTCTGGCGATGCACAGGTTTATGGCTATGTTTATGGCAATGCACATGTTTATGGCAATGCATTGGTTTCTGAGAGAGCTCTTGTTTCTCAGGGTGTTGTATCATTTGGAAGATGGCAGGGTGACCCAAAAGAGATGCATAATGACTGACCTACACCAATCAACCAAACAAACAAAGGAGGGAAAGAATGATCAGTAATATGTCACTTCTTGAAGTAAAGGCTATGAAAACCCTTGTTTGGTGCCTTGCTCTATTCGCTGTAGTGGGCCTTGCGCCCTGCTATGTTTTTGGGTGGATCTGGCTCTACGTTGTTGTGCTTACAATCTCAACCGTCGTTACGGGTGCTGGGATTCTCGTATTTTTATGGGCAATCATTTTACTCATTCTTGAAACACGAGAAGCGGAGAGAAGTGGTGAGCCTGAAGAGTACAAATGGTCCCCTTTCTGGAAAAAGTAACTTTTTTTGAAAAAAGTTCATTAGGGGGGGTTTACAAATGAGTCGAAAAGGCTTATATTAGTAGTGTAACCAAGGAGATAACGATGACAATTTCAATCTACCAGATCCAGCTTACTGATGATCAAATTGATCAGGTCAATAAGCATGGCCACGATTCGGTTCCAGCTCAAAAAGCCCGGTTGGATGTTATGTTCGGAAGTGAGGGATTTAAACCTGAAAACTTCCGGTTCTATACTAAGACCATGTCGATCGACGTATTGGATCTCGACACCGCGTTTGAATATACTCAATTTGGTGTTCCTGGCATCGGAAACAACTCAACCGTCCAACACTTCGTTGAACAGTTCGTTCCTAGTGTCTCCTCGACGTCAGTAGGCGACATCTTCTACAACGATGAAACTGAAGAATTCTATATGGTCGATGCCTTCGGCTTTGCTAAAGTTGAACCAGAATATGGATTGGAATTGGAAGCAGCATGAAACAACATAAAGATTTTACCTATCGCGAATTTTGGCGAAAGGGCGAACAGCTTTGGGCAGTATACGTCGGTGTGAATATTCTTAAAACAATATGTCGCACCGAGGCGGAGGCCAAAGCCACTGCCGATATGTTAAACTACGACCCATACTTTTTTGAAAAACAAGACTGGAAACAGTTTCTTGACCAGAGGACTTAATATGACTAAAGACGAACGCCTTGCGCTTATCGCATCACTTGCTCCTAAATACAACGCTCGTACCAATATGAAGAAAAAGGTTAAAGCCTCTTCTAGGCGCGCTGCTCGGTACGTCGATTCACCTGAAAGGGAAAAGGTTAAACGAGACTTCATGAGCACACCCGATGGGACTAACTGGAACCATTGGACCGACGCTTCGAAGTACGCTAAAGAGTACTATGGCGAAGTTATGTACGAAACAACTCGCTTTGATAATGATTGGGGATAAAATATGTCAGATCTAAATAAACGACAAATTGCAGACATGCTTAAAGAAGGTATTCGAACAGTTAAGTTTACGAAAGTAGATGGTACTGAGCGGACCATGAAATGCACACTAATGAAATCACACCTACCCGAGCAAGTTGACATCGAAGAGTATGTTGCCCGAGATCAGAACAATGAAGTTTGTGCAGTGTGGGATGTAGAAGCAGAGGGTTGGCGATCATTCCGGATCGCTTCAATCATTGAAATAGTTTAGGATATTAGTATGATCGAATACCTCGAGGTATCTCCGCTTTTGCTGGCTGGTATCATGTCGGCCGTGGCGTACCTTTCATATACGATCGGTACTCGTAAGGGAGCGTCCGATCATGCCGCGATCATCGATTCGACTATCGTCTACCTTATCAGCAAAGGTTACATTAAATCTTACATAGAAGATGGCGAAGTATGTCTGGAGAAACTTGACGAAGATAATGAATCCGAGTAGGAGATATTATGGCAGTAGCTAAAAAACAATCTGGCAAACGCAAAAAGGTCAAAAAGGTCTTCAGTCGTCGTGCACGGACCGGGCTCCAAGCCGCTATGGTTTCCTGGGGATGGCATTATTTCTATGAATATATTCGTCTCGAGGTTGATCGGAAGGATGTTGCGTATTGTGCCAAAGCCCACATTAAGGAGCTATATAAAGGCAACAAGAAGGAACGTGATTTTCTTTTAAGCGGGCCTGAGTGGGTATATGGCACATCATATGCTTTTGTTGGTCTTCTTACATGGCGCGGGCACAACGAAGAACTTCCAGAAGGTTGGGACTTCGAAAGGGTACAGGCGTTTTTCATCAATCGTATCCGTGAGGCGTGTGAGACCAAGGCGGAACGAGATATAGAAGAAGCCAAAAAGCCCAAGAAAATATCTAAATCCCCCATGGAGATTATCCGTGAAAAAACTTCGGAGTTCATTGGGGAATGTGAGTATGCACTTGATACTCAAAATCCCGAATGGTCAGTGTACGATAAGCTTAAAATCATGAACGCTGCTTCAAATATTGCTCGGGCGACGTATGATCATTACATTCCCCTTCGGGATGAGCTTCTGGAACTAAATGGAAAGAAACCTGATCCGGATCTCGTCGAAGGCTATTCCCACTTAAAGGTAAAGGAGAGAAAAGCCCTACTCGCATACGTACAGAATATGATGGACGATGCTGAACGTTATATGGAATCAAAGAAAGCTACTCGCAAGGCTACCATTAAGACGCCTAAATCTGCCGAGAAGCAGATCGAAAAGGTCGTATACCTAAAAGAGTCAAACGAGTATAAAGTTACTTCTATCCATCCAGTGAGGGTGGTCGGATCGGAACGGGTATTCCTCTTCAATGAGAAAGAACGATATATCATCGAACTTAAAACCAACTCAGGGAGAGGCCTAGAGATCTCTGGTACTACTATCAAGAACATCGACATGGGCGCTTCGAGAGCAACACGACTTCGTAAACCCATGGAGTTCTTACCTATCGTACTATCGAAGACCCCTTTGCAAATTGATAAGGAGTGGAAGAAACTTACCACTAAGCCAGCGTCCTTTACTGGGCGTATAAATAAGCATACTGTAATCTTGAAGGTATTTGATAAATGATCGAACAGCAGTTTATGAACCGAACAACTTTTACCGGCCTGGTAGAAGATGCGGTTTTCAAAAAGAATATGACGTACATCGATGCAGTAGCATACGTGTGCGAATCGGAGTCCATTGAGCCCGAGGATGTAAAGAAATTTATTTCCCCGATGATCAAAGGCAAACTCGAAGGTGAGGCAATTAGTTTAAACTTTTTACCTCGACAGAATACTTTGAACTTTGAGTAATTTTGTTATTTACAAACCTCAAAATATATTGTATAATACAGTACATATCTTAAAATACGGAGAACTAAAATATGTCATTCGCAGAACTAAAACAGCGCCGTAAGAGCGCAATCGGAAAACTCACTGCAGCTGCTGAAGCCGTTGGTGGTGAGAAGAAGAATTATAATGATGATCGTATCTGGAAACTTCAGCGTGATAAACAGGGTAATGGTTATGCGGTCCTTCGCTTCCTTCCTGCAGCCGAGGGTAACGATCTTCCATGGAACCGTTATTGGGACCACGGATTCCAGGGCCCAACAGGTCAATGGTACATTGAGAGATCCCTTACCTCAATCGGTCAAGAGGATCCAGTAGGTCAGTTAAATGGTCGTTTGTGGAACTCTGGCATCGAATCAGATAAGGATAAAGCCCGCAAACAGAAACGTCGACTACATCACGTTGCTAATGTGATGGTGATCAGTGATCCAGCTAATCCTCAGAACGAGGGTAAGATCATGATCTATCAATTCGGCAAAAAGATCTTTGATAAGATTATGGATGCAATGCAGCCAGAATTCCAAGATGAAGAGCCTATGAATCCTTTTGACTTCTGGACCGGTGCAGACTTTAAGCTGAAAGCTCGTGTAGTAGATGGTTGGGTGAATTATGACAAGTCCGAGTTTACTTCATCGCGTGCTATTTCGGATGATGACGCAGAACTGGAAAAGGTCTATAATAAGCTGTACGATCTTCGGGAGTTTACCGACCCAGGTCAATACAAATCATATGACGAACTTAACACTCGTCTAATGACCGTATTGGGTAATACTGTTAATGGTGGTTCTACAACTATCCGAGAGGAGACCCAGCTGGGCGTCGAAGAGGCACCACGCGAATTCCGGGCAGAAGACGCTGATGTACCTACAGAAGAGGTTTCATCATTTACTTCTGCCGATCAGGATCCGGGTGAGGAAGATACCCTGTCCTACTTCGCTAAGCTAGCCGCCGGTTAA